GTGGCAAATACTACCCATTTAAGAATTTTAGAACAAGATACTGGGAGGTAAAGTTCTTTGACCAAGGTTTTCGTAGAATTATAAAAGCAAAGATATTCACAGAAACTCATACCCAATACGATCCAGAGGTAGCAGACAGGGAGTTTTTTCCCAGTAAACTCAGGAGAGGTCTTACAAAACTACCGATAGATAAGTCTGCTGTTATAAATAATCCAGAATGGCAAGACTTTGTAGAAAGATTAGTTCCACAATTTAATTAGGAAAACAAATGAAAAATATTATTTTTGGATGGAGTATTATTATTTTATGTATTGTTGGTGGTTGCAGATACGGTCAATACCGTTCTGACTCACAAACAAAAGAACAACTGCAAAAAGTAATTAACTGGAATACAAAACAGATTCACAGTCTGGGTGTTGCGGCAGCCACAGACAAACACAATGGAGAATTGTTGATTCAGATACTAAATAAGATAGAGGGCAATCCAGTCAAGCCTGTGCCTAAATTTATACCGATTGGAGACATAGTAAGCTCAGACCCAACCGTTGAAGATGATGATGTGCCGATTACATTTGAGCAAGTATTTAAAGATCAGCGTGAAGTAGATCAGTCGATCAGGGCTTTTGCTAGTAACAACCTTTTCCAAGCAGAGTCATTGCATAATATTTTAATAAAAATAAAATCTAATAATGAAAAAGATTGAGTATAATTGTGATAGTCAAAGTGCTAAAGAAGCACCTGAAAATGGGACATCCTTCTTTAAATAAATGTCCACTCAGTTTGGCTTTTCAAGAGAAATTTGGATTCACTTCTAAATATGATACAAGATTAGTTCAAGTAAGTAGGAAATGCCTAACTTTACTGAACTATAACGGATTGTACGTTTATACAGTTAAACTTCCTCCTATAGCAGAGCAATTTAATGATGCCTATTGGAAACATTATGAAGATGCTAGTAAATTTTCAAAATTACCAAAACCTTGTGAATTTGAGATAGGAGTAGTTGATGGATATGATGTGTTGCACAAAGTTATATTTGATATAAAAAACTGGCATGGAGATATGGAATATGAGTACCCAAGTTAAATTGAAGCGTGGTCAAAAGTTATGTACCGAGTGTGGTTCTGTAAATGCAGCACGACAAAGGGTGTGCAAACAATGTGGTCATCAGTTTATTTCTAAGAATACACCTGTATCTGGAGAGATAAAAGACTGGAAATCGTTAAAAAAAGGTACTTTAATTAAGGTAATACAGGGTACTGGGCCATATTTTATCAGTAAAAAAGATTGTGATGAAGCATTTGCTGGTGAAAAAATTTGCATGGGTAATACTGGTGTATATAAGGTAGTAGGAGTTGATGATAAGGGAATAGTGGCCTATGGAGCATCTCCAAAAAATGCAGGCTTTACTTATCTTTACATGGGAAATGCTAGAGTATCGCAGACTACCGGAACTTACTTAGAACCATATAGAATAAAATTTGTAAAAAAATTAAAAAGGAAGAATAAATGAGCGATTTAACAGTAACGGCAACCATATCAAATGATATATCATACACGATAGTAAAACTTGGCTCAAATACACAAAGCGAGTCTGCATCTTTAGCTTATAGTCAGGCATTGACCTCACCAACTGGCACTTATTCTGCTTCAGGGCTTCAAATAAACTATGGTGTTTTACAAAGCGGTAGTGTTCCTGCTTCTGGAAAAGTGTCTTTTGATTTAAAAGCATTTGAAAAAGAATCGTTTGGTGCTTCTGCAAACATTTCTTTTACTAAAATTAAATCAATACTTGTGGAAAATAGAAATACAAGTTATGGAGAAGATTTAATTATTGGTGCTACGGGAACAAAAGCATTTACAGAGCCTTGGAGCAATTCAGGTGGTGGCTCAATCAAGCCTTATGCAGTTTGGAGTTACTCTGATCCAATATCCGGTGCTGTTGTAGACGCTACAAATAAAGAGTTTGTTATACAAAATAATAATACAGGAACCCCAATTCTGTACACTACAATAGCAGTTGGGGTAACGGGATAAATATGAAGGTTTTATGGATTGCAGATTTTGGACTCCAGCATAATATAGGTGGGGCACAAAGGACAGACTCATTTGTAATACAAGAAGGCATCAACAGAGGTCATGAGATAGTTTTTCTAAACTATGACACTCCAAGCGATGTCTTGAATGATACATATGATTTAGTAGTTACTGGAAACTTAGAAACAATTAGTCAGAGAAGACCTGATGTTTTTCAGTATTTATTAAATCATCCTAATCATGTAAGGTTTGAGCATGACTCAAATTCTTATTTGTCTCAAGATGCAAGAAAAGCATTATTTAATTCTACAAAAAAAACTATCTTTCTGTCTGAATTTCATCATCAAACATTCGTACAGCTATATGGAAACATATTCAAAAATGTCGAGATAGTCAGACCTTTTATTGATTCAAAAGTATTTTATGATTTCCAACAGGAAAGAGAAGAAAAAACTTTATATGTTGGGTTTTTTCATTTCCTGAAAGGTACTGTAAAATTTTTGGACTTTGTTATCAACAATCCAGATAAGAAGTTCATAGTCGCCGGATGGGGCAACAAGGGGTTTGAGGACCATATAAAGTATCTGCACAATGTCGAGTACATAGGCAAAGTAGATCATGGTGAAATGCCAAAATTATTCAATAAATACAAAACCATGTATTATCATCCAGAAAAATTTGAGCCATTCTGTAGATCAGTAGGAGAAGCAATAATGTGTGGGATGCAATTAGACGTAAGTGATAATATTGGTGCTTTTCATGATCTTCAAAAGTATGGCATAGAAGAATTAAGACAGATGTGTTCTGATTCTCCTAAGATTTGGTGGAACAAAGTTGAATAATACCGAGTATAATTTTATATGACGTGTTGTTTTATACCACTAAAAGGATGTGAATATGAATGTTGGAGTTATTGGAAGAGGCTTTGTAGGCGGCTCAATAGAAAAGTTTTTGAAAACAAGAAGTAAATATCCTGTAAAATCTTATGATTTAAAAGATGATACAGATATGAATAATGCCTACAGCAACATTGTAAAACGCAGCGATCTTATCTATGTCTGCGTTCCAACACCGATGGACTATCAAGGAAATTGTTATACTGATATAGTCAGAGGTTGTGTACAACTCCTGAATTTCTATGCAGATGCACATAAAAAAAGACCTGTCGTTTTGTTAAAATCAACGATGGTTCCAAAGACCACAGAATCTTTTAAAAAAGAATTTAAAAATCTAATCTTTGTAACTAATCCAGAATTTCTAACAGAAAGAACCGCATATGATGATTTATGCAATAGTAAGTTTCATGTTATAGGCATTGATGATTCTGAAACTGAAACTAAAAAACTACTGCTTGATTATCATAACTCGATGTGGCCTGATTCTAAATCTATCTTTGTAACTAATACTCAGGCAGAGATGATAAAGTATCTTACCAATACTTATTTTTCTGTAAAAGTTTCTTTTGCCAATCACATCTATCAGCTTTGTCAAGCTATGGGAATGGATTACAAAACATTCATTGACGCAGCTATAGAGTCAGACCCTAGACTTGGAGAGCTACACTGGAATGTTCCCGGCCCCGATGGTCTTATGGGGTTTGGTGGAAAATGTTTTCCAAAAGACTTTAATGGAATGATTAAACTATTTGATGAAAATAATGTTAATTGTGAAATTTTAAAGATGATTTGGAAGTATAATGTAGATGTTAGGGGAGAAAATGACTGGCAAAAAATTGAAGGTGCGGTGTGTCAAGAACAGGATCAATAGTATTTGCAACTAAATCTGGACTAGGCATACTAGCTAAAAATTTATATGAATCAAAAATAATAGATAAAGTCTTTATAGCTGGTCATCCTAAATTTGAATCTCATCCAGAATGGTACGACAGAAAAGATGTAGTTCTTTCCGAGAAGGAGCTTATTGATTCTGTCGATACCCTTTTTATATTGGAGGCTCCACTACCAGACCCATTTGATTGGTCTATAGTTGAGTTAGCACAATCTATGGGCAAGCGTGTTGTTCTTATGCCAATGTATGAGTCAACACCACGATCTCATCTTGTGTTTATGGATAAGATTATATGTCCATCTCTTCTTGATCTTGAATATTATGAAGATTATGACTCATGCTTTATTCCCGTTCCATCGCCAACAGATGTAGAATGGAAATTAAGAGAGCGTGCAAATGTATTTGTTCACAATGTTGGGCATGGTGGAATATACTCAAGGAATGGCACTGCTGAAATAATCAAAGCTCTGCCGTTGATAAAATCTCAAGATATAAAAATTATCATAAGAGTACAACCTGATGCCAACCCAGATATAGCACAACTACTAGATAGTATATCGGATCACAGGGTTTCTATAGAAAAAAGACACGTTCCTTTTAAAGAACTGTGGTCTACGGGTGATGTGTTTTTATTTCCAGAGAAGTTCAATGGACTTTCCCTGCCTCTGCAAGAAGCCCATGCTGCTGGTATGCTCGTTATGGCAGGAGATCGCTCTCCAGTTAATACTTGGCTACCAAAAGAACCACTAATACCTGTGTCTGGTTATTTTAATACAGAGCTTCCTTGGATTGGAATAAAAGTAAGAAATGCAATCATGTCTCCAGAAGATATAGCAAAGACTATTGACCAATGGGCCGGTAAAGATATTTCAGAATATTCAAAAATCGGACAGTCATGGGCATCTCAGAACACTGGAGATTTACTAAGAGAAAAATATTTGGAGCAATTACATGTCAAAAAATAGATGTTATTGCATGAATTGCATGTTAAAGATGAAAAAGGTCACTAAGCATGATATGGCACAAGCACATATGAGTTTTTTATCTGATCAATATTATTCCCATTTTTATGCACATGGTCAAGTTAAAAGTATTTATAATTATATTCCAAAAACAGCAGAATATTTTATTGTTGCAGGACCAGCCAATGGAGATGAAGCACAAGAAATCTCAATTGATTTTCCCGATTTGAAAATAATTGGATTTGAACCTTCAAAAGAAGCGTTTGAATTTCAGACTAAAAATGATTTTCCCGGAGATTTATTTGATGTTGCTTTATCTAATGAAAATAAAAAATTGAAATTTTATAATAAATCAATTAATCAAGGAACTTGTTTTGGACAAGAAGATGACAATATAGAAAGCTATAATGTAGATGCTATAACTATGGATAGCTTCATAGAGGCCAATCCCAAAATAAATAATATAGTCTTGTGGGCCGACATAGAAGGCGGTGAATATGATATGTTAATGGGGTTTGAAAAATATCTTGATCGTGTTTTATGTATGAATTTAGAAGTCATGGAAGACCCTAACAATAGAGATGGGTATATTAAAAAAGTGAATGACTTTCTTGTTAGCAATGGGTTTTATCTTGCACGCAGATGGAATCTAGGTAGACCACAAAAAAATGGTGAATTTTTAAGAGGAGATTACATATATGTCAGAAAATGAATTTTGGATGGATAAAGAAGAACAAGAATTTTTCATGAGCCACGTTAAAAAAAGCCATAAGGTTTTGGAATGGGGGTCTGGAAACTCTACGCTGCATTTACAAGATAAAGTTAAGAAATTAGTATCTGTTGAGCATAATCCTGAGTGGTATGATAAGCTACAACCTCAACTAAAAAAATCTGTTGAGTACATTCTTGCAACGCCAAATATACCAGACTGGGAAAATCAATTTAGCATTGTCGGTCAAGACGAAAATGGCCAGCCGCAAATAACTAAAAATATAAAAGCAGACGATGGAACTCTTGAAGATTTTTGCAATTATGTTACAGCACCATCGTTGTTGACAGATCATAAATTCGATATTATTTTTATTGATGGAAGAGCAAGAGTGGCTTGTGCATTTGCTAGTATGTTTTTAATAAAGCCCAGAGGCAAAATATTCATACATGATTTCGGACCCGGAGTAAAGCATCCTACTTTGCCATATAGGGTATACTACAATTTAGTCAATGATTTTCTTGAACCAGTTGACAATGTGAAAACTATGTATATGTTTAAGGCCAGATAAAATGAGAGAACGATGTAAAGATTGCGGCGGTTATCATGACAATGATAAAACAAATATGGCAAAATCTGTATTACTAACCACTATACAAGAGTTAAAGAAACACTATGATGCCAGAATAAGATTAGACCAAAAAATAAAAACACTTGAAGAAACAGTTTTAGAGTACCAATTAGTTATATTTAGTGAAGGCGAGAGATGAAATTAAAAGTATTGCCAAGCACGCTTCAATATTCTGCAAAACAGCTAAAATATAGCAATGAATTATTTTTTTCTCCAGTTATAAAATTTCTGTCAGAAAAAATTGATATTACATTTGATTTGTATTCCGAAGCTGATGTTTGCTTTCTTGGATATTTTGGATCAAATGCAATAGTACCACACAAAGATATTTATAACAGTATTATTTCTAAATTTAGGAAAACTAAATACATAGCGTATATATTTGATATGTACGAATATGATTCATATCAAGATACAATTAAAATATTAAAAATGTGTGATGAAGTGTGGGTTCCTAGTGATTCTACTCGTAAAATGGTTAAAGATATTTGTGGTTTAGAAAGCAAAGTTGTAGAAATATATGCTCAATTTTTTGAAACACCTAATATAAAAGATGAAAATTATATTTTAAATTGTTCACCGAGATATGAATTTGATCCATATTGGAATTGGGCTAACAAAGCATGTAATGAATTAGACATACCGTATAAAGAGACAGATAAAAGATCAGTAAAAAGATCGGACGGAACAAGACTGCCTTGTGATGTAGAGATAAGCGATTACTACAAACTAATTAGTGAGTGTACATTTACTATTGTTTCAGAATCTTGCACTTCAACAGGAGGGCTTGGTAATTTAGAAGCGTTGAACTTAGGGAAAAAATGTATATCAAATAAAAAAAATGGATTGATAAACTATTGTGGAGATTTTGCTGACTACTTTGATACATATGAAGAACTTAAAAACTTAATAAAATACAACTGGGAAAATAGAAATTTTAGATCAGTTGAAGACTGCAAGAATCATTGCTATAACTTTACACCCGAAAAAACCGCCGAAAGATTCTACAAAGAGTTGTTATGAAAATATTATATATAGCTAAACATGGCCAACAAAATAATGATGATGAAGGTTCAATATATGAATCATTGACTTTATTGGGACATAAAGTTGATAGATTTCAGTTAAATTATTTCAAAACAGATAAGCCGATATTAGATAATATCAGTAACCATTATGATTTTGCTTTGTTTCATAAACTTCCAGATGCAGATTATGTGGAATATGTCTGTAATAAATGGAAGGGCGTATGTTGGTATTTTGATGCTATTGGTAAGGGGTTTGATAGTAATGACGACTATGTTAATTTAGTTAAAGATTATTTTAATATAGGATTTTTTACGGATGGTGATTTTGTTAATAGTCAGAACAAAAATAATGTAAAACTTTTGAGACAAGGTTTAGACTTAGCTGATGATAACAATGTATTTGTTCCTAATGTAGCATACAGATTAGGTGCTGAACCAATACCTTTTATTTTTATTGGAACTATTGGTCATGGTGGATATTTAGAGCGAGAACAATATCTTGAGAAACTTCAAAATGATTTTATAGGATGGAGACCACACAACAAGTATGATATTTTTAAAGAACACCTATCCTCTGTTTGCCGACAAACTAAAATTATGCTTGCAATGCCACCAGCTACTGATCACTACTGGTCTAATCGTGTTTACTTACTAGGAGGAAGAAGTGCTTTTGTTCTTCATCCATATTCTTCTGAATTACAAAAACAATTTGGGGATAGTATGGCTTTTTATAAAGACTATGAAGAGTTAAAAGAAAAGATAGATTATTTTTTAGTAAACCATGAAGAAAGGCAAAGTATGTCACAAAAAGCACACAGTATCATAATCAATGAACATTCCTATTTAAATAGATGTTCTGATTTAATTAAGGAGATACAATGAAAATACTATATATTGCAAAACATGGCCAGTCAAATAACGACGATGAAGGTGCAATATACAAAGGTCTTACTCTTCATGATTGTAGTGTTGATAAATTTGATTTAGTATCATTTGAAGACGATAAAAAACGTCTTGATGAAATAGATGAAGCATATGATTATGTTTTATTTCATAAACTTCCATGTGAAGATTACGTAGAATATGTCTGCAATAAGTGGGATGGTATTTGCTGGTACTTTGATCCAATAAATAAAGGTTTTCCATTAAACGATAAATATGTATCCATGATAAAGGATAATATTAAAATTGGTTTTTTTACAGATGGCGATTTTGTAAAAAAAGAAAACAAAGAAAACCTAAGAATACTAAGGCAAGGTCTCGATGATTGTGTGCCAACATGGTCAGATTCAAACAGAATAAAAGATTTTTCTTTTATTGGAACAACATGTCCTAAGAAAAATTGTAGTTGTGGATATAGCACAAGATCAAATTACATAACAAGGCTGCAATCTGATTTTAAAAACTGGAAACCAGACATTACAAATATATACTGGAAAGAATCTCTTACCAAAGTGTGCCATTTAAATAAAATCATGCTTGCGATGCCGCCAGCCACTGATCTTTACTGGTCAAATAGACTTTATGTTTTGGCGGGTAGGGGTGCTTTTGTATTACACCCAGAGTCTTACGAGTTAAAAAAACAGTTTGGTGAAAATTTAGCAATGTATAAAAATTATGAAGAACTAAAAGATAAAATAAATTATTACATCAATAACCATGAAAAAAGAAATAATATGGCTAAAAAATGTCAAAGTATAATTGTAAATGAACATTCTTATTTCCATAGATGTAAAGAATTGTCGGAGATTTTAAATGAATACAGATAGAAATAAATTAGTAGATACATCTGAATTTTGGAAACAAAGAATAGATGATTCTAAAATAACCGGAGATATAAGGCACTCTGTTTTTAGAGCACCAGAACAAGAATGGCAAAAGGTTTGCAAAGATCATAAAGATATAATTAAAAAAATATTAAAGAAAAAATTTTTAAAAGGAAGGGTATATGACATACTAGATGCTGGCTGTGCATACGGAAGAGGTATTGATTTACTCCCAAAAGACTGGTCTGGTAGATACGTTGGAATAGACCAATCTCAAGATTTTATAAATTTAGCAGAATCTAAATATCCAGACTATGAATTTTATTGTGAAAACTTAAAGCATTTGCCGTTTGAAGACAATGAGTTTGATGTGGCAATATGTACCAGTGTTATGATTATGGTCGTTCAAAATTTAGGATGGTTTGAATGGGAAAAAATACAAAACGAATTGCTTAGAGTTTCTAAATGTATTCTATGTCTTGAATATGGAACAACAGATACAGCTACCGCATCCTCTACATTTTATACAATAGGCGATCTATCATGAAAATATTTGCATTTTGGACGGGTGCTCCTTACATGAAAAGCATCTTGGAAGAGTTTGAAAAACAAGGTCATGAAATAACAGATAGACCATCAGAAGATTGCGACCTACATATATGTTTGCAGATGGGCGATCAAAATACACACAATGCACTTATTGACATCAAAAAAAGATTTCCAGATGTTCCATTTTTTACTTATGTATGGGACTGTTATGAATGGATTACGAACCCTAGACATGATAGAGGTTATGATTGGTCTGGACTTGGCAGAGTTTGCAATGTAAGTGAAAAAGTATTTGTTCCTTCTGAGGGGCAACGATACAGATGCTTACAACATTGGGGAGTTGGTTTGGAAAAAACAAAATCAATACCCGCATACGCACCATTTTTTGAGCACCAAACATTAGATCTTGATTATGTTTGTGATCCACTTAGAGCGATCCCAGATAGACATGCTGGATGGGCAGAACGTGCTTGTTCAGAACTAAACATTCCGTATCAGCATGGAGGAAGAGGCAAAGATAAAACCATAAAAGATTGGGATGAGTATAAACAATGGATTGCTAACTCTTCATTTGTGATATGCCCGTGGTATGAGGCTTCAACAGGAGGAATGTCTCTGGTCGAAGCATATTACATAGGCAAAGAGGTTTTAATATGCAATTCTCCGTATATGGGAGCAAAAGATTACTTTGGAGATCGTGCAAATTATTTTAAGCCAACATATGAATCAATGAAAGAATCACTGCAAAAAATGTGGGAAGAAAGACCATCAAGATATTCTTTGAAAGATAGAAGAAAATTTTGTGAAAGATTCAGCCTAGAAAATTTTTGCAAGAATATAATAAAGGAAATTGACAAGTGAAAAAGGTATGTATTGCATCATCCAGAGAGATAGGGTCTAGATGTACAGAATGGGCTAAGTCAAATATGCCTGATGGGTTTGAGTTAGGATCTATAGAAGATTGTGAAATATTCATATCAACTCTGTACGATACTCTGATAGATAAAAAGTTCATTGAATCTAAAGAAAGATGTGTAAACTTTCATCCGGGTATTCTTCCAGACTATAGAGGGTCAGGAGCATATAGCTGGTCCTTAATAAATAAAGAAAAACATACAGGCGTAAGTCTTCATGTCATAGATCACAACATTGATAGTGGTCCTATAATTCAAATAAGAAAAACATTGATATATCCAAGCGATACATCTCAATCTTTGTATGAAAGATGTATGGATTTATTGTTTGATATGTTCAAGAAAAACTTTAATAAGATACTAAAAGGTACATATAAAACAAAGCCTAACAATGGTGGTAACATCTATTTTAGAAAAGACCTTGAGGATGCAAAAGATATATCGCATATAATAAAAGCATTTACTTTTGACAATAAAGAATCTGCCTACTACTATAATAAAAGTGGCAAAAAAATATATATAGAATACGGAGAATAACATGGACCCCATACTAAATAAATCAGCAGAAAAATTGATTTGGGTTGCCGAGCCACAAATCGGAAAAGAAGAAGAAGCGGCATTAAGAAGATGTATAACAAATGACTGGATTTCTCAAGGTCCAAGAGTAGCTGAATTTGAAGATGCAGTAGCTAAAACTTGTGGCAAAAAATACGGATCTGCTTGCAATTCAGGAACTACAGCATTGCATCTGGCACTTCATGTTGCTGATGTGAAAGAAGGTGACGATGTTGTTATACCCAATCTGACTATGGTTGCTTTGGGAAACTCTGTTCTGCTCGCTGGTGCTAATCCAGTTTACTGTGACTCAGATCCTGAATCTGATGTTGGAAATATTTCTTTGAATAAAATTAAAGAAGTGATCACTCCTAAAACTAAAGCAGTAATTGTTGTTCATACTTATGGAGAACCCGTTACTGATATACAAGATATTGTAGATTACTGTGATTCGTTCAACATCAAAGTAATCGAAGATTGTGCTGAATCACACTTTGCTACATTAGATGGTAAACCCGTAGGATCTTTCGCTGAACTTGCCATATTCAGTTTTTATTCTAACAAGAATATTACAACTGGCGAAGGCGGTATGATTGTAACAGATTGCAAAGAAGTCAAAGATAGACTTGACAGAGTAAGAATGCACGCATTTACTCCCGGAAAACATTTTTGCCATACCGAAAGAGCGTTTGGCTATAGAATGACAGACATGCAGGCCAGCATCGGTCTTGAACAACTTAAAAAGGCAGATGCATTTATGGAGAAAAGAAGAAAAATTAGGTCATTTTATGAATGGATGCTTAAAAATTCTCACATGAATATTGCAAGAAGAAGTGTCCCAACAGAAAATTCTGGAGTTTGGGTTATGCCTATACTCACAGACTCTGAACAAAAAAGAGATGATATTAGACAGCACATAGCAAATTATGGAATTGATTCAAGAACATATTTCCAGCCCATGAGTGAGCAATCTTTCTTGAGGTCTTATGCCACCTCTGACTATCCTATATCTGCTAGTCTTGCTAGGTGCGGTTTCTACGTTCCTCTGTATCCTAAACTATCAGAATCTGACATAGAATATATTGTAGATAAGCTGAACTCGTATGGAGGTTAAAATGAAATATGTATTTTGCATTGACAATCAAGAAGAAGATTTAAAGAAAATACAAATTGGAGAGATTGAAAAATTTACTGAAAATGAGAATGTATTGATCATTCCATTGGATAAAACTAAACAAAAAGAAACAATTCTAAATTATTTATCTGAACTCGATGATGAATATATAGTGTTCGTTCCTAACAATAATTTGTTAGTAGAAAAAATAGATGATAGTAAAGTAAATTACTTAAAACAAGATTGTATTAAAAATCAATTGTCATATTGCAGACTAACTGAAATGGGAAATATTAATTCCGTTGCTGATAAAAACTCTGAGATACATCCAGATAAAAGTTCTATATTCTTTAAATGCCCCTACATATTTAAAACAGATAAGTTAAAACAAATTATATCAACATCTTTAGATGGGGAAATGTTTTGGATTAGTATGGATCTTTCAGAGGCCGCTGGATCATTTGTATATAAAAACAAACTAGATGAAGATACACCGCAATCTTTGTACTCTTGTGTGCCTACATTGATTAATGTTATAGATCAAAATAAAAAATGGGCAGTAAATTTTATAGATTTCAACAAAAAAGTATTGCGTGACAAGATTGCAGAGTATAATATTGATATAGAGCAAAGAAATGGTAAACCGCTTTCAGGAGAGTTTGCAAATGATATGGGTTAATTTTGCAAAAAAATATTTGTCAGCTTTTGCTGCAAAGGATCTAAACCAATTAAAAGAAACGTATTCAGATTCTATAATTTTTTCAAATTCTAATGGTGTTATATCGGGTAAAAATCAATTACTATTGTATAATGAGAGCATATTTAAAGAATACGACATGATCAGTATCAGTATTCAAGAGGTTGCCTATAAGAACAAAGTTATTTTTATAAACTATATAATCACAAAAACAAAAGAAGACATTTCAACATCTAGAGATGTAGTGGATATAATCCAGATAGATAATACTAGAATCAAATCAATTAAAACTTTTTATAACAAGTGAGGAATAATAAAATGGCAGTAACGCTAAATCAAATGGCAGAAGCATACGTAGCACAAGTAGAAGAACAATTGGAAGCAGCTAAAGCACAGGCGGTTCAGGCTACACAATATGCACAGCAACTAGAGCAACACCTTGCTGAGTGCAAAAGTTCTGTACAGGAACAAACCGAAGTAACACCTTTTGCACCAGAACCAGTAGCAAATACTGAGACCACACAAGTTGCTTTGCCGAATCCATTTGAATCAACGACAAAATCAGAAGATTAATTTTTATATGTGGAAACCACAGTATAATTGTATTGTATAACAAGAGTGAACAACTTTAACTTTTTTATAGAAAGGATTTTCAATGAAGACTATTGAATCTGTTAATTGGGGACTTTTGCTTGAATCAGATCGTCAGGTTAGCAAAATGATCTCCAATTGGAGCACTGGATCTCTTACGACAAGAGAGGTAATTGGTAGACTAGCACACACTCAGTTTGCTGGTGAATTTAGAAGGTTGATTCGTAACAATGGAACAACCTATGCAAGACGCTTGGCACGTAAAGCTTTGCGTTATCGCGGAACTAGTATTTAACTTAATTTGTGGAGAATATGTAAATGAGTGATCTTAATAAGTGGGTCGGTTCAGGTAGAGTTACTAGAGACACTGAACTCAGGTATACGCCCAATGGTACAGCAGTAGCAGATGTAGGGCTATGCTCAAATCGTCAATGGTCTAAGGATGGAGAGCGTCAAGAAGAGCCTACATTTCTAGACATTACACTCTGGGGTAAGCAAGCGGAAGCTTTGTCTGAATACCTTACAAAAGGAACTTTTGTTATGGTTGAAGGAAGATTGAGTCTTGATACTTGGAAAACAGAAGAAGGTGTCAATAGATCTAAGTTGCGTGTAGTCGCAGAAAAGGTCAACCTTGGTCCAAGGTCTAGTGGTTCTTCTGGCTCCACAAAAAGTAAAAGCAATCAGACAGAAGAAATTCAGGAAGAAGTCCCATTCTAATAGGACCGACTGGTGTCTCTCTATGATAAAGTTAGATTTTAATTCCTTTCATTACTATCTTTCATGCACTAACTCATAGAGGCTTTGGGTTCAATTCCCAATAGGTCCACAAAATAAAGGAGTCGATAATTGTATTTTTACATTATCGGCTCTTTTTTATTAACTTAAAAGGTGTATATAACATATAGAATACCGTTTTTAATTAGATGAAAGGGTAACTTTATGTTCAAATATTCCACAATTTACCGATTAACAAATAAAGACAAGTATAGATCAGCCAACCCCTTCTACTACCACATAAGAACAGAAGAAAACGACAGTGACTATCTATTCACTGAAGCAGATATGAAAGACGCAAGATTGCGTGCTTTGAACAATAAAGAAGATTTACCAAATAAACAGTTTGTTGCTGTTAAAGAGCATGATAATTCTTTTTTATATGGTTTATTTTTAGGATTTTTAACAGCAGCATTTATTTACTGGTTAGGAAAAATATGCGTGGAGACTCTAATTTAAGCGATAGTGATTTTTTTAAATCTCAAAACATGTATAGGCAAAAGGCTAAAAAAATATACAATTTTGATAAAAAATTTAAGCTCAAGAAACCAGAATCAAAAAAGAACTTTTTTACAAAGTTTATAAATTTTATAAGGGGAAAATAAAATGCCTTTGAAAAAATGTAGTGAAAACGGATGGAAGTGGGGAGATGAAGGAAAATGCTATACAGGAAGAGATGCTAAAAAGCAAGCAATCAAGCAAGGAATAGCAATAGAGGGGCCAAAAAAGTTTTCTCAAATGGCATATGACCAAGGGTTTGAGCTTTCTGAAGCTGAGATAGAATATGTGCTAGAATGTGGATATCAACAAGGCATGAGCTTTTCAGACGGAATGGCCTGTGGTGCAATGCTTGCATTGACTGATGGTTTTACAGAAGAAATTAATGAATCAAATTTTTATATTCCTAAAGACTCAGAGTATTTAGAGTCTGATTGTAATTGCGATGATGACGAAGAATGGGATTGGGCGAACAACCGTCCGGGTCTTTGGGAAAACATTAGAAGAAAAAAGCTACGCGAAGGCAAAAACTACAAACCTGCAAAAACTGTCAAAGAAGGCAGACCTACTCAAGAACAATTGAAAAGAGCACAGTCTAAAGAGCTTCAAAGAGATGTTTATGATAATCCCGGAGAAGCAATGAAGCGTGCGAAAGAGCTTGGGCTTGATGGTATCCATGATCATCCCAGCAAAAAAGATCCTGAAAAGAAAGTATATATGCCCGGAAAAACTCATGATGCGTATGAAAAAAAGCTAAGAGAAGAAATGAGTAAGGCTGAAGTAGAATGTTATGCAGACCATGCAGAGGCTCTTCAAAGGGGTAAACCGGGACCAAATGATCCACGCAAAACACCAGCACCTAAAAAAGATCAGAAAAAAGGCTCTAAGAAAAATAAACCAGATAGTGCTAAAGACGACAAGGGTAAAATAACTTTTAGTCAAAAGACAATTGACAGATTAAAAAGTAAGATTGCAGAACACAACAAAAAAGGCAAGGGAAGTAAAGCTTCCTTGGGTGCTTTAAAAGCCGTTTACAGAAGAGGTGCAGGTGCTTATAGCACAAGTCATGCACCTAAAATGAGCAGAGATGGATGGGCTATGGCAAGAGTGAATGCATTTTTATATTTGCTTAGAAATGGAAGACCAAGCAATCCTAATTACAAACAAGACAACGATCTTTTACCATCTTCTCACCCCAGATCATCAAAAGCAGCGATGACGGAAAAGCAAAAAGAAGCTCTTGATAAAAATAAAGACGGTAAAATTACCAAAGAAGATTTTGAAATGTTGCGTAAAAACAAGACAAAAAGCTCTGAAGAAAAAGCAGGACCAATGGAAGACTACATTTTTGTATCCAAGGAAAAGGCCATGAAAATGGCAGAGAAATTGGGCATGGATGGAGTTCATAAGTCTGTTACGGCTGATAATTCAATTCTATATATACCGGGAAAAACAGAAAAAGAATTTTTTGATTGGTATAGAAAACATGGTGGAGAAGATGCCAGAGCATCTTATGCTTATAAAGATCCATTTACTGGTGAAACATATTATTTTGAAAGACCGGGGGTTTATAGCAAAAATGGAAGAAGGCTGGTCAGGGCAGAAGAGCAAACAGAAGGTTATGGCTTGCCAAAAAAGATTGTAGAAAAAGAGCTTAAAAAACAACATGCAGATTGGCATAAACCCGGAGCATCACCACCTAGTAAATTCAAAGCTAAAAAGAAAAAAGATGAGAAAGAGCACACTTCTTTTGTTAGAAAGAATCAGGTTACTGCTCCACCTACAATGACATGGCAAGACGCTGCCGTAAAAGATGGTAAAAAAGTTAAACTAAATAAACCATTCAGAACTCCAGATGGTCCCAAGAAATTTTCTGTCTACGTTAAAAATGAAAAGGGTAATGTAGTAAAAGTAAACTTTGGCGACCCAAACATGGAAATAAAAAGAGACGACCCAAAAAGAAGAAAAAGTTTTAGAGCAAGACATAATTGTTCTAATCCCGGACCAAAATGGAAAGCAAGATATTGGAGTTGCTGGCAATGGCGTGCATCTTCACCGGTAAAAGGTTAAATTAAAAACTTATATAAGGAAAAAAAATGAGCCATAGTAATTATGATCATAGACATTACGTGATAATTTCAGTTAGTGATTTAGGTTTGATAGACTTTGATCAGGTTTTAGAAACGTCTATTTCAACTGTACGCAAAAGCATAGATGAGACATTGACATTTGTAAAATATGAAGGTGACATGCCTTCAAGTGTAGCCGCCTGCACTACCAAGAGTCAAGAGTATTCTCATAGTGAGATTCTGGCGATTCTTAATGCTAATGATGGAGTTTGGTGGGTAGAGGAGTCGGAGTAATGGGATTAGCACATTCTCCCTCAATTTCTCAAGATGGCCTTTTGTTTGCTGTAGATGCAGCCAATCCTCGCTGTTATTCCGGGGCCGGTACATCTGCGAATGATCTGTTGTTGTTCGGACCACTTCCTGTAAATCAGCCTGTTAAGCTTAGGCCAAATAGTGTTACTACAGATAACAATCAACCTCAAGATCCAGTTGCTGGAACTTTAACAAATGGGGTGGGGTTTACGAGCGAGAATGGTGGTGCATTTACATTTGATGGCACTGATGACTATATTGTTTTTAATTCAGAGACACTAAATCCGGGCTTTCCTACTAGCATGTTGTGCTGGTTTAAGATTGATCAAAATTCATCAGCACAAGGTTTGTTCTCATTGCGTTGGCACAGTACTAGGTACTATGGATTCTTTGTCAATATTAATGCATCAGCAAAATTGTCCATGCAAATTGGCGATGGAGGAAGTGCTGGAAGCGGTGCTAGAAGAACTGGTCAGCGTGCCGCCGCCAATGTGGATACCGGCAGATGGTATCACGGTGCTTTTGTTTGGAACGATTTAATTGAAGACATGGTAATGTACATTGATGGTGAACCCCAAACTTTAACTTATAGCGGAACAGGAGATAAGTTATTTTATGGGGCAGCATCAACTGCTACCGATCCGGCGACATGGCCTCAAAGAATAGGTGTGCTTAATGACAAGTATTTAGACGGCTCTGTAGCACAGATTCTTTTTTACGGAAGAGCATTAACAAAAAAAGAAATTTTAAATCATTATGAAGCTACCAAGAAGAGGTTTATCTGATGGGGACTAGTTATAATCCTTCCATAATAACTGACGGGTTGGTACTCTGCTTGGATGCTGCTAATAAAAGAAGTTATCCGGGTGCGGGTACTGTGTGGACTGACCGTTCTGCGAAACAACATAATGGAACACTTGTCAATAGCCCAAGCTTTAGTGCCGAGAACGGTGGAGGAATAGTGTTTGATGGAACTGATGATCACGTTACTACCAACTTAGATGCCTCCAGTTTTTCTAGTACAAACACTGAGTTTACTGTAGACATCTGGATGGACCCTGACGCAAATAACTCTAGTTTCGCTCTATTTAATTTTAACAATGGTACAGGAGAGTATATAGAAATTAGAATGAATGGAACTGCATATAGAATTACAACTAGATACAATTCTATTACCGATACAGCTAGTGTTGTTCCTTTTGGCGGCGGATCTTGGACGAACTTAACCTGCGTAAAAGCTGCGGGGGTACAAGATATTTATCTCAATGGTTCTATAGCCGTAGTAGGATCTCCAAACACTGCCCAAGGAAATGATTTAGACTTTGGAGCAGGAGGAGGTTCAGTCATTGGATGTAGAGGAACTCCTTCAAGCCCCGCTGCTACATACTGGAACGGTAAAATATCTATCGTTAGAGTTTATAATCAGGCCATGTCTGCAAAGGAAATAGCTCAAAATTATAGAGCAACAAAAGGGAGGTATCAATAATGGGAAGCAATGCTGGACCTGATATAGTTGAAGATGGACTGGTCCTTTGCTTGGACGCAGCTAATGATCGAAGTTATCCGGGTGCGGGGACTACGTGGACTGATCTTGCAGGAAACAATAATGGCACATTACACAATAGCCCCACCTTTGACACCGCGAATGCCGGTAGTATTGTATTTGATGGCACTAATGATCGCGTAGCAATATCACTAGGAAGTTTGCCAACACCTCAAAATTCTACTAATTTTACTTACGAGGCAGTTGTAAAGTTTGACTCGCTTGGATCGAGGACGATATTTTCTCAAGAGGCCGGATCGGGTACTGGTAGAATATTTCTTGGAGTGCATACTAATTCTAAACTCGTTACTTTTATAACTGGATCTGCCGAACAACCAGATTTTTCCGCATTGAGTACGGGTACAATATATCATGTCGCTCTCATAGTATCTCAGACACAATTAATGCTGGAACCATCAATAGCTATTGCTTTGAATGGCGTGGTGGATAGTATCGCTTCAACCGTTATCGGCTACACTGGAACTGGAGACATTAATATCGGCACAGAACCCGGTGCTGGTGGGGGTTTCTTAGACGGAAATGTTCTTACTGTTAGAATTTATAATCGTCCTTTAGGTGAGAAGGAATTATTTCAAAACTATAGAGCTATAAAAGGAAGATATCAACTATGAAAAGAAGAGATTTTATAAAGTTAGGAGTAGGTACATATGCATTCGGAAATGTTACAGCGACTATCGCAGACGATAAGCAGACTGACGATCCAGCAGTATTGTTCCTTTTTCTTGGTGGTGGGGCTAGTCATATTGAGACTTTTAATCCTATACCTCTTGCTCCTGCTGACAGGAGATCTGTAACTGGCGATATAAAAACAAATGTTGCTGGAATAGAATTGGGTGGTCTTTTTAAAGAGCTTTCAAAACGCACAAATAAAATAGTTATACCTAGAGCTTTTGGTCACAGAGATCAAAATCACGCATCTGCCGTTCATTGGGTTGTAACTGGAGAAGCAAATTTTGGTGCTGGAACAAGTTCTAAATGGCCTAGCTATGGATCTATGATGAGCAAACATCATGGTGTAAATACAGACGATGGACTTCCTACATATGTAAAACTAGGAAAGTATGACCATAATGGTGCAGCTTGGTTAGGCGGTAAATATACTGGGTTCGATGCAACCAAAGAGGGTAGAAAAGACCTACAACTCATGCGTAAAAGTGAAGATTTTAAAACAAGAATTAATGTTTTAAATGTCATAGACAATAGTTTTAAAGCAAAAGATCAACAATTGGCTAAGGACTGGAGAGATTTACGTAATCAATCAGTAGATATTATTCTTGGAAATGGATCAAAGGCATTCAGGGTAGAAGAAGATAAAGATTACAATAAATTTAAAGAAGCTACACTTGGACAAGATGCACTTACTGCAATTAGATTGCTAGAAGCTGGCTCTAAATTTGTATCATTAAGCTATGGAGGCTGGGATATGCACCAAAATATTGGCCAGTCACTCCAGACAAAACAAGCAGAGCTAGATCATTACTTAGCAAAAATAATGGATACTTTAGAATCAAGAGGTCTATATGAAAGAGTGATGCTAATTGTAACATCTGAATTTGGAAGAACGCCTAAAGTAAACCAAAATCAAGGTCGTGATCATTTTGGCAAACTAGCACCCCTCATGATTAGTTGTGGATCATATGAAATGGGAAGAACGATTGGGTCGTCAAGTCCAAATGCAGACGATGTTGAAGATGGTCGCTGCACTCCAGAAGATTTAGCTTGGACTATATACGATCATCTTAATATGAATAGAGCATCTAGATATACAGCAACAGACGGCAGGCCGCACAATATAGTAAAAGATGATGCTAAAAATATATTAAAAGATATTCAAGCGTGATCTTAATAATTGCAAGCACTGTGCAAGCAAATTTTATATTATTTTAAAATTGGAGGTTTTAAGATGCGATTATTTAACGGGCCATTAGGTCAATTTATTAAAAAGCATAGATTGATTAGACGAACCGCATTCTTTGGCGGCTTGGCAGTCGGTGTATACTTTATTGGTGTTGCTGCTGGTTGGTGGCCAAATGTATTAGCTGGAGGCTAATGATCACGGGGAGATGGATTCTCCCCATTTTTTTAATAGTTGTATTAGCTTAATTAGCTTTGTCAACTAGAATGGGGTTGAAATGCTTGTGATAAAAATATTTATGTGTGTTATACTGGCAGACTTTATAACTGGCTTAGTACACTGGATAGAAGATACATATGGCGTACCTGACTGGCCTTTTGGGTTAGGAAAGAATGTAGTAGAACCTAATATTATTCATCATCAACATCCTAATTGGATGATAACAATGAGTAATGCAATACAAAGAAACTACATTACAGCTATCCCAGCATCCATAGCAATTTTTATTGCTTACTATTTTTATGGATGGTCATGTTGGCCTTTTGCAACAACAATTTTAATCGCTGGTTTTCTAGGCAATGAAATTCATGGTTGGAATCATACGCCTATCTCAAAACTCAACTGGTTTATAAAATTTTTGCAAGATACTGCTATAGTACAAACTAGACATCAACATGCACTTCATCATAAAAAGCCATACAATAAATATTATTGTACAATAACAAATTTAACAAATCCAGTGCTAGAGCTTATCTATTTTTGGAGAACACTTGAATTTTTACTATTAAAAATATTTGGATTAAAAACAAAAAGATGTACGGAGGTTAGGAACGGTTATTAAACACTAAAACACGAAAGGGGTTTAAGATGTCGTTAATTATCAGACTAATTATTTTGGGAGTTGTCATAATGGGTTGTTGTGGAGGTTCATGTCATGGTGACAGAAATCTAGATGAATATATTTCACTTTCTGGAAAATCTGCATTATTGTCAAAACAAGAGGACGATAGTGAAGATAAGGAAGTAAAATATAAAGAGGGGGACGTAATTGTTATGCAGTTTAGTGCTGTATGGTGTGGTCCCTGTAGAGCGTTAAAAGCATCAATTAAATCAGATGCAGAAATACAAAATTATTTTAAAAAAGAAACTAAGGGTTATTTTATAGTAGATGTTGATGATAAGGACAAAACATCTGCTGCTTGGGTAAAAAAAGCAAAACCTAGTTCCATACCTCTTGTTGTTTTATATAAAAGAGAAAAAGATTCATGGAATGAAGTTAGCAGATTTACTGGATCAAAACCACCAAGTGCAGTACTAAAATGGCTTAAAGAAAAGAACAAGAAGTCACCAGTAAAATAGTTTTATTGGTTTTTATATTTTTTACAAGGAGAAATAAATGAAGTATGTAGTTGGATTTTGCTTGGCCGTTTCTATCATGTTCGGCTCTTCTAATGCAAATGCACACGATGCGTGTCAACCCGTTAGAGACTTTGCCAATGCTACCGTTTGTGCATCAGCACAGATTATTAAAAATACAGTATGTATGCCAGTCAATGTATTTAAAAAGTTTAAAGCAGAAAAGCCTTTGCGTTCAGCATTCGCTAAAAAGCCTGTTCGTTCAAGACTAGCTAAGTTTACAAAACGGTCTTGTTGCGAATAGTTATATGAGATGTTCAGAATGTGATAAAGAAATAAGTTGTGAAGAAAGCTTTAGATGTAGAATATGTTTTCTTTGGTTTTGTAAAAGCTGTTCTTTAAAACATTTTGGACTAAAAGAAAAGGATGGTAAAATCTACCACAAGAGTATTATTAAAAGCTTTTGGTGGATTTTGCAAAAAAGATTTTTCGGTAAATGAAATATTCAAGGAAGAGATTTATGATTAAAACACTAAGCTTAATGTTTTGTTTGGTACTTCCCACGCTAGATAACTCTATATGGGGAGATGCTATAACAGACCAAGAAAAATGCCAAGCGGAAGCAGACTATATGATTAAGTATCACAAAAACTGTCATGTTGGTCCGTGTATCGGAAGATTTGAAGGTATGGGGTATAGTGTTAATGGAAAAATTCCAAACACCTGTGTGCCAAATCGTAAAATGAAACTTACAGGCGATGCTACTGCCAGAGATGGCAATAGAGTAGCTAGAGTAAGAAGCTGGAGGTAAAGCATGTATAAAGATTATTATTGATGTTGTAGGAGACTGCGGGGCAGTACCGCACACCTCCACTTGCCAAACTAAGGGGGTGAAATAGATTCGATCCACAATATGATGTAGTATATCTCATGCACTGGTTGATAGAAGGGCCAGTATAAAAATCTATCAAACTTTTAATTGCAGATGAAAATCTTGCTTTGGCAGCGTAAGCTGTCTGGGGTTTGCCAGTACCTTATTATCCAAACTGGCATTTTTTATGCAATATATATGGTTTTAAAATATGTTAAAAAAAATATTATATTTATGTTTAATAATTTTTACATTTGCAATAGTTATTTGCATCATGCCACGCACCCATAAGTGTCTTCATTGCAACCAAACGTGTTTTTCAGAACCAAATATAGCCTTTTGGATTTCAGGAGACCCAAGTTGTATTCATGACCATTGCTTAAAAGAATGGGATGGATTTGATTGGAGAATTCCTATGGAATGGCCCCACGGGATTTACATAGAATGAAACATTTAAAAGAAACCGGCATGAGCTACTTTCAGCACATGTTACATGCACTTTATATAGGGGCTTTTTTAGTTATAGCTGGATTTTGCTGCATAACACATTCGTTTGCACCGTTTATATTTAAAAACACAGCATCTAAAATTATCACACACCTTAATGATGATGTAATCAAAAAAACTTAATATACATACTTTTGCCAAACGTTTTTTAGTTTGCAAGAGTATAATTGCCATAGAGTAGTATCTATGGCTTTTTATTTGGAGTAAAATCATGTTAATAGAACTTGGAATAGCTTTATTTTTTTCATCTTATTTTTTAGAGGATCAATCAGTTGAAGAAGATTAATTTGAATGTCCCCATAAATTCTTTAGGATATGGAGTTGTGGGGTATAATGTATGGAAAGAATTGAATAGCTTAAATGATAAGCTTGATGTAACGCTCTGGCCAATACCAGATGTTCAAAATATAGTTCCTCCTGTAGAATTGAGTGAAGAAGAAACATATCAGCTACGAATTGATATTAATAAACAATCGAACTTACAACACGATGCAACATGTCTAAAAATATGGCATGAAAACCAACTAGAATACAGGGTTGGTAAAGGAAAGTTTATTGCTTGGCCTTTCTTTGAGGTAAACAAACTAGACAACAGAAGGTTGACACATCTTAAATCAGCAGATGAAATTATTGTATCGTCCGAGTGGGCTAAAGATATCCTATATAATGTGCCCGATTGGACATCACCGGCTGTTCATGTGGTAGAATGTGGTGTTGACAGAGAAATATTTAATGAAACAGGCTCTTTAAACAATACAGAAAAATGTATATTTTTTAATTGTGGAAAATGGGAAGTAAGAAAAGGGCATGATGTTTTACACAAAGCATTCAAGGACGCTTTTTCTTCAAATGAAAATGTAGAACTTTGGATGATGACCCATAATCCATTTTTAAACGAACAAGAGAAAGCTTATTGGGAGTCTCTTTATGAAGACAGCAGAATCAAAAATATTCAAAGGGTTCAATATCAGCATCAGCTTTCTGAGATAATGAAACAAACTTATTGTGGTGTTTTTCCGGCAAAATCAGAAGGCTGGAATCTTGAAGCACTTGAGATGATGGCTTGTGGCAAACAAGTTATAATAACAGATTATTCAGCACATACTCAGTTTTGCAATGTACAAAATTCTAAATTGATAGATATAACAGAAGAGGAGCCTGCTTATGATGCAAAATGGTTCACCGGGGATAATGGAACTTGGGCATCCTTAGAAGGAAGCTCATATGAACAGCTTGTTCAACATCTAAGAGATGTTTACGAGCAATGGAAAACAAAACCAGAAATAAATCAATCTGGAATTGAAACTAGTAAAAATTTAACTTGGCAAAAAACTGCCGAAAAGCTATTAGAAATTATTTGAGGTAATTGTATGAGTCACAAAGATCATGAGTCTAGAATGAATATGCTTGTAAACCATCAGAGAGCATCTACACTTTTAAATAAACTTAAAGATATTGAATCTGTACATATAGATGGTATAAAAGTTAGAGTAAAAATTGTAGATCAAGATGCCAAAATCCCCACAAAAGCAAATCAATTTGATGCGGGTTGGGATTTATATTCTACGCACGATTGTACAATACAGGCTGGTCAAAGAAAAACAATTAAAACTGGTGTGTCTTTACAAATTCCAGAAGGATGGGTTGGGCTAATTTGGCCAAGATCTGGTTTGTCTGTTAAAAATGGTGCAGACATTCTAGCAGGAGTTATTGACTCTGGATATCGTGGAGAAGTCTTGGTTTGCTTACATAATACTAATCATGGAATACCTCTTTTGTCAGATGATAATTTAAATATTCAAATTAAAAAAGGAGATAGAATTGCACAAATACTATTTCAGCAAGTGCCAGAAGTTAGTATGGTCGAGGTAGACGATCTTTCATCAAGTGAACGTGGAGATAAGGGGTTTGGCAGTAGTGGCAAATAGATTTGATTATAGAGACAGTAACACTTTTAAAAAAGATATAAAATTTTCTACAATGTTAGAAAAATACTTTTTTCATGAGTGGCTAGACAGAGTAGAAAGCAGAGATTTGCTTGATGTTTCATCTTGGGACAATAATGGGTGTGATAATAATGGAGAATTTATAGCTAAAGGAAATACAGCCGGTGCAGACTATAAAATTTCTGGATCAATAAAGGGTCAAGGTTTAGATGCTAAACTTGTAGATGAGCCTTTAGAAATAAAATGGGTTCCTACTTCTGGTAAATTTACACTAAAACAGAATGACTTGAAGGCTTATGTAAAAGAGTCTGCAAGTATATTGTTTATTTACAATTCAGTTAAATGTGGAACTAATATGAAAAAACCAAAAGATTATGATCTTGAGAAACATATTAAGCTAATTGAATCTAAAAAAGATCAAATCAAATGGGGAATCATGTGGTCGCCAAGAGTAAAAAAATTGTATAACCATTCGGTTCAAAATAATCTGTTTAAACCAATATACTATATGGGTGGAAAACAAGCCATTGTATTAAAACAATCAGATTTTAGCAAATGGTTTACTTCTTACGACTGGGAGGAATGATATGAAAATAGTTGATGAAACTAAATTAGATTTTGACGATATACTATTAGTTCCAGCGAGGTCTCCTGCTGCTAGTAGAAAAGAAGTTGAATTAAAGAGAACATTTAAATTCTTTCATTCCACAAAAGAATGGACAGGGCTTCCAATTATGGCTGCAAACATGGACACTACTGGAAGTTTCAAAATGGGGACCGCACTAAACAAGCACGATGCAGTAACGTGTTTGCACAAACATTATGATGCAGAAACAATAGACGAGTATTTTGCCTACTACAATATTGAAAGAAATGTTTGGATCAGTGTAGGCATGGGTGATCATGAACTTGATAGGTTGTTAAAAATAAAATCATTGATTCATCACTCACCTAATATTTGTATTGATATTGCAAACGGTTACACTGAAAAATTTGTTGAATGGTGTTCTAAGATTAGACATTATTTTAATGATTCAATTATCATGGCTGGTAATGTTTGTACTCCTGAAATGGTACAGGAGCTAATCCTTCATGGTGGAGTAGATATAGTAAAAATCGGAATTGGTCCGGGGAGTGCTTGTACAACTCGACTTAAAACAGGTGTCGGGTATCCACAGTTATCGGCTATTATTGAGTGTAGTCATGCTGCTCATGGTCTTAAAAATGGCGAACGCAGAATGGGGCTGATTTGTGCTGACGGTGGATGTAGAATACCTGCTGATGTATGTAAGGCTTTCGCGGCTAATGCTGACTTTGTGATGCTGGGCGGTATGCTGGCGGGAACAGACGAGTGTGAGGGTGATTGGGAATATGAAATTGACGATGATGGAGAATACCAAAAATCACACTTGAGTTTTTATGGAATGTCATCAGAAAAGGCTCAAAAAAAACATAATGGCGGAATGAGTTCTTATGCATCTAGTGAGGGTAGAATTAAGATGATACCATATAAAGGTTTAGCAGGTACTGTTATGAATGATATTGAAGGTGGATTAAGAAGTTGCTGTGCTTATGTGGGTGCTACATCATTGAAAGATCTTCCTAAATGTGCAAAAGCAGTAAAAGTAAATAGAGTTCATTTTGATGGTAGTGTTTAAATGAAATTACAATTATTGATAAACTTTTTGCCTATGATAGTATTTTTCCTATACGCGATTGTAGGAATTTGCTATATCTTAAAAAAAGATTATGCTTGGGCTTTAGTGTGGATTTCTTATGCCTTGGCTAACGTTGGACTTATATGGGTAGGAATGAGAGGAGAAACCTTTTGAAAAAATTAATTAAAAAAGTCATCAATGCTTTAAAAAGAGAAAAAATTGATTTGGATTCTATAGAAAAGGTTGATTTTGAATCTTTAGAAGAAAGCATCAAACCGCCTTCGTCTGGGAGAATAGTAATAGACTATGATTCACAAACTGGAGATTTTCAGGTTGAGTCTCAAATAGATGATCTATCTAATGATTCAGTTGAAATATTAGCACTATTGATATTTCATATAACAAAAGGAGATTTGGAGTCATTTATATTTGAATCTCTAAGGATTTGGGCAGACGATGAAGATGAGAAAATAGAGTTTAATGTTAAAGTAGCGTTGCAGACTCAAAAATTAGATAGCATGATAATTGACGAAACAAAAGTAAAAGAAAAAAATAAAGTTGCCGTAAGTGCTTCGCAAGTTTTTAATTTTAGAGAGAATTTAAAATGAAATCATATTTAGATATAGTGGAAAATGTTTTATCTGTAGGGCGACAAAAAGAGAACAGAACAGGTGTAAAGTCATACACTACATTTTGTGAAATTTTTAGACACAATATGTCTGATGGATTTCCACTTTTGACAACAAAAAAAATGCCTTATAGAACAATAGCTATTGAATTAGAGGGTTTTATTAAAGGAATTACAGATAAGGGATGGTTTCAAGAAAGGGGGTGTAAAATTTGGAACGAGTGGGCAAATCCCAAAGCTGTTGAATTTTCCCACGGTGGTGTTATTGAGATGCTATCTAACGAAGAATTTAGAAAAAAGGCACAGTTATATGAAAATGATCTAGGTCCAATTTATGGGTATCAATGGAGAGCTTGGAATCAAGATTATGGGGATATGGTGGGTGAAAGGCACGGTATAGACCAATTAAGAAATGTTATTGAAACATTAAAAAATAATCCAGATGACAGAAGAATGGTCGTATCTGCATGGAATCCTAGCCAAATGCACCTTATGGCACTTCCTCCATGTCATTATGCTTTTACATTGGTTCATATTGATGGTGTATTAAATTTATGTTGGAAGCAAAGATCAGCAGATTTAATGCTTGGGGTTCCTTTCAATATAGCAAGCTATGGGCTACTTTTAGAGCTTATATGTAAAGAAGTAGGCATGGTCGCTGGTGAACTGGTAGGAATATTGGAAGACTGCCACATATATGAAAACCATATGGAGGGTGCAAAAAAACAATTAGAAAGAAAACCAGAAAAATTACCCTCTTTATTGCTGTCTGAGCCATATAATATTTATGAATGGACATATGAGGATTTTGATATTGTAGATTACAATTCAGATAAAAGGATAGACTTTGGACAGGTGGCAGTATGAAACACAACTTTTTTCCACTGAAAGGTGTCGATATGAGCAATTTAAGCGACCTTCCTATACCCAGCGGTAATGATATATATTGGGAACCTTGGATAGATGCATATGATAATGAAGAGGTTTCTAATGCAAAAGCGATGTTTGAAGAAGAAATTAAAAATATAGATGAAATTAATAGTGAAGAAGAATTGCTTGAAGATCAAGAGCTATATGATGAATTCGCTATGTTCCAAAAGCCCGTTAAGACTATCATAACACCCTATGGCGTTTTACCTCTGACAGAAACTTCTTTAGCAAGCTCTCATTTTAAATTTTGGGTAGGTCATTCAAACTTTAAACTAATGGAGAGCTATTATAGTATAATAGAAGACTGTGCTGGCGTAGAATCATTAGATATCTTAACTCCATACAGGTTTAGGATAGCAGTAGGAAAAATGTTTCTAGATCGCGATGTTATGCATCAAGTAAAAAATACTCTCTTGGGAGTAATAGATGAGTCTAAAAAATAGAGATAGAGTTTCTAAAGGATATATTGTAGATGAAATGCATAGATACAATATATTACTGGAATCTAGAGAAATATTTCTTCATGGATATATAGATTCTAATGAAGAAGATCCCGGTGTTGAATACAGAATGTCAAATAACTTTTTGAAAAACATTAAGTTACTTGAACATATGGATTCATCAAAACCTATAACTGTTCATCAACACTCTATTGGGGGTGAATGGAGCGAAGGAATGATGATGTATGATGCCATAAAACTATGCAAAGCTCCTGTAGTATTTGTATGTCATGGTATTGCAGCATCTATGGGGTCGATAATACCACAATCAGCAGATTTAAGGATCACAATGCCAAATTGTTGGTGGTTGATACACGATGGAACTACTGCTGTATCTGGTCACACAATAAGACAAGCCAAATCTTGGCATGAGTGGGAGGGTAAATTAGAATCTCAAATGATGGAAATCTACAGTACAGTCTGCATGGAATCAGATTTTTTTGAAGATAAAAGCATCATTCAAGTAAAAAATTATATAAAAAAACAGTTGGATAAAAAAGAAGATTGGTGGCTGTCTGGAGAAGAAGCTGTAGAGCGTGGATTTGCAGATGCTATATTTGGTTCTGAAGACTATGAAGATTTAGAAAAGATAAAATCGCATGTATATTGAATACTGTAACTATAATAAATATATAGATGATTATACTAAAGAAATAAAAAACGTCTTCCAAGCAATTGCAAATGGCATAGATGGCATTTCCTTACCGATACACATGATAAGAGAAATGCGAGAGTATCTTCCTTCTAACTTGGTAGTATCTGCACCGGTAGACTATCCTTGTGGTTTATCTTCTTCAAAAGTTAGATACCACATGGCTTTAAATAGCATAAAATCTGGTGCTAATACACTTGATTATGTACCAAACCATTATTTCTTAAAGCATAAGTTTTCAGAACTAAAGAAGGAAATAAGAACATTGCTTGCTATTTGTGATGATTATAAAGCGACTCTCAGAGTATTTTTAGATTATAGAAGATCTACTACAAATGTATTAACAATAGCAGAAATCATAAATTCTACAGGTGTGGATTTAGTGTTTCCAACAATCGGATATCACCATGATGACTATTTTGATAATATTATAAATGCAAAGATGATAGAGAAACATACCAATTGTTCCGTAATTTTTAATGGATACATGTGGAAGAAAGATCAGTTTGACTTTGCCAAGGAATGTGACATATTTGGCCTTAGATTGTACAATTTAGAGCTTTTGGTGTAATATCCTATATAAATAGGACAGGATTTTAAATGTTGGATTTGTAAGGATTTTTCCAAGCTTATGTATATTTTGGAGAATTAAAATGACTGCTTGGAGTATTGGCGGCAATAAAAATGCCGTAACTATTAATGGCGTTCCTAGTGGAATGGCAAATGATGTTGGAACAGTTCGTGCAGGTGGAACAGTTGCTGGATCTAGATTTATCGCAGACGCTGTAAACTTGGGTAATGGCAATATTACTTACATTACTGTACCATCTGGAGTAAGTGGAATAGCTTCACCATTGGCTGCTGGTGCATTTAACGCTGGAGATCAAGTGATTGTTAGAGTCACAAATGATCTGGCTGGCGTATCTAACACCTATTTGATTGGCGGTGCTTCTAATTCTGCTGGCCCCGGAGGTCAATCTATCAAACAGAAAGCAACAGTCTCTACTTTCTATTACAAGACCGCAGTTCGCACGAATGGCTGGAACGCATACTCAGGTGTGTTTGATCCTGCTGTTACGGTAGCCAGTAGTGGTGCTTGGGATATTGGAAAAACTGGTGACGTTGCAAGCACGATGGTTGCAAGCGGAACTGATAATGCGGCTAACCCAACACAAACCATTCCGGGTGAACTGGTTTATCGTGATGGAAGTCCAAACCCAGTACAAGACGAATACAAGCCTAAGACAAATTGGGGCTAAAACATTGGTGTGGTCGTTTTTAATGCGGCCACATTTTATTTTCCTTTATAGGGGGCGGTGTTTATGTTCTCAAGCGATTTACTAGAAACAATCAAAGTATTACTTGAAATAACTGCAATAATATTTGTACCAATTGTTGCCTACACACTAAGAAGTGTAGTTCTTCATGGTAGAAAACTAGAAGTATTGGAAGAAAAAGTGAATTCTGAGATACATCGCAGACTTGAAGTTATGGAAAGGAAAATAGATACTTTTGATAACAAGATCGAATTAAAGATTGATAGGCTAGAAAACAATCTTAATGCTAAGATCGACATCATGACGGGCGTATTGACATCTTTTACTAATACATTTGTATCAGAACAAAACAAAAAACCCGAATAGTTTAGACTAAAACGATTAAGGCAGAGTATAATTTCTTAACGGAAACTATGCTCTGTCTTTTTTTTTGGAGATATTGAATTGAAAGAAATGAATTTTGGACACAAACCAGACTTGCAATCTTATACAACGTCTGTAGATCCAGATGTGGTTAGCTTGTATGCACAAGAGGGTTGTAAAGATTGTTATGGCAGGGGATATGTTATAACACAAATTGGAACTGGTCGTAGTATAACAATCAGAAACGATAGACCAATCCAAACATTTATGAACAGATGCCATTGTACATTTAAAGCAATGAAAAAATATGGCTGAAATAAAAACATCATCAATAGACTGGGATGGTAGATTTTTAAATCTTGCACAGTTGGTGTCGTCTTGGAGTAAAGACCCCAGTACAAAAGTTGGTAGTGTTATAGTAGATGAATCGAGAAGGGTAATCTCTGTTGGATACAATGGATTTCCCAAAGGAGTAAGAGATTCTCAACACAGACTAGATGATAGAGAATTAAAATATAATTTTATGGTACATGCTGAAAGAAATGCCATTATCTTTTCTAGAGGTTCACTAGAAAATAGTACAATATATACTTACCCTTTCATGCCGTGTAGTCATTGTGCTGGTATGATAATACAATCTGGAATAAAGCGAGTGGTAACTTTTTATGATAGGAATCCAAGATGGGCTAAATCATTTGATATTTCTAAAAAAATGTTTTTAGAAGCAGCAGTAGATTTAACAGAATATAATAAAAATTTTTTTTTAAAAGTTGATAATAACTTTTAGGCGTGTTTATAAGGTGTATACTAATATAGCTGGACCATAAAGAGCGTTGAAAATCTTTTTAGATTTGAAATCACCGTTAAAGTGACACGTCCTCCAGCTTTATTTAAAATCATTGCGGAGACCCACCGATTACAAATGGGTTGACTTAACTTTAAATTTTTTTTACAACAAATACAATTTAATTTGGGTCTTTAAAATGATTACCACATAGTGTCACTTATGAAAATTACAACCCGTCTTGTTGTTACAGCAAGATGGGTTTTTTAATTAATAATGTATTAGAGATAAATAGGGATAATAATGCAAGTCACCAAAAGAGATGGCAAGAAGGAAAGTTTTTCTGTAGAGAAAATTCATAAAGTGGTTGAGTGGGCAACTAAAGGTATAAATGGCGTTAGTTTTTCTGATATAGAAATGAACGCAAATCTTTCCCTATATGATGGTATTTCAACAACAGAAATACATAAAATTTTAATAAAGTCGGCAAATGATTTAATATCAACTAGCTCTCCTAATTATCAATACGTTGCTGCTAGACTTTTAAATATGGAGCTAAGAAAAGAAGTATGGGGCTATGGTGATCAACCTACTGATTTTTTGCTTTTCTTACAAAGAAATACAGATAACGGACTGTACGATCCATTGATTTTAGAAAAATGGACTTCAAAAAAAATTGATCTACTAGGCAACTATATCAATCATTCCAGAGACGATTTATTTACATATGCTGGGTTGCAGCAAATGATTGACAAGTATCTTGTAAAAAATAGAAGCACTGGTCAAATTTATGAAACTCCGCAGTTTGCATATATGTGTATTGCTATGTGCCTATTTGATACTATAGACGAGGTAAAAAAAGCTTATGATTGCTACTCTACGTTTAAAATTAATCTTCCCACTCCTATTATGGCTGGGGTTCGTACTAACATCCGTCAATTCGCAAGTTGTGTTTTGGTTGATGTTGACGATAACCTTGATGGTATATTTTCAAGTATTCATGCAGTTGGAAAGTATACGGCAAGAAGAGCAGGAATCGGACTCAACATCGGACGAATGAGACCAATAAACTCTCCGATTCGTGGGGGAGAAGTAATACATACCGGGGTAGTGCCATATTTGAAAAATTTTGAGTCTGCCGTAAAGTCAACATCTCAAAACGGACTTCGTGGTGGATCTGCAACTGTTCACGTTCCGTTTTGGCACTATGAGATTGAAGACATAATGGTACTGAAAAATAATGCAGGAACAGATGACAACAGAGTAAGAAAATTAGATTATTCAATTCAATTTTGTAAGATTTTTTATGACAGACTAATATCAAATGAAGATATAACATTATTCAGTCCACATGAAGCCAAAGGTTTATACGAAGCTTTCGGAGATAACGAAAAATTTGAAGAACTATATATTAAATATGAAAATGCTAGGTCTTTGAAATTTAAAAAGAAAATACCAGCAAGAAAATTAGCTGAAATTTTTGCTAGAGAAAGATTGGAAACTGGAAGAATATATAGTATGAATATTGATTCTGCAAATGACAATGGCTCATGGGATGTTCCAGTGTATATGTCAAATCTATGCCAAGAAATAATTCATCCAACAAAGCCCATACAATCAATAAACGATGAAGAAGGTGAGATCGGAATTTGTATTCTTTCAGCTTTAAATCTTCTAGAACTTAGTAATGAAAAAGACATAGAAGACGCTTGTAGAATGGCAGTAAGAACTTTAGAGTCTATAATTGATTATCAAGATTATCCAGTGATTGCTGGTGAAAATTTTACAAAAAATCGTCGCTCTCTTGGAATTGGTATTACTAACCTAGCTGGATTTTTAGCAAAGAATAAACTGACTTATGATAATCCAGCAGCATTAGAATTAATTCATGAAACTATGGAACAGATCCAATGGAATTTAATTAATGCTAGTTGTGAGCTTGCAGAGGAAAAAGGAGCCTGTCCTAAATTTGAAGAAACAAAATACTCAAAAGGTTTGTTGCCAATCGACTGGTACAAAAAAACAGTAGATGAATTAATTAAACCTCAATATAATATGGACTGGGAGGTGCTACGTGAAAAGGTTAAGAAACATGGACTACGACATTCTACTCTGTCTGCTATTATGCCTTGTGAATCTAGCAGTGTTATACAAAATAGCACAAACGGTATTGAACCAGTTCGTAGTCTTTTAATTCACAAAAAAGCAAAAAATGGAGTTTTGAAACAATTAGTACCGAATTACCACATGCGTAAAAATTATTACACGATGGCTTGGGATATGCCAGATAATAAAGGTATGATGAACGTTGCTGCTGTTATACAAAAATTTGTAGACATGAGCATGAGCACTAACTTATACTACAACTACTCACACTATGACGATGGTAATATTCCGTTAAGTATGTTAATTAAAGACCAGATATATGGTTATAAATATGGATTGAAAAACTTTTATTATGCCAATACGCCAGATGGCGATGGTGAGACTGAAAAAGAAATGAATTGCGAATCTGGAGCGTGTGCAATATGAAAACTATTTTTAATACAAAAAACATAGACCCTATGAGTCAGCCATTGTTTCTAGGCAAAGACTTAGGTGTTCAAAGATATGATGTAGTAAAATATCCGATCTTCAAAAGTCTTGATAGCAAGCAGATGATGAACTTCTGGAGACCAGAAGAAATCGAACTAAAAAAAGATCGTGCAGATTTTCAGACATTGACCGATAATGAAAAGTTTATCTTTACCAGTAATCTAAAATATCAAACAATGCTAGACAGTGTTATCTGTAGAGGTGTTCCGACTCTTCTTGAATTTGTCACAAACACAGAGCTTGAAGCGTGCATGATGACTTGGCAGTTCTTTGAAAAGATTCATTCGCAAAGTTATAGTTATGTTATTCAAAATGTATTCGCAGATAGCTCAGAAGTTTTTGGCGGAATCTATGAAGATAAAGAAATTATGAAACGTGCAAATAGTGCTATTGCAGACTACAATAATTTGATGGGAATGGCCTGCCCTACTACTAAATTATCTGAGCTAAAAAAACAAATTTATATGACGATTGTAAGCATTAATATTCTAGAAGCCATACGATTTTATGTAAGTTTTGTTTGTAGCTTTGCTTTTGCAGAAAATAAAAAGATGGTAGGCAATGCTGATATAATTAAATTAATAAAACGTGATGAGGCTTTACATTTGTCAAGCACTCAAAATATTCTTAAAATTCTACATACAGAAGAATCAGAAGGATTTAAGACTACAGCAAAGCAGTGTCAAGATGCAGCAATAAAAATGTTTGAACATGCCGCAGCAGAGGAAAAAGAATGGGCTTCATACTTGTTTAAAGACGGATCAATCATTGGTCTAAACGAGGCTGTGCTTCATCAGTACATTGACTGGCTATGCATGAGCAGAAGGAAAGCAATTGGGCTACCATACGATAATGCTGGTAAAAATCCTATCGCTGGTTGGACTCAAGCTTGGATGCAAAGCGAGAGTGTACAGGTAGCACCTCAAGAACATGAAATAACTAGCTACAAAATCGGTGCTAGTAAGAACGATTTAGAAGATATGGATTTAGGAGACTTACTTTGAGAATAGGAATTATATCAGGATATTTTAATCCGGTACACACAGGGCACTTGGATTATATAGAGGGTGCAAAAAGAGAATGTGATTTTTTGTACGTTATTGTAAATAATGACGATCAGGTTAATTACAAAGGTTCTACAAAATTTATGGATGAAGAGTCTAGGGTAAGAATAGTTTCTGCATTCGGGTGTGTTGATAGGGCTATTCTTTCTATAGATGATAATCCTACTGTGGTTAAAACTATATCACAAATTTATAGAATGCATCGAGATGATCCATTTATAGAAAGTTTTTCATTCATGAATGGTGGAGATAGAAAACAAGGAAACACGCCAGAATCTGATTTTTGCAAAAAAAATAATATAAATTTAATTTATAATGTTGGTGGTGATAAAACTGAGTCTTCTAGCACATTACTTAAAAATGTGAAAAGTTAATAACATTAAAGGTGTATATATAAATGGTATAGTTCTTTAATTTAAAGAAAGGGGACAAGTATGAGCGACTTTAACACTCCAGATGAGCTTATCAAAGCTTATGAGGATGGGTTTGTTGGTGGTGAATGTGACCCAGAAGATGTAATGGCATTGTTAGGAGAATTACCAATGCCTTTGTTCGGTGCTGCTGCATGGGACTTAGATTCTTCAGGTGCTGGAAAATTAAGCACACCATTTAAATCTTTACTAAAATTTGTTAAAGATTTTGGACCTTCCGAAAGACAAACTACGGGAGACTGTGTTTCTCACTCAACAAGAAATGCCGTGGATATTACAAGGGCAGTTGAGATAGACATAAAAGGAGAAGCTGAGTCTTTTGAAGCCCGTGGAGCCACTGAGGGCATATATCAGTCCAGAGGACATATGGGACAAGGTATGACATGTTCTGGTTCTGCTAGATATGTCAATAAAACAGGTGGAATCTTGTTAAGAAAAAATTATGGAGATGTTGACTTATCAAAATATAATTCTACTCTAGGTGCTAAGAAAAGAATACCTAATGACATTTATGTTACAGAAGCTAAAAAGCATCAAGTAAAAACTATCTCTCTTGTAACTACTATAGAAGAAGCAAGGGATGCCCTCGCTAACGGCTACGCTTTGTCGTGCTGTAGTCAAGTCGGATTTACTTCTATGAGAGATAAAAATGGAATATCCAATAGAAAAGGATCTTGGGCACACGCTATGGCATGGATTGCGTGCGATGACACTCGTAAAGTATATGATGAAACCTTGTTCCTAATACAGAATAGCTGGGGCAAATGGAATAGTGGTCCCAAGGTTCATGGTCAACCAGACGGAAGCTTCTGGGTTAGAGAAAAAGATGCAAGGTCTATATTGAATGCAAGAGGTTCTTTTGTATTTAGTGATGTTGATGGTTTTCCTGCAAGACAATTGCCTGATTATGGCTTAGGAGGGTGGGTATAATGAAAGATATTGATATAAGAATGTGGTTGGGGATTATACTTCTTCTTGTAGGGTTATTCTACAAAGGTGGTTTCCCAATAAATATTCCAGTTGTAAAGCCTAAATTACCTGCACCAGAACAATCAATTATTGATTTAGTTGATACCCTTCCGAATATAGGCGATCCTGTTGACGCAAATAAACTTGCGGGTACTTTTTACGCTATGTCGCAAAAAATTCCAGAAATGGAAATTAATTCCAACCTACAGGTTCAATATTTTTTGGATTATGTTGGTACAAATACCATAAAAGATGAATTATTTCAAGATGGTGAAAAAAAATATCCAGATTTTTCTCCTGCTGCTGCAAATTTGATAGAAAAAACTATTGGTCCTCAAACAGAAACTGAGGCTCTTACAGATGAAGAAAAACAAAATTTGTCAAAGTTGTTGTACGGATTTGCTTGGAAAATGTATGATAAAAATCAAGATAATGTATTTGAATCTTATAAATCTAAAGCTCTTTCCTCAATCGCAGAGTATAATAAAGAAGACGAAACACCTGATCCAGAACCAGACACAGACTGTCCGTGTGAAGGTAAAGGTTATATAATACATGGAGATGGTCATCGCACAGATTGTCCATGTATAGAGTCTGGAAAAAAGTGTGAATGTAATCCAAAATGTGGTAGCGTAAAGGCTTCAGACGAGATACAGTGCCAATGTGTTTCAAAAGAAAGAAAAACCAAATGTGGTTGCGTTAAAGCATATGGAAAATGTTCCTGTCCTAAGTCATCATCAGAAAATGTGAAAAATAAATGCTCTTTTGTTAGAGGTATATTTGGATGGAGAAAAATATGAAACTAGAAGAATATGTTTCGCAGTTAGCGTGGATGGTTCATAATGATGTAAAGATTAAAGCGAGAAAAGATGAATATAAAATTGATCCACTAACGGTCATCACTATCATAAGTCTTATCTTGGAAGTAGTAAAATGGTTCATCAAAAATTATGGTGACAACCCTGAAAAATTAGCTGAATCATTTGGGAATATGAATTTAGTCCAGAAATGGATAGTCTGGAGATGTATAAGAAGGGAGTCTGACGATAGACAAGAGGCTCGTTATATTTATGATTCTTTGGTAAAACTATCAGAGAAAATGTCTCTAGAAGACCGTGTTAAACTTTTTACCCTAAAGGAGAGTGAACTATGAACAAAGTTACTTCACTTTTGAAATCCAGACGTTTCTGGGTAGCCGCTGCTGGCCTTGCCGCTGTGTGCTCTCAAGAAGCATTTGGTGTGGAGCTTGATACCGATCAACTTGTTGCTGTCGCAACAATTGTAGTTGCTTGGATTGTCGGTGACACTGTACGCGAAACTAAGTAATTATTGATCAAGGAGAAACGATATGGAAACAGTATTGAGTTTCTTTAGAGGGCTTGATGCTTTTCAATGGGTTTTGATAGTTGCGGGTCTTGTTCTTTTGTGGCCAAACATTCAAGAACGACTTGTTAAATTGTTTACGAAAACAGAAAATGAAACAGAAGATGTTGAAGTTCCTGTTATCGACAATGAGACAATTAAAAAAGACGACCTTACATCTTTAGTTTATAAATGGGAAGTTCTATATGAATCTTGCCGTCAGCATGATCTTAACGATGCTTGCAATAAATTAAAAGAAGTGTTTCCAATGCTAATCAAGCCTTACGAAAAATATGATGCTTGATCAATTTTACACATAGAATGAGCTATCATGATATCTTTATGGTGTCGTGAATAGCTCTTTTTTTATTTATAACTCAAAAAATAAAATTAAATGCAAAATGAATCACAAGCCATGTTTAATATTAAACCAAGACTACACACCACTGACTATAATAAACTGGAAAAGATCAATATGCTTAGAAATAATAGGAAATGAAATGCCCGGAGAGGGTGTCATTGTTTTAGAACATTACGAAGATGATTTCGTAAAGTCTAGCGGTGGTATTAAATATTTTATACCTGCGGTGGCAGTAACATCAAGGTATATCAAAAGACAAAGGAACATTAAATTAAAAAAAACAAATTTATTAATAAGAGACAATTCAACATGTCAGTATTGCAATTTAAAACTTTCTGCAAAAAATACAACGATAGACCATGTAAAGCCTAAAAGTCACTTTCAAACAAAAGAAGATGCTCACACTTGGGATAATGTAGTCATAGCTTGCTCCAGATGCAATACAAAGAAGGCAAATAAAACATTAGAACAATCAGGCATGAAATTATTAAAACAGCCTAGAAAGCCAAACCCGAATAACTTTTTTTCATTCTTAAACTTTCCTATTCCAGAAGAATGGAGCATTTATGTTTGAGACTAGACGTTGTGATAATTGTAAACGTATGCTAGAGCATGGCCAAAAAGTGACAGTGATTATACCCGATGTGGAATTAGAAGGAAGATATATAAAAAATCGTGAAGGATTTAATTTAAAACTATCCAACGATGGTGTTGAAATTAGAACCTCTAAGGTATATTGTAAGGAATGTTTAGACATTAAAAAACATTTCCCGGAATAAAAGTGGAAATTTAATAACAAACGTCATATAAAATAAAAATATTAGTGTAAACAAGGATATTAAGGAGTAAAAATGCCAGAATATAGTTTTAATTGTTCAGAATGCGATTTAGCTTTTTCTGAGGTTTGGTCAATATCAGAGTATGATTGTAAAATAAACAAAGTGATTTGTCCAGAATGCCAAAGCAGCAATGTTTTTAGAGACTTTGCAGAAGATAGAGTGGTTTCAAATTATGTTAAAGGTCTTCATGAAGCGTCAACGCTTGGAGAATACGCCGATAAACAAGTTAAAAAATTAGGCAAGTCTAAGGTTGAGCAAATGAGAAGAGACCAAAAAACTAAAAAGAATAAAACACTTGAGAGCAAGCTTCCGAGTGGCATGAGCAAAACTTCTTATGAAAATACTGCAAGAATTTCAAAATCAGAAATGTTAAAAAGAAGGAATGGTAAATGACAACTTTTAAAATCAACAAAGAGCGTGAAGATGATGTTCTTCCCGATGCAGAAGTGTACACCTTTTCAGGTGAGCATGATATGATTAACGGTGAGGGGTATCCTGTCTTAGATTTGTCGTATGAAGATGATATATTTCAAGACCCAGATGCATACGCAGTCAAAATAACAAAAGGTCAAAAAATAAATTACTATGTAAAAAGAGGAAAGTATGGTAAGCTTTTCAATCCAATTGGAATGTATTCTGAAGGCAGGAAGAGACAACAAATGCGTCACGCAGGAAGACCAGAATGGAGACTTGAGCATACGACAGAAAAAATATTTAACTACTACATCAATTTTCTAAAAACTAAAAATTTGGCATGGCTAAACAATGCAGAGAGGGAAGTATAATGAGCAAAGGAAAAGTAACAGAACAAGAAGCTTGGGTTATGAAGGGTATGTACAGCGATGGTATTTCAATTAAAGAAATATCTAAAAGGCTTTCACGTTCACAGTCTACAGTAGAAAAATATTTAGACATAAAAGAACAAGAGCAAGAAGAGCCAGTAAAAGAACATAACAAAAATGATACAACTATGTTTGTTCGCAGTTCAGCAGCAAAAAATAATAACGGTGTTACTATAATGACCGATGCAGAATCTTCAAGATCAGATTTTATGAGAGGCAAAAGACCGAGTACAATTGGCAATAAGCTTCAAAGCAATATTCATAAAATCTCGGAAGAAGATGGCTAAAAAAAGAACTGAAAAAAGTAAATACCCATCACGTTACTCTCCTAACGGGTGGGTACATGCTGCTCAATATATCACAGAACTGATCTGTGAGAAGAAAGCACAAATTGATAAAAAAGAACTCCCACTAAAATTTTGGGAGCTAAAAGAGTGGCTAAAATTCTATAGATATCAAATCACATTGGCCAACAAACTCATAAAAGAGTATGGAGAACATGTGATAATATCTGCTTTAAGAGACAAGAGAATGTGGAAGACATATTCTTTAAGAAGTCCTTTTTTAAAAAATGTAATCGAAGAGTATAAAAATAAACAGGAATTGGCTATGAAAATAGCTAAAGAAGTTGAATATGATTTCTCAGAGAAGAAAACATTTGAATCTAGTAACAAGAAAAAATCAATCATATCAAAACTTAGGGATTTAGAATGAGTGAAAAAGATATACTAAAAGAATATGGCCAAGTTTTACTGGAAGCGTCTTACATTGTAGATAATCCACCTCCTGTAATATCTGTAACGCCAAAAATAGATATTGCTTTAGGTGGTGGCGTACCAGAGGGTTGCCTGTTTATTATGACAGGTCCAGAAAAAATCGGAAAAACGGTACATGCATTACAATTTTGTAAAAACGCTCAACAAGTAAAACTAGAAAACGACGAGAATAGAAAAGTATATTATGGAAACATTGAAGGAAGATTAAAGAAAAGAGATCTTGAAGGAATTAGGGGTCTTGATTTTTCTGAAGACATGCTGAAAATAGTGGGTTCTACAAAAGGCAATATATTGTCTGGTGAAAAGTATCTGGCTATATTTGACAATATTATTCACAATGAACCACATGCTGTTTGTGTGATTGATTCATTCTCTGCATTAGCTGCTGAATCAGAACTTGTGGGCGATATTACAGACCACCAAGTAGCTGCTATGAACCGCTACCTTAGTAAATTTACAAGGCGTTTTGCAAACGTACTTCCAATTAACAGGGTAACATTGGTTGGCATAACACACTTGATGGCAAACATTCAAAAGTTTGGAGCAGGAAAAAGTAAAATAGAAAAGTCTGGCAACGCACTTAAATATGCACAAGATGTAAAGCTATGGGCTACTCATAAAGAACCTTTGAAACAGGGTGAAACTCAAATAGGACAAAAGGTTCACTGGATTGTGGAAAATTCTGCGATTGGTGCTCCGGGCCAAAAGGTTACGAGTATAATTAAATACGGTCATGGCATATGGAACGAATATGAACTAGCTGAATTAGCAAAAGACTTTGGAATTGTAGAAGGAAAAACTTGGATGACATTACCAAATGGTGAAAAAGTTCAAGGCATGTCAAACTTTGCTACTTACTTAGAAGAAAATCAAACTTACTATGAAGAACTTAGGCAGCAAGTTTTTGAAATGATAGGCATGGTATGAAAATAAAAGATTTGTATGGCAATATTTCTTCTTGGAAAATAAGTGGAGATATAGTTACTGCCAAAGATAATCGTTCTAGATCTAAGCTTCATACTCAAGCCAGAAAGATTTTATATGAGCTATTTCCAACTATGCAAATTCTGGAAGAAGTTTCAATTAAACCAAGAGGCTCTAAAACTCAGTATCTAGATTTTTATATTAATCAAATTAAATTAGCAGTAGAAGTTCATGGCCAACAGCATTATAAATTTAATACTATGTTTCATGCATCTGCACAAGACTTTTTGAATCAAAGAAAAAATGATGCTGATAAAAAAGACTGGTGTGATTTAAATAATATAACATATGTCGAGCTTGCTTACAATGAAAAGGCAGAGGAATGGAAAAAGAAAATTCAGGACCGCTAGACCAAATGAAAATTTTGGACAGTGCTTTAGATGAATACGAGAGTAAGATTGGATTGCCGCTGTTTGCAGAAAATTCTACTGATGAAAGTGAAGTTCAAAAATACTTATCAATGTCTAGAGAACAAATGGAAAGATTAAGTCTTGAAGATTGTGCTCAAGCAGCAATTTTGCTTGGTTCTTTTTCTTTTCATATCCAAAGATGCCATAATAGAGAATCTGCTAGAGTTAAATGGGCTGACAATAGATTAAAGGCTTTGGTGTCTGGCAAAGAACAACAATATAGAGGCTCTTGGGATAGTCAGTTTAATCAAGCTGTAAAGGATGATGATTTTGCAAGAGGATTACTTAAACTTAAAAACTATGCACAACAACGTGCTGATAGACTAACATACTTATCAACATCTGTAAAAAATATTAGCGACTTGTTCGTTAATCTACAAAGAGCAAAGGTAATGAAATGAGTAAAAAAGCATTGATAAAAAAGCTATTAGAAAAGCTAAGTGAAGAAGATCTAGCTGAACTTTTAGGAGATGATGAAGAAAATTCAGAAGAAGAAGTACAGCAAGAAAAAGAAGATGTAGTAGAAGAACCTTCTCATATTCATACAACACAAAATAATAATCCTAGCAGTAGGAATAAAAATTTAGGTAAGAAGTCTGGAAAAAAATCTAAAAGAAGACATAGCTCAAAAGGTAAGGCTTGCAGAGTTTTACCTATGAATATTGATAATCAAAGACCAAATAAATTTGAAGACATGATTTCTAAAGTGGGGCTAGATCCAAGCGAACAAAGAGAGCTTGCCTCTGCGTCACAAATGGATGAAAATGCTAGAACAAATAAGACATCATTCAAAAAAACATCAAGAGGTTCTACGCTAGTTGATGTAGAGTGTTCTGTTTGTGGTCAAGAAGAAACAATTTCTGCATCTTTAGTGGCAGATTTTAATCGTTGGAAATGTAACTCTTGTTGTTGTCAGGCTGGTTAAAATGATATTATCTGATCCCGCTTCCGAAAGAGCAGTGCTTGCTGGTATTTGCAGACATGGCTCTGAAGCATATTTTGATGTTGCTGATATTGTAGATGCAAATACTTTTACTGTTGAGTCTAATTCTATAATCTTTGCTTGTGTAAAAAGAATATTTGATAAAGATGACTCAATAAAAATTGATGTCCCCTCAATACTATCTTCTGCAAAAGAGATAGGGCTGGCTGATTTTTTTAATAATAAAAATGAAATATCTCATTTAAATGCTGTGATGAAATTTCCAGTATTGTTTGAAAATGTAAGGAGGTTCGCAGCTAAAGCTAGAAAGCTTCAAATAGCAAGGATGATGTATGACCAGCTAGAGGAAACCAAAGAAAAATATTTGGACATAAAGGGAGACGAGTCAGTATCTCATATATTGGGATTAGCTGAAGAATCAATATTTGATTTTACATCGCTTCTAAATGATCATGATGATGCACCAGAGTTATTGTTTGGAGATCTTGATGAATATTTAGAAGATAGGGCAGAAAATCAAGTTGATCAAATTGGTATTGCTACCGGATTTACTAAATATGATTTTGCAATCGGTGGTGGTTTAAGAAAAGGAACTGTGAATGTCATTGGGGCTAGAACCAAGGTTGGTAAAAGCTTGATTGGTCTAAATATGGGGGCGGATATAGCCAATCGTGACGTTCCAGTTCTTTATCTTGACACTGAGATGACCAAAAAAGATCAGCAGAATCGTGGCGGCTCTATGATATCCTATGGAACTAATGGAAAGTCAACGATCAATGATATTGAAACTGGAAAGTTTGCAGATAATGACTACAGGAAAAACTCATTGATGGAGCTTGCACAAAATAAAAAGAACATACCCTTCTATCATAAGAATATTGGAGGCAAAGCTTTTGAAGATCAACTATCAATCATGCGTAGATGGATAGCGAAAGTAGTTGGTTTAAATGACCAAGGAAAAGCCAACGATTGTGTTATTATATATGATTATGTAAAGCTTATGGAAGCATCTGAGTTAGCAAAAAGCGATCTTAAAGAGTTTCAGCTTCTAGGTTTCATGATGACTGCTCTACATAATTTTGCTTTAAGATATGAGGTTCCAGTTTTAGGTTTTATACAACTTAACAGAGATGGAATTAATAAAGAATCCACAGATGCCGCAAGTGGTTCTGATAGAATCATGTGGTTGTGTTCAAACTTTACTATCTACAAACAAAAATCTGATGAGGAAATAGCAAAAGATGGTCCAGAAAATGGAAATCGCAAGTTAGTTCCAATCATTGCAAGGCATGGCGAAGGTCTTGAAGATGGTGACTATATTAATGTACTTATGAAGGGTGCATACGCTAAATTAATAGAGGGCATGACCGCTTATGAACTTGAGGATGGCGGTTCTTACACTGAGGATAATGATGAATACCAAGAAGAAGACGTGGCATTCTAAATACAAGGATCAAGAAAAGCTAAATCAGCTTACTGAAATTGTTTTAGAAAATATAGAAGATATCTATGAATACTTTGATGTGCAATCACACAGAGGGCAAAAGGTATACTTTTCTGAATGCTTTATACACGGTGGAGATAACCGTTCTGCACTAAATTTATACTATGATGCAGACTATAGGGTGCATTATAAATGTAGAACTCATGGGTGTGAAGCACATTTTGGCACATCTTTATTAAGTATGATAAGGGGCGGTCTATCAAATATAAAATATGGATGGTCTGTTCCGGGAGATAAAACTGTTAGCTTTGATGAAACAGTTGAATTTCTTCTTGATCGTTATAATCTAGACTTCAATGGCTTAAAAGGTCAAAAAATTGATGCCGGGAATCATGAGTTCAGTAAACTAGTCAACGGTCTTTCTGGCGATAAGGTACGTGGCGATATAACAAAAGATTTCTATAGAAGTAAGGTTGAAATACCTTCTCAATACTATCTGCAAAGAGGGTACAGCATTGAGGTTTTAGACGATTATGACGTTGGAACCTGCAAAACATATGGTAAACCTATGTTCAATAGAGCAGTCGTTCCTGTATACGATGAGGTTGGTGAAACAATAATTGGTTTTACAGGAAGAAGCATTTTTGAACAATGTCCTAAATGCAAATCTTACCATGATCCTAGTAAAGACTGTTTTTATTTTCCAAAATGGAGACATACAAAAGGCTTTCAAAAAGAAAAAGCATTGTATAATTATCATAGAGCAAAAGAACATATTATATCCACTGGAGTAATTATATTAGTCGAATCTCCGGGAAACATTTGGCGACTAGAAGAATCAGGAATACATAATGCTGTTGGATTATTTGGAACGACACTTAATCCACCACAGAAGCAACTAATAGACGAGTCTGGTGCATTGACGGTAGTTATTATAATGGATAATGACGATCATGGTGCTGGTCAAAAGGCAGCAGAAGAAATAAAAAAACAACTAGAGAGAACATATAGGGTTTATATAATCGACATCAAAAAGAACGATGTCGGAGAAATGAGCACTAATGAAGTAACAGATGATATATTACCTTGGATTAATCAAGCAAAGGAAGCATATTTATGATTGAAAAAGCAATGGCGTATCTTAAAAACAAAGCATTGTCAGATGTATCTCAGGCTGAAATGAGCTTTGACCTCCTGCTGCACAAGTCAGTTGGAATTGGAGATCATTCAACAGGCGACTTTACTAAAAATCTAGACGAGGCATTAGATCTTTTGGTCGATGCAAACGATAGACTAAAAATGGTTGAAAGACTTTCGGAGAAATATAGAGTATGACTCAAATAATTGGATTTGCAGGTAAAAAACAAAGCGGCAAAAATACATGCTGTAATTTTATTACCATGCTAAAAATGATAGAAAAAAATGTTTGTGAAGCCGCAAGACTCAACGATAATGGCGAGATAGAAGTATCTGACATATTTGGCGAGCGTGTTAGTGGGCAAGAATATTTTACTTTTAAAAAACCTAAAGTAAATACAGATGTTGTAATTGAACAAATGAATTCTGTAAAGATATATGCATTAGCTGATCCACTCAAGCAGCTATGTATTGATTTTTTTGGACTTCCTGAAGCTAATGTCTATGGTACAGACAAAGATAAAAGTAAAATGACCGATATTAGATGGGAAAACATGCCATGTAAAGAACGATATTCAAATCAAAAGAAAAAGGGCAGAATGACTACTAGAGAAGTTTTGCAGCATCTTGGCACAGAAGTGTTTAGGATGATTGATAAAAACATCTGGGTCAATACATTATTGAGAAAGATAGATGAAGATAGACCTGAAATCGCCTTGATTTGTGACGTTAGATTTGATAATGAGATGAAATTATTGAAAGAAAATGGCGGCATTATACTTGGACTTAAAAGGGATAAATTCAAGTCTAAAGATAAACATGCGAGCGAACAAGTAAATCTTTCGCTATGTGATAAGGTAATTGACAATTCGAGCTTGACTATTGCAGAGCAAAACAAAGAAATATATTTTGCACTAAAAAAATTGAACTGCAAATATCTTACAGATTTAGGAGTTTAAATGGGTATTCCAATAGTATACTTTAGAAGTAGTTCTTTTAATTGCCACAGAACTTGTCCCATGCAATTTTATACAGAGTATGTGCTGGGACTTAGAGGGTTAGGTAATAAGAAAGCAGATAAAGGTACAATAACCCATAAAATACTTGAGATAACAGCACTTTGTAAAAAGGCATCCCAAGACGGTATTAAAGTTATTGATGATGAAGATATTGGTGAAGTTTTTACCGATAACTATGACCCTGAATATTTAAATTCTATAGGTATCAGGGTTTATGAATACTACAAAAATATATTTAATTACCACAAAGGGAAAAATGCTTGGAGAGATAGAGACTTTGAAGACTGCATGGGCTGGGCTTGGAAGGCTCTGAAATACAAAGATGGCATGTACGACCCAAGAAAAAGAAATGTTGTAGATGCAGAGCCACATTTTGATTTTGAAATACAAAAAGAATGGGCCAAATATGATTACCCAGAGTATGATTTAAAGGGCTACTTATCATTGAAGGGTACTATTGATTTAGTGGCAGATATTGGGGACGGTGTGTATGAAGTGATTGACTGGAAAACAGGACAAAGAAAAGACTGGGCTACAGGTAAAGAGTATAATCAAGGAAATTTATTTAATAATCCACAGCTTAGAATGTATCATTACGCATGTAAGAAGCTTTACCCTCAAGCTCACACGTTTCTAATGACCATTTACTTTATAAATACTGGCGGTCCATTCACTGTACATTTCCAAGACTCTGACTTAGAGCAGACAGAAGAGATTTTGAAAAAAAGATTTGAAGAGATAAGAAATACAGATCAGCCAAATATTCTACCAAGAATAAGACCTAAAGATAGTTGGAAATGCAGAACAATGTGTGATGCTGGAAAGACTACATTTCAAGGAACGAACATTGAGCCAATTAAAGAACATCGTCCCGGACAAAGAACAAAGTATGGGGAAGTCATGAGCAAATGCGAACAGGTCAGATACATGATAAAATTAAAAGGAATTGATTGGGTGACTAACAATTACATGTCACCGGGGCATACTATTGGAAGATACGGTTCTGGTGGGGGAAAGGTTCAGGATTGATGAGATATACTCCGCTACACGTTCATTCAGAATACAGCCTTCTTGATGGCCTAAGCAAATGTGAAGATATAGCAAAAAGATTGGAAGTTATAGGTTCTAATGCTTGTGCATTGACAGATCATGGTTCAGTTTCTGGTGCTGTTGACTTTTCTAAACAAGCCAAATCTAATGGTATGCGTCCTCTATTGGGGTGTGAGCTTTATGTTTGTCCTGATGGGCAGGCAACAAACAGAACTAAAGAAAATAGCAAACTAGTACATCAACCCGTTATAGCAAAAAACTTTAAAGGATGGAAAGATCTACTAAAGATAGTTTCTTCATCAAACAAAAAAGAGCATTTTTATCATAAGCCCAGAATAGACATGGAAATTATGTCTGAGGTGGCAAGCAATAAAAATTTAATTTGTTTCAGTGGTCATCTAGGATCAGTGTTGTCAAATGCTATTTGTAATGGAGATGAGCTTGACCCAGATTGGATGAAAAAGGGAAAAGCTATGGCAGAAAGACTTAGGTCGATGTTTGGCAAGGAAAACTTTTTTATTGAAATACAACTAATAGATTCTAGAATAAATACATTTGCAGCAACTGTCTCCGGTGCATTAAGAGATATTTCAAAGGCCACTAAGATACCCTGTGTAGCAACTCCAGACGCACATTACTGCTCTAGGGAAGATGCAGAGGATCAACGTGTACTCTTATGTACGTACTTTAAAAAGAATATATCTCAGATACAAAGAGAAATAAAACAAGGGACCGCAAATCAATCATTAATAACATTTTTTAAATCAGATAATTACCACATACCTTCATATGAAGATATGAAAGAATTTCATACAGATGAAGAACTACAAAACACAAATCTTATAGTTGATATGTGTGAAGATTATGATATTCTTAAATCACCAGAACCACCTCAATTTGTTTGTCCAGATGGGATGTCTCCAGAAGAGTATCTCAGGAAACTTAACAGAGATGGCTGGAATAGAAAAATGCGTCATGTTGAAAAAAATAGTGATGAGTTTATTGAATATGGTAAAAGGGTAAATAATGAGCTTGATGTCTTTACTTCTATTGGGCTTTCTAGCTATTTTCTTATTGTCGATGACATTCTTAATTTCGTTAGAAGCAAGGGATATATTACCGGCCCCGGAAGAGGTTCTGCTGCTGGTTGTATGGTTTCTAATCTACTGGGCATTACTCAGGTAGATCCAGTACCTTATAATCTTATCTTTGAAAGATTTTACAATGCAGGCAGAAATGCTCCCGGTAAAATATCTTGGCCTGATATTGACTTTGATATACCAAAAGCTGCTAGAGAAGAAACAATCGAATACATTAAAAGTAAATATGGAGAAGAGTGTGTTGCACAAATACAAACATTCCAAACACTAAAGGGAAAAGCTTCATTAACAAGAGTAATGGGTGCTCGTGGCAATATCTCATTTGACGAACAAAAAGCTATTACAAAGTGCTTGCAAGATGAAGCAAAGGTATCTGATGAACTTAAAGATATTGAAGAAGAATATGGATATTCATCTAGCATTTTATGGGCACTTGAAAATACACCCGATAAACTAAAACAGTGGTGTCATATAGGAAAAGAAGGAAAGCTAGAAGGAAGGCTTGCAAAAATATTTGAGCAAGCGATTAGGATTGAGCATACAAAAATTATTGCAGGCACACATGCTGCTGGTATTGTTATTTCGAGTAACCCCATTAGTGATTCATGCCCTATGGTATTAGACAGTAAAGGGAAAAGTTATCGTGCTGGATTTGACGGCCCTAGCTGCGAAGATTCAGGGCTACTTAAACTTGATTGTCTTGCAATTCGCGGATTAGATAAGGTAATGGATGTGGTTAATATAGTTGGTGGTGAAGACCTATGCTAATAAACAAGGAGCAAATTATATGAAGAATAATCGTTGGATAATATGTTTTGATTTTGAAACTGATCTTCCAGATAAGGACTTGTGCAACCCTGTCCAATTGGCAGCGGTTCCAATTGACCCAGAAACATTAGAAGTTAAAAAAGATCAAGCTTTTAATGCTATGATAAAACCAGAAGGAATTGATAAACCAGAATACTTTGATGTTCCTAAAAGAGAGGCGACTATAAATTGGCACGCACAAAACTATGGAATTACATACGAGGAAGTCATTGAAAAATGGAAAACTGGTGTTTCTGAAAAGGTTGCTTGGAAAAACTTTGCAACCTATTGCAAAAAATACACCGTAGACAAAAAACCCGGACAATGGTTTCCAGAACCAATACCTGCGGGGTATAATATCACTGGGTTCGATATTCCAATCGCTGAGAGGTTGTGCAAAAAGCATAAAATTAAAATGCCATTCTCATCAGTAACAAAATTAGATGCTATGGATAATTTATTCTGGTGGTTTGAAAATCTAGAAGAACCATATGATTTTAAAATGGATACTTGGAGAAAGTTCTTTGGAATTAAAATGAAAGGTGGAATAGCACATGACGCACTGACTGATGTTTTTGAAGAGTCTGCTATTGTTACTAGATTTATGAAGTTTCATAGAAAACAATCTTCTGTTGGTAAATTTAAAGGAAGCTTTGCGAATGTCTCGATATAGGTTAGCATTGGCAATTATTTTTGTTTTGCTTTGTATAGTAGACAATATATTTACATATGAAGTAACAAGATGGCCTTTATACCAAGAAATAGCACCGGTCGCAGTCCTCATGCTTTCAATACCATACGGACTTTGGATTCAAAAGTTTTGTGTGTGTCTGGGTTTGTATTATTTTAGAGAGAAGATTAGTAATCAATTTTTGTGTGTTTTAAACGCAGCTATGCTGTTCATAGTTTGCAACAACGGCTACTTATATTGTAGGGTAATATTTTAATGTATGAATATAATGCTAAAGTTGATCGTGTTGTTGATGGAGACACTGTAGACTTTATTGTTGATCTTGGATTTAATATCAATATAAAGATCAGGACTAGACTGATTGGTGTTGACACACCAGAAAGAGGACATCCAGACTGGAAAAAGGCAACAGCCGAATGTGCAAGATTGCTTTCTTCTGTAGCAGATATTCACAGTGCTTCTATTGGAAAACCAGAACACTGGGTAAAAATAAAAACAACGAAAACAGGGAAATATGGTCGTTGGCTTGTAGAAGTTGATGGTGTAACAGATAAATTAGCAGAGACTTGGCCCTATGAAAAATAACTATATTGAGTTCCCATGTGGTTGTAAGTTTGAAAAAAACTCAAAAGGTCTTCCAATATTCAATCCTAACATTGAAGCACTGCCATTGCATTGTGAAAGAACTTGGGATATGATTTGCGAAGGGAATACCAAGGGTGTATTTCAGCTTGAATCTCAACTCGGTCAAAGCAAAGCAAAAGAAGTAAAGCCAAGAAGTATAGAAGAACTATCAGATCTGATTGCAATCATCAGGCCGGGGTGTGGTGATGCAATTGTAGACGGTAAATCTCTTACCCAGCACTATATTGATCGTAAAGCAGGAAGAGATGATGTCAAATACTTTGATCCCAGACTAAAACCAATATTAGAACCAACTTATGGAATCTTGGTATATCAAGAACAAGCTATGCAAATAGCACAACTGGTTGCTAATTTTTCTTTAGGACAAGCAGATAATCTTCGTAAGGCTATTGGTAAAAAGAATGTTGATCTTATGGCCAAGGTAAAGAAAGAATTTTTAGAAGGTGCTATTGCTCAAGGAAACTTTACTGAAAAAGATGCTGAAGAGATTTTTAGTTGGATCGAGAAGTCTCAAAAATACTCGTTTAACAAATCTCACTCAGTAAGTTACGCACTCAATGGATATCAAACTGCTTATGCCAAAGCCCATTTCCCTAGAGCTTTTTTCACCTCATATCTTCGTCATGCTGATGGTAAACCAAAGCCATTTGAAGAAATAAATGAATTAGTAAATAACGCTAGACTTATGGATATAGACGTGCAACCACCTAGCATTGTTAATATGAACTCTAATTTTTGTTTAGTAAATAAACTTCCAACATTTGGTCTAGTGAATGTTAAAAGCGTTGGTATGAGTGTGTTTAAGCAAATAGATGCAGTAGTAAAGCAAAATTCATATAATGTGTCTGATATGGGCTGGGATAAATTTTTAATGAAGGTTGGTAGGTATATTAAAAGTAATTCTTTTGAATCTATGATTAGAGCCGGTGTTTTTGATTGCTACAAGAAACAAAGAAATAAAATGCTTTATGACTTTAACATATATAAAGAGTTAAAAGATTTTGATAAAGACTATCTTACAAAAACAAAGTGTAAAACATTTGTAGAAGCTCTTGAAGATTTGATCCCATACATTAAAAAGACTAAAAGAGCTACAGTGCATACGGAAAGACATATTGAGCAAGTTAGAGGGTCAATATCAGCACTAAAATCCCCACCATATGAATTGATTGACAGGCCAGCTTGGAGGGCAAAGCAAGAGAGAGATTTGCTTGGCGTAGAAATAACATGCTCAGAAGTTGATGAGTATGATACAACAGATGGAAATTGCAGTTGTAGAGAATATGTAAAAGGTTTTGAATCTAATTACATAGCTATAGCAGCACAAATAAGTGACATTAGAGAATGGAAGATCAGGGGCGGAAAACACAAGGGAGAGAAGATGGCATTCTTAAAAATTAGTGACAGTTCTTGTTCGCTTGATAATGTTACTGTTTTTTCAGAAGACTGGCAAAAACTAAAAAGTAAAATTGTTATAGGTAAGATATTGCTTCTTAGAGGAAACAGAGATAAAAATCGAGGAAGTTTTTTAGTAAAACAAGCACAAAACCTAGAACAATGTATATAATAAGGATATATAAATGGACGAATTGATAGAAAAAAATATGGGGCTTGTTGTCTCAATAGTAAATTCTTTTGGACCCAAGAATCATACTGAGCGTCAAGATTTAATGGACGCAGGCAGAATAGGGCTTTGGAAAGCTTTACAAAAATATAACAGAGAAAATGGTCACTTGATTTCTACCTATGCTTGGAGACCAATAAGGTGGTCAATAATTAGGGAGATAAAGAGCAGGAAAAAATTCGTATCTATAGAAAATATAGCATCTCCAGTTGTTGAATCAAAACAAAACTTATGGGAATGTTATACTGATGATATGTCACCTGAAGAACAAATCTTAATTGATTTAAGAAAAGAAGGATATAAATTTCATGAAATATGTGACATTCTAGATGAAACTCCTTCTAAAGTAAAAAATAAATTTTATAAACTTATAAAAAGATTAAGAGAAGCAAATGCAACGTAAGAAAAGAATACTCTTTGTAACTGAATCTCATAAACTAGCTTCTGGATTTGGGACTTATGCAAAAGAGATACTGAACAGAATATACAAAACTGGTAAGTATGAAATAGCAGAATTCGGCTGCTATATGAGTCCTATCGAGAATGAATCAACGGATTGGTTGATATATGGAAATGCTCCAATGCCTCATGAAGAGGAATATCGCAAAGAGCATACCTCCAATCCAAATGTGCAATGGGGGATTGCTAGATTTGAACATGCTGTCTTAGACTTTAAGCCAGACATAGTTGTTACCTATAGAGATCCTTGGATGGATGCGTACATAGCTGACAGCGTACTGCTTCCCTTTTTTCACTGGGTTTGGATGCCAACAGTAGATAGCGAACCTCAAAAAAATGAATGGCTATATTGGTTTAATAAATGTGATGGGTTAATGGCATATTCTGAATATGGTATCAGAACACTAGAAAACCAAACACATGGAAGATTAAAGGTAACAGATTGTGCATCGCCAGCTATTGATCCAAATACTTTTAATATAATCCCAAATAAAGCAAAGCACAAACAAAGTATGGGAATTGATCCAGATAGCTTTATAGTTGGAACAGTGATGCGTAATCAGAAAAGAAAAATGTTCCCAGACCTTATAAAAAGCTTCAAAATGTTTCTTGAAAATGCACCAAAAGAAATAGCGGAAAAATCTTTTCTTTATCTACACACTAGTTACCCAGAAAAAATGGGATGGGATATAACATCGTTAGTACACGAGTATGGAATAGGATCAAAAATTCTTGTAACTTATACTTGTAAGGCATGTAAAAAGTATTTTTGTTCTAATTATAGAGATGCCATAACTCAGTGTAACCACTGTGGAAAAACTGCTGCAACAATGCCGGGAGTCACTAACGGTCTAGACCATTCCGACCTACCTAATATATATAACTTGATGGATTTGTACGTGCAATATGCAATCTGTGAAGGCTTTGGTATGCCTCAAGTAGAAGCCGCAGCGTGTGGGACACCAATAGCGTCTATTGATTATAGTGCTATGGAAGATGTTGTTAAGCACTGTAAAGGATATCCTATCAAGCCAAATCTTCAAAGAGAAATGGAAACAAACGCACAAAGATCGGGCCATAATAACGAAGAATTAGCAAAGATTATGCTAAAATGTGCTTCTCAAAATGACGCACAAAGAAAAAAACAAAGGCTTGAAACAAGGAAAGGCTGTATTTCAAGGTATACTTGGGATAAAGCTGCAAAAAGCTGGGAAAAATATTTTGATAGTGTTGAAAGAACAAAGCCACTAGAAGGACAATGGGATGCTCCAAGGCTCATGCGTCCTGTACCAAATGAAATGCCTAAACAACATATAAACAACCAGCAGTTTTCAGAGTGGATTTATAATGATGTAGTGCAAGATGATTCAGAAAAATTTTCATACAAAATGCTCTTCATGATAAGAAATTTAAATTTTGGAGCTAGAATTGGTGGCGACATGTCTCCCTACACTAAAGAGAATGCTTTTAACGATTCTAAACATTTGGCAAATAGAAGACTTTACTTTGATACAATTAGGTGTGAAGGATTGCAACCGCAAGATTTTATAATTCAAGCACATAACAGGATTAAGAAATGAATGTATTTTATGTCGGCCCCTATAGACAATCTGACGGATGGGGAATAGCCAGTAGAAGCCTCGCTAAAATTATATCACAGCAAGAAGGTATTGATCTTACTTGCAGGCCAATATGGTATAATTTAAATTCGTTACAACAAGATATAGGGATTCTTGAAGCTTGCGAAAATAAAAAGCTAGAAAAAAAAGAAACTCTAATACAATTTGGATTGCCTCAATATTTAAATTATAATGGAGATTTTAAAAGGAATATAGCTGCTACTATTGTTGATTGTAGAATTGATAATATGGGTTGGGTTGCTAACTTAAATCTATTTGATGAGATATTAGTATTTTCTAAAAATGAAAAAACAATACTTGAAGAATCAGGTATAAAAAGTAACATTCGCAATTTGAATGCTTTGCCAATCGAATTACATGAGCCAATAACAGAGTTTGATGTGGATGAATTTGGGCCGCTGTATACCTTCTACACAAATGCTGGCTTAGGAACTAATTCAGGTCTCAGAGAAACAATCGTTGCGTTTCTTTCTTCCTTTACAGCACTAGATAATCAAGTATTAGTAATATTTTGCAATGAACAAAACTCACAACAAATATCGGAAGAAATAGATTTAATAAAAAAATCACTAAATATATTTGGCAATATAAATGATATGTATCCAAGAATAGGTATAATCAAGGCAGAAGATCAATCTTTAATTAATCATGCTCATTCAACATTTGACTGCTTTATTGATTTATCATATAATTCATCATTAACCTACCAGACTATTCATGCGTTTTCTAAAAACCGACCTGCAATTTTGCTGGATACTTGCAAAGATCAAATTGGTGAAGATTATGGGTTGCTTGTAAAATCAATTGAAGAGCCTTCATTCACTCAACAAAGACCAGTAAAGGGTATGTATTCTGGAGAGCAAGCTTGGTCAAAACCCAAAATACAAGACATAAAAAACAAAATGATTTCTGTAAGCAGCGATAATACTATAGCAGACAAAGCAAAAGAAGTAATATACAAATTTAATTCAAATTATAGTTTTGGCAATAATCAAAAAATAAAAGAGATTTTATGTATCCAATAGAGAATATAATTAGAAACGCAGAGAAAAAAGATAGTAAAGATCGTCTATCAATATTAATAGTAAACGATGGAAATGATCGTTACATACAGTCTATGGCAAAAAAATTGAGTCATGATTTCTATCTAGTTGATAACATTACGGGAAGCGGAAGACAATGGAAAAGCAAAGTCAGGCCAGAAAACCTATCCCTGCTTAATGATTTATCTCAAATTCCTAGTAGGTATGTAGATGCAATAATTGTTTTCAACAGAACTAATGAATACGAAAAAGCAGATTTTATTTCAAAAAATTTTTCTGTCCCACTTATAGTTATTGATACAGTTACAAGTCAGCATAAAGTATGTGTTCCGTTTGGTGCTTCGACCAATATTGAAAATCCATCTCATATCTTAAATAGAAATATTGACACATGCGTTGCACTGAACGATACTATATTGCGTAGTTGGATAAACAATAATTCATCTTTATGTGTAAAGATCAACCATCTTCCAAATAATATAAAACGAGATCAAAACTCTAATCTTGTATTGTTAGACCCAGAATTAGATCGTAACTATTTGGGCAGCATGGGAGTTAATTTTCAAAATGAGATTTACACTAATGATCCTGAGAAGGCTTGTGTATATCTAAACATGTGGCAAAGCGTAACCCCTCTGATGATAGATTGTATGCACAACGGCATACCTGTTGCAACCATTGCTAATAATGAGTTTGAAGATCTTATAAAGAAAGAATGTTGCATTGTAATAGATAATCTAACTTTATTTAATGACCCTAACAATGTAACAAATTTGCTTCAATTTCAAAAATTACAGAATGTAATAGATAATGCAAAATCATATTTTGAGTATGAAGAGCAGGATTTTAAAAATAAATGGAATAATATTATTAATCATGTATGCAACAAAATATTTATGGGAGTACGATAAGTGATAAGTAAGAAAATTAATTTGGTGATTGATAAGGTGAATCAGTCAGATTTTACTGAAGAAGATCTTCAAAATGCACCCGATGGGTTCTTTGAAGAAATATTCGTTTCAGACTTGCTTGAATTGTCAAAGAATAACGCAATCATAGACGATGTTATAAAAAAGGTAAGGAAAAATGGAATTGTCAAGTTAAATGGCGTTGATGGAATTGATATGTGTCGCAAAAGTTACTACGGAGAAACACCAATCGAAGAATGCTCAATGTATTTTGGTGCAGTAAACAGGATTAACTCTGTAATTTCAATTAAGAAATATTTTGAAAAAATAGGATGGCAAATCAATTTTGCTGGAATAAACTCAGGAAGATATTTTGTGGAGGCAAAAAGAAAATGAGCCAAAAAGAAGAAGTATCAGTAAACCATGTACATACAATTTGTAAGGAATGTGTATTTGCAAAATGGGAAAAAAATACGCAAACCGGATGTAAGCTTGATAGAATAAATGACTATGAGAAAGCTGGAGTAAACATTGTTGGTATAAAAGATGAAGAAGATAAAGAATATTTTGTAATTGATGGAAGATATTGTGTTTACTATAGAAACACAGAAATAATGAAAGATTATCCAAGAGATACTTGGGAAGAAATAGTGAATCTTCAGGTTAAAGTTCCATATCATGCTATGGTTATTGTAAATGAAGAAGATGATTTTAAAACAGTAAAGAAATGTTGTAAAGCCCTCAAAAATCAGAAGTACTCGCCAAACCTAGTGACACTAATCAATAAACAATATCCTAAATACGTTAGAGAACAGGATAATGCTATACCTCCTAGCAAACTTTTACAACTACTTAAAGATTCAGAATTTCATCAATTTAGTTTTAAAAATATATATGATCAATCCCTTGACGATAGAGCCTTGGTAGATTTAGTTTTTGATAGTGCAAAAGAAAATAAATATCCTTTTTATGTTGTCTTTAATGCTAATTTCGACATACCGCAAGAATTTAGCGAAGAATTTAATAATTCAATATTGATAAAAATGATGCAGGTAGGATTTGCAAAACCCGTAGACGATATAAATGGGATGATTGGCAACAGGGTTGCACACAAAAAGCACTCTGGAAATTCTTTTGGAAGAAATCTAGAGGATAAAATAATTAATCTTGAAGATGACGGTGAAAAATTTGTATTTGAAATAGGGGATGTATGCCCATGCTTAAAGAAATAGATATAATAGAGGCTAATAAAGGTCTACAGTACTTCATGGATAGTTGGAATAAAACCCAAGAAGATTCTATAGTATACGTATCTATAGATGGATTTGAAAGAAGCAAAGATTTTGATAGTCTTGTGCTAGATATTTTTGATAATGATGATACAGTCGGATTTGTTTATACAGATTTTTTTATATATGACTCAAATGGTTTAAACATAGCTCAGTTTTTAGACGATAAAAACCTACCCAGCATCCCTTTCTTTGTAAAAAAGAAAAATAACTTAAATATGCAATTTGTTCAAGAACAGAATATTATATCATCTATGATGCAAATGTATATTAATCATGGATATAAGTTTGAACACTTAGCAGAAAACTGTCTCGGACATGTTGTATGACTTTGAAATATATAAAAAATATAAAACAACAAACGCCCATAGATATTATTATACCTGCCGCTGGTCTAGGTAGGAGAATGAAATCGTATGGTCCAAAGTCTTTAATAAAAATAAAAAAGAATCTGACGGTAATAGACCATCAATTAAAGATAATAAAAAATACAATACCAAATGCTAACATAATATTGGTATCTGGATTTGAATCTGATTATCTGATGAATAATACTCCAAACGACATTATTAAAGTAGAGAATGAGAGATACGAACAAACAAACGTTGTTAGATCAATAGGGCTAGGTTTAAGGGCTTCACAGAGAGATGTGCTAATTATATATGGCGATTTGGTTTTTAATTCAGAGTGTATCGAAAATATAAATTTTAACAGGTCTTCTATACTGATAGGAGATAACATGATGAAAGAATCAGAAGTAGGATGCATATTTAATAATAGTGATAAATTAGAAAGCATGATGTACGACTTAGAACATAAATGGAGTCAAATGATTTTTTTAAAAGGTAAAGAATTAGAAATATTCAAAAAAATATGCTGGAATACTGATAATTATAGTATGTTTGGTTTTGAGGCTATAAATGACTTGTTATCAATGGGCGGGATAGTGAATGTGTGTCATCACAAAGATGCAAAAGCTATTGATATAGACAGTTCAAAGGATTTAGAAAAGGTATCACAAATATTATGAATAAGAATATATTTTTCTCTGCGTCTAGTCATCCAAAAATTATGGGTGTGGCACAGGCAATGCAAGACAATGCAAAAGAATCTCGCTGGTTTGAAAACTCGTTGCCTATTTTTGACTTACTGGAAGCAGAAAAGCCAGACTTGGTTTTTTTCAAAGATAATGATTACCCACTACAGCATATTGAATATGCTAAAAAAGACTTTCCAAACACTAAGTTTGGTTTGTTTACTGAGCTAGAAGAAGATCATGAGTTTTTTGACATCACCATCAATATTCTAAATGAAAAGCATAGAAACTATCTACCTTATCTTGCAAACACATACTATTCTGGAGGCAAGAAAAATGAAATATATGAAACAGATATTTTAATGATAAGCAACAATGTTAATTTAGAAAATGAAACACTACTGAAATGGATATTTTCCATAGCTACAAAGTATAGAATGAAAATATATGGAGAAAATAAGGTTCAGTGTCCATATTATCTTGGTAATGTAGGTATAGAGTCGCTTAAAGATCTAATAGCTTCTACAAAAATAATGATAATGCTGAATGAAGAATGGCTGCAAACCGCTTTATTAAATGATAAAGTCCCTCTATTGTTTAGCAACAACCCTTCTAACCATTGTGAGTTTTCAACATACAGTCAATTAGATGAATTATGTAATTTACACATAAATCATGATATGGAATCAACTAAAATAACGCCAAAAACATATTTAGATTTTTGCAATAAAATACTAGAGGAATTATACAAATGATAGGAATATTAGTAGACAACATTGCCAATGACGCTTTTAACTATTGTATGTTTAGAGAATTGAATCGTCTGTCAAAAAAAGAGCAATGTTTTGTCTTTACCAATAATGTAATGGCTTTGCCAATGCAGAATAATTTTGCAATATTGCAACAAATAGATGCCTTGGCACACCAAGGTACTCTCATAGCTACTAACCTCTTGAATTGTCAAGTTCTTGCAAATTCATTGACAGCAGAAAAGAAATTTATGTATCTATGGAGCTTTGATTGGATGAATTTTAATAGACTTGAAGCTAGTTCGCTAAACAACATGCTTCACAATAACGAGATAGAGATCATAGCAAGAAGTAAATCACACGAACAGGTAGTCAGGAAAATGTTTAAAAGCCCCAAGGGGGTCGTTTATAACTGGAGAGCAGATGAAATTTTAAAGGCAATATCATGAGCAAGCAGAAATTTTTTAATTGTCTAAATAATACAAGATTGCAATATTATGAACAGCATTATTACCAAGAAAAAAAGAGTTGGAAAGAAATAGCGGAAGCACTTGGAACATACCCTAACAAGGTCAGAAGAGATGCGGAAAAACTTGGAATAAAATCTAGAACAAAATCACAAGCACAAAAAGTTGCTTTATCAGAGGGTAGAATAAGTCACCCCACCGCTGGAAAAAAACAATCTGAAGAAACTAAAATTAAAATTAGTGAAAGTCAAGGCAAAGTGTGGGATGGTATGACTGAAAAAGAGCGTGAATATCGCTCTCAGATAGGCATAGAATCTTGGAATAAAAAAACAGAGTATGAGAAGTCGGACTTTTTTAAAAAATCGACTCAGGCGATACAGGAAGCGTCTAGAAATGGCTCTAAAGTAGAGTTGTATTTGTTCAACCATCTGATCGAATCAGGATATCGAGTAGACATACACAAAGAACATATATTACAGAATGAGAAATTTCATATTGACCTGTACATACCTTCTTGTAGAATAGCAATAGAGGTAGATGGTCCGATGCATTTTGAACCTGTCTTTGGTGAAGAAAAACTTCAAAAAAGAATAGCAGCAGATACTCAAAAAAATGGACTAATTTTGTCCTCCGATATGGTGCTTATCAGAGTAAAATTGGTAAAGAGAGAATCACAACGTTATCTTCGTCAAATTGTAGAAAATGTTATGGAAATTATAAATAAGGTAGAAACTAAATTCCCTAAGAAAAATGAAAGGTACTTTGAAGTATGACTAATAAACTTGAAGATTATGTAGAAGAGGTAGTGGAAGATGGTGTATTAGAAGTAGGGGAATCAGTTAAAAAACCTACAGATCCTGAGTGGGTTGATTATGTTTTGGACCATCTTGCTGACCACGAGCTATCTGAAGGAAATCCTACAACAGACGGTTTGAGAAGGGTAACGGAAAAGCTTTATGGTCAGATTATCAAGTCTGATACAGAAATATTGGAAATACCAAAACAACCATACACTGGAAAAGTAACAGCTAAACACACGCTTGTAATCGAAAAATATGATGGGCGTATAGTAGAAATTAGTGCATGTGTTGATGTGATTGGAGATAAGCTGCCAGCACCATTTAATAGGCATTTAGTAGCTACTGCATGTACAAAAGCTGAAGGAAAGGCTCTTAGGCGTGCTTTAAAAATTAGAGTACAAACAGCGGAAGAGCTTAATACAGAAAAAGATGAAGAATTTAATACTGATGAACCTATAAACGATCAGCAGATAGTTGCAATAAAAACACTTTGCAAAAGAAATGACGTTGACTTGATTAAGTTTGTCAAAGAAAATAGCGATAAACCTAAAACAGTCAGAGATGTAAAAAATCTAGAAGGAAGATTGATGATTAATAAATTATCCGGTTTCCAACGCGAAGGAACTCCAGATAAATTAACAGGTTACAATGAGAATTGGGAAGAAACTTTCGGGGCTTAAAATATGTTGATTAAACTAAAAATTAGTGATGACCTTTGGATAGAAGAAGAAGCAGATAAAGAGGTTGACACTTTCAAGGCGGCTGCAAGACTTACAGAGATATTTAAACACGATAAGTGTGGAAGATGTCATAAAAAAAATGTCAAGTTTGTATGCAGAAAAGATAAAGAAGATAATGATTGGTTGGAAATAGTATGTAAAGATTGCAGTGCAAAATTAGTTTTCAGCACAGTTAAAGGTAAAGGTGGAGAAATCTATCCCAAGACCAGATGGAATCATCTTTCAGAAACTCAAGCCAAGCAAAGATCTGATGAAAAAGAGTATGCAGACAGTCACAACGGTTGGCTACCAAATAATGGCTGGTATATTTACAAAAAACAATCTTAATGGAGAATTAAAATGGCACAACAATTTTGTGTAGACATAGCAGATAGTGACGTAGATCGTGTGATCACGGCAATGTGTGCTAATTATAATTATCAAACTGAAATACCGAACCCTGATTTTAACCCGGATTTACCAATTGATCCAAATACTAATCCTGAAAAGATTGCAAATCCTGAAACACCATATCAATTTGTAAATAGAATGGGAAGAGATTTTTTGATTAACAATACAGTTGCTTATGAGTTGAAACTTGAGAAGCAAAATGTTCCTCAACCAACTCCCCCAGACATTACAGATCCACAAATTCCACCCGCTTAGGATGGAGTTTTAAAAACGGGGCGTGGTAAAACACGCCCTTTTTTATTCACCTTCTTCAGATTTCCTGTATGGAAATATTTGGTTAAAAAACTTCTTGACTTTTTGGCAACCGCAACCTCCGATACCGGCAAACTTGCTTATGGTTTCTTCTGTTACGCCAAATTTAGCAAAAGCTCTTTCCAAGCTATCACCAACACCTTCTGGATCTTTGTGTTGATAGTTTTCAAGCTTTACATCTTCTTCATTTTCTAAATATTCAACAATTTCATTTAGATGTTGTTTAGAGCCGTCATCTGACATTTATTTTCTCCTTGATTTTTTAGTTTAATTATGGGTCTACATCGGGAGGCGGTGATGGTCCGGGAATACAACCACCCACGGGGAATGGAGATATGGAAGTAATAAGATACTTACCACCGCATGTTTTCATACCAGCTACAGTTGTTGTTAAAGGATAAACAGCAGTAACAACAGTTTGACTGTTAATAGTTGTTGTTTCAGTTTCGATGCCTGTTACAACACACATTTCCCAATTCTCACTTGCATCGGATATCTCAATTTTTGTTATTGCCGTTGCATCAGCAGTATCAACCGCAGCACCTAGACCTTCTATTGCAAAATCCGCCCCCCAGTTGTGTTGATAAACTTGTGCAACAAAGATTTCTGGATCTAGACAACCATTTCCAATCTTTTTACCATAATCAATATGATTGTTAAATATTGTTAATCCACCGCACACGTTATCGGTTGATCCGGGTTCCTGTGGAGATGCAAAACCTATACCCGGACCACTTATAAATGAATTTATGACATCAGGAACCGATCTGTCGTGATATGGAGTTGTCAGTTCGCAAGCTGCCTGACCCGGATCACAACTAGTACTTGTATATTCCGGTAGTATGTTCCCACCACAATTTAATGTTTGACCAACTTTATCACAACCTCCGGCCCCCATAGTCAATGTATCAAGTCTCAAAGTACAGTCATCATTGTCTGGTCTGCTAGTGATAAATCCACTACCAATTTCCAAATTTACATAAGTTCTATAGCCACCTGTTTGATCACGAATGTCAGTACATGTGTTGGTCATTGCCTTGATTCTCATTCCAGCAGTGATCTTGTAATCGCATGATGAAGATTGATCTTTTTCAACTCTTATACCCCTGCCAAATATCAAGCTTTTAAATGGTGTTGCTTCTGTATAGTCGTTGGTCCAAGGTAAAGTGTCTTGACTACCATCTTGTGTAGCAACACAATCATTATCAGTTTTTAAATTTTGCTCATGCTTGATGAGATATTGACAATCGCTTTCTAGTTCTACATGCAATCCACTAAAGTTAAGTTTTTCATAATTTGTTTCAGTTACAGCATTTGAACCACAAAAATCTTCAGATAAAATCTTCATGGCACTATCAATGCGGAAAGCACAACCAATTGGAGTATCTGTTGAAGGTCCACCTCCACCCCCAGTAGTGCGTTTAGCAGGCGAAGCTACAAGTCCAGTACCAAGTATTAGATTGTCAAAATGATTTTTGCTTTTATCCTTGAACATATCTGGATCTTCAGCAGGCTCTCTACCACAAACACCAGTGTTGCTAATAAATTGATTTGCATCTATGTAGTAGTGACAATCTGTGGTGGTCATAGGCTCAGAAGGTCTTTGGGTTGATCTTATGCCACTTCTGAATATCAAATGAGTGTAATGATTGTATGTATCATCATCTGTCACTTCAATTTCACAGTTGCCAGTGTGACTAAGCAACATGCTTGAATTTAATCTAGCAAAACACCCATCAAAATCAACAGAAAGCCCAGTGCCAACAGCAATACCAGTAACGGCTGTTCTCGCACCATCAGTATTTGTATTTGGACATGTACCTGACTGGAACATGAATATTGGAGTTGGAAGACCAGTTACTTTTACTGTGCATGAATCTTCATCATAATAACTAGATAAATATCCTCCGAATTTTATATGATCAAATACCTTATTGGTAAATGGAGTATCGTTGCCCCCATCAGTAAGACTTCTCAAAGGAAGACAGCTTGATTGATATGTAAATCCATCAGCCTGAATATTCGCATTTAATGTAGCACCACAAGTTCCGCTTGATTTTAACTGTAAACCTGTTCCTACAATTATCTTAGCTGCATTAAAGTCAGAAACTGAAACACCATTATTGCAAGTCTCAACAGACTTCATTACAACTGGACTTGGACTTCCACTTACTATAAGATGATGGCAACCATTAGGATAAGTACCAACTGTATCCCAAGTAGAAGAAAGAAATCCTGTAAATGTAATAATTTCAGGAGGATATGGGTGGGTAGTTTCATTAAATGTATCTGTTCCACCATATTGATCACAGAAAGGCTCTGAAAGCTTTCGACCTCTTGTTCTAAGATAACTGGAAATAACACCCGTACAAGCATCATTGTCTATAAAACTTAATCCACGACCAATCTGCAATGTTTGTATTGGCTTTCTTCCTACAGCAAGACTATTAACATCACAGTTGTTAGACGACTCCACATTAATTGTATTGCTGCTTATACCACTAACCACAACAGTACAGTCTTCACCAGCTTTTGCGGTTGTAGAAAGTCCTCCAACAAATTCTATTTTGGAAATTGGTTTAGTGTGAGTAAATGCAGAACCGGGAGTGAGTGTTTGACAAGTATAAGATTTTGATGTACCCGCTACCGAGAAATCGCTCGTTAATGTGTAAGCACAGTCTCCAACCTTTGTTAATTTTATACCAGTGCCAACACCAAGGCCAGTAAATGTGTCTCTGGCTGCTCCAGCACCACCATCACAATCGCTCAAACCATAAATCCAATTTGGATTTGAGTTTACGTGTATTTCTCTGCCATTGTTATGACATACTCCGGTTGCCATTTTCAAACCGGTTCCGAACACTATGTTTGTAAACTTTTTAAAGCCCTGTAAGTTTAATTGACAAATTTCGTCTGAACCTTTAGCTTGCAAATTAGTTGTTAGTATTCCAGTGCAAGTCTGTGGACTATCTCCTTCAGTAAATGTTAATCCACTTTTAGATACAACAAAAGTTTCTGCCAAGAAAGCCGTATCACGAGTACCCTTATCGTCACAAACTCCAGACGCAAAGAATCTGAGTGGAGTTCTTGAGCCACTAACTGTTACTTTACAGCCTAGAGCATTTGGGCCACCTGCATCTTCATATTTAGCACCCAAGTAGCCTTTAAATTCTATATTTTCAAATCTTTTGCGGAAAGATTGTTTTACTGCTCCGTCAGAATTATCATAATCTGATTGCTCTCTTGCGTCTGGGTCGCAAAGATTAGGAGGAACTCTAGATCCTGTTGCAAATATATTAGATTGTATCAAAGCTGTGCAATCTTGATCATCTGCTGGGAAAAAGTTTGATGATTTATTATTTTCTAAATACAGTCCTGTGCCAACCACCAAAGTATTCGCAGCAAATTTATCAACTTTACAGTCAGCAGGAATATAGCAACAAGCAGGAAGGCCACTAAAGAACATGGGTGAAGGAGAGCCACTAACCACAACACTACATTTAGCGTCATCATAATGAGATGCTAGATTTCCAGTAAAGGTTATTGTTTCAAATGCTTTTTTAAATACTGTATTTCTATTATAAGGATCATAATTATCACTACAACCATCTTGACCTGCAAATTTACTTCCACTAGCAAATATTTGAACGTGTATATCTTTTCTATGATCTCTACAATCACCATATACACGATCATTATAAACCAGACCAGTACCAAGTCTTAATCCAGTAAAGAAAACACCGCCTTGTCCCTCAGTGCGACAACTAGCCAAACCAGAAACAAATTGCCTAGACTTTACTGTTATCAAACCACATTCAGGTTCGCTGATTGCAATACCGCTTGAAAATGCTATTCCAGTTATCAACCCTTCTATTCTTGTTGAAGCTTGATTTAAAGGTGGGCACTCAGTAGGTTGTCCAGAAACACCAAAATTTAATTTTAGAACACCTGTGCATTCATCTTGTGTCAAACTTAGCCCGCTTGCAACAACAAGTTTTTCAGCAAAAAAGTCTGTTTGAATGTGAGCACCGTCATTATACTCACCTTCTCTTTGATCACAAACCCCAGAAATTCCCATTCTCAATACTGGGACACCACTTACAGTTACGCTACAATCATCCGGTGAATAAGTTGATGATAAATTTCCTCTGAAATTAAGATTTTCAAATCTACGTTTTCCGGGAATGTTTCGTGTGTAAATATCACAGGTTTGTATACCATATCCACTAGCAGTAATCTTGCTGTGAATAATCCCAAGACATTCATCTTGTTTTTGATAAAATTCTAATCCGCTACCCGCAAATAAAGTTTCTGCCCTGAAAGGTGTTCCTCTTGCAGATGTAGGACATGTACCAGAATTAGCAAAATTAATTGTTGGTTTGATACCGCTAACTTGAAATTCACAGTTTGCCGTATCGTATACAGAAGATAAGCCACCAACAAAAGAAATACTTCTTGTTTTACCTTCGACTATATTTCTTTGTTCTGGGACTGATGTATTATAAGGATCGCAATGATCGGCTATTTTATTTCCAGAAGCAATAAGCTGTGAGTGTATGGCATATCTACAATCAGCAGATTTTTCTTCTACAACCAATCCCGAACCAGCGAGCAAATGGTAATAACTGTTGCAAGCACCTGTAGTTGGTGGAGTTTCCACCCCACAATAATCAGTGACATCACTTATAAATTGCCAAGCTTCAACCACACCTTCTTTTAATTCATCGCTTCCGGGCAATTGCTTTACTGTTAAACCATGACCAAACTTCAAACATTTGAATTTTGTTGAACACCCTAATGGCATTTCTAAGGTAGATGGAAAATTATTTGCAGGTTCAGATCCATCTTTAACACATTCCATATATCCGTCAAAACATCCGGTCCAAGGAACATTGCCCGCAAGAACACCAGATCCGACACCAGACAAACCACTTGCTTTAACATAAAGAGTTCTGTCACAACCATCAACATCTACAAAATTTCCGGCAAAACCGGAAGCAAATACAATGTGTTTGATATCATATGTTCTTGGAACATGACCGCTAATTGTTGCATCTAGTCTGTTTGTAGGAAATGCATAATATTTACAATCACTAGTATCCCAGTATGCTGGAATTTTACCAACACCAGTGGGTGGTTTTACGTCCCAAGGCCACTCTACATTTGCTTCTTGAGTTACAGAGCCACCCGTATCATCAAAAGTATTTTGTCCATTATTGACATCGGCGGTTGTGTTAGTGGATAATGGACAGCTTTGTTTATATGTGATGTGCAAATTTCTTGGAGCAGGAGGAACTGTCCAAACACCACGTTTTCTATCCAAACGCAAGTCAACTGGTGCGACTGGCCATGTTTTAGGAAGCTTTAAAAATTTATCTAAAAACTTATCTTTAAGATTAGATGTAGTGAATGTGCCAGCTTCTGCACTACTTTTACTGTCTGCATCGTTAGGTACAGGTTTTCCATCTGTATCATAACCCCAAGATTGCAGTACGAGTGGTCCTCTTAATGCAAAAAATCTATAATCATCTGCATATCCACTATCACCTTCTTCTTCTCCCTCTTTAATACACCAGCCTGAAGGTGGTGCAGATGCATTTCTACCCAAGACTTCAATATCATGCCCACTGGCTGACGTAGTAGATCTTTTTGCTACTGATGAATTGGGGTTTGAAAATGGATCTAAGTAAGATTGATTTATTTTTAATCCTGAATAAGACAGCTTTGGTCCATCGGGTGCTATTGTAGCTTCGACATTACCAGAACATGTAGAGTCAGTATGATTAACAAATCTAGGCAAACCTCCATCACCAGCTTTTGAAACCGGCCTGAAGATTCCGTCCATACTCATCAATGCACTTTCAGCATATGTAGCATCAGTTGGGAAAGTGAGAGTTGCTTCTTTGGCATTTATGGTAAATGATTCATTTCTACCTTCAAGCATTCTACCCATCAGCAAATGACTTGAAGATTTTGGTGCTCTTGCTGTTTTACCAACTTGAGTTTCTACTCTTTGTTTGATTCTTGCGGTTGCAGCAGCAATCTGTCTTGACAATGCTTGTCTGGATCTTAGGTTTCTTCCAGCAAGCAATCTTTGTTGGCCAATTGCCTTTATTCTTTCTGCATTATTCTTATTGAATCTACCAAATCTTGGAGTATATGTACTAAATTGAAAATCAGTAGTGAAACCTTGCGGTCCTACTTGTACATTGACATTTGTTATAGCTGGTCCATATGTACCCTGCCAAACTTGACCGGGGGCTTTCCAAACTGGTAATTTTACAGCTACTGCTACGGTTGGTGTTCTAGTCTCAACAAAATCATTAGCACCGGCTATATATTTTAGCTCAGAACCAAGTGGATTTGGTGGATATCCTGCTAGTGAAATAGAGCCTCGTTCACCCTTTCTCATATTTATAGCCTGAAGCTTGCTAACAGCGGCTGCATACATAGGGCCATCACCGCCATATTCCCAAGGAACAAGCCCATCATCTCTTTCGAGCCTAACTTGACCCGGATCGCCAACAATACCCCAAGGACCATAACATTGAATGTTGCTTAAACAAGGAACTGCTGCTGCATTTGGACTTATTGCATAAGAAAGCATTGATAGTGTAAATGTTGATCTGTCAATGTATAGCTGTGCTGGAGGCAATCCTGCTCCACCACCTTTCTTGGCTAAAAAGTTTGCTCCAGCTTGATTTACATCAATACCATTGTTAGTATCATCATCGCTTTCTTTGTTTGTTAAAACAGATCCTACTTTCATCAAAGCACATATAACTTCTGTTCCACCACCATAAGGAGTACCACGAACCCATTTGTCGGATACATCTGCTTTTACCCATATGTGACTTGATCCATCTGTTATATAATTATCGTCTCCCAATTTAGACGGATCTGGAACAAGACTTCCACCACCACCAGCAAATGTAAATCCACCAGTTGCAGGATACCGTATGATTCCTTGCAGTCTTCCATCATCAGATCTAAAAAAATCAGATTGTGCAGTAGGGGGATTAGTGCCAAGATTTAAAACTTCAGCATCTAAAGGCCAACACCCCTCTGTAGAAGGCAAATAGTTAAATTTAGTATTGCCTCCACCGTCTGTTGCTGCTTTTACAAATGGCATAGAAACTAAAAATTGCTTGCCATAAAATTCATCTGCATAAGATCTTACAAATTCATATATTTTATTAAAGTCTTTTGCAGAGTCACTTTTTGGATCTATTTCGTCTGAGGTTGCTTCAATGTTTGGTATCATTGCGGCCATGCCCGGAACTTTACCATCTGCTGCTTGTTGTATTTTTTCAGGTCTAATAAATCTTGGTTGTTTTATAGAATCAAAATGAGTGGCAATAGTATTCTGCATAACATGAGTAACATGCTTCCACGTATCCATATCTCCTAAAACTGCTCTCATTTCGGATTCAGATATGACAGCATAATTGCTTGCTATTGGAGTAACAAGTGTTGTATTCAATCTTCTTACATCAACACTAACAGCATATTCACCATCAACCACAGTGGCTTGATGAAGATCTCCATTTATATCATATCCCCAAAATGGCAACATCATAGTGTTGTCTGCTTCAAATGGATCTCTGTTTTGACCACCCATAAGAAACATAGAGGTGGTTTCATTTCTTACTTCTTCACCTTTTGTGAAGTTTAATACTCCCCCAGTGTCTCCCTCTGTTGCTTCTGCTTTTTTTTCTTCTATAAAAGATGTTAATTGCTCAGTGCTAACTTGACTAGTTCTTAAAGAAACGCGAATTTTTATTACTTTTAATACTTTGCCACCATTTTTAATAGGAATAAGCTCTACATAATAATCCATACCAGCATCGTCGCAAACCTGAGAAATTATTTCCATCAAGCTGACATTGGGACCAGATATTCTATAATTTGCTGGTGCAAATGGCATATCGCTTAAATCGACTAAATATTCACTAGCCGCATTTCCGCCAACAGTTCTATCTTTTGGTAAAACACCATATCCATCGGTAAAATCAGTTCCTACATAAAGCAATCTGCCCCCTTGAGCGTAGGCATCTGGGCCTTTCCCAATTGCTGCTGTTAGTTCATGTATAGCAGCCCTGACTTCAGTCCAAACCATACCTCTATCGTTTGCCATAAGCTGGTTAGGAAATTCACTGTTTCCAAATGCTCCAAACCTATAAGGCAAAGCAGGACCAAGTGGACCCTGTGAATTTTCACCACCAAATAGACCTTGAGACTCAATGTATCCAAAAGCATTTATTAGATTGAAAACACCAGAAGTAGCACCTATAAAATCATTAACAATTACTTGCGTATTTTGCAAGATTATTCTAGGATCAGTTAATTGAACTGTATATTCGGGATAACCATTAGGAGAATAACTCGACGACCAACTTTGAATTAAACCGCAATATTCAAATCCTTTTCTTTCTGTTGCTGATGCATGTCGTGGGTTTTCTTCAATTCTAAAGTAGACAGGAGTTCCCGGATCGACTTGACCGCTTGGAAAGCCATAATCACTAATTATTCCGCTTTGTCTGTTAAGCTGTTCATCATAATATATTTTTAGACCACTACAAGGATCTTCTACTAGATTTACAGTAAGATTAGAAGCTTGCTCGTTCCAACCTATAGATGCACTAAAACTTTTTATGGTGCAACCCATAAATAGAGTTTGAACCATTGGCCCATGTATTCTAGCAGGTTCACATGTATTATATGCCATTTTTTTCCTCTTGTTTTTTCTCTATAAAACTATGGAAGATTACATTTATTATATGTCCAAGCAACACTTCTAGTGTATCTACCTTGAGTAAAATTCCAATTTTCTGTGTTTGTTCCTGTAAATACTATATCAAATCGCGATGTTAGATCCTGAGCAACCGACCTAATAAGCGTGTCTATCTGACCTGTTGGAACCGGCTTCCAAATACCATACGCTGATTGTTTATCGAATCCATCACAACCTGTTGGTGGTGCTAGTACAAGCTCTATACTTAAAGTTCTTACTTTTGCGGTTGTTGTGCCTATATCTTGTAAGACTGGACCTAGTTTTCTTCCAAGTGCAACATGGCTTGCAAAAACATCTGTAGCAAGTTGATCATCAATAGAAATATTTTGAGATATAAGACATTCTCCAGTTATGCAATATTTTGATGTATTGTCAAATTGATAATCATAAGATATTGTTCCGGCCCTTGGATTACAACCAATAGTTCTTGATATTGGTGCTGGGTTCAATTGAGCAGTTGTTCCGCAACCAGATACACCACTCATGCCATAAACTCCACTTGCACGACGAATGAATGTAGGCTCTATAGCGTTAAAATAGGCTTCTGCGGCCTCCCAAGCAGTAACATCTGGGTTTCCTAGAGGGTCTGAACCCGTGTAATCAATACTAGCCAATCCTTGTATTTCACCTTGGACATTTACAGTTGAAATATTTTCAGCAACGTTCACATTAAGATCAAAAGTTTCAACAGCACCTCTGGGCATAGGCTGGCCAAGAATACTGCCAGTGCCCATGAAAACAAAATTTTCTACTACATTTATAGTTCCTTCGGTTTTATTACAAGAAATTTGTCTTATTTGATTATAAGGCTGGCCGGATGGGGCACTCAGTAATCCGGTCATTCGGATTTCACCCTCAGTCAAGCCATTATAAATTCCAGAATTAAATATTCCTGATGCATATTTTTTAGCATCTTCAAATAAATTGTTTGTTTTTTCCACTCCAGTGTATACAAGTCTTGCAGTAACATCTAAAGAGTGTGTAACATTTAATGCAACTGGAAATTTTACACCTTCATACACAGTGCCAAACTGCTCATCTCTTACTTCTACATCCCAGCTTTCTGATACAGTTTCAATAAATGGAGGAAATGTGCAATTGTTGAAAGCGTCTCCGCTTACGCCAGTAAACCCCGGTAGTTTAAAATCAAGTGTAAAATCTGCACGTCTTGTAAAGTTATCACTTTTATTTTCTATATTAAAAGATTCAATTGTTGGATAACCACTTATAATAGTATTTCCATTCGTTGCAGGCTGACCGCAGTGTATGTGCAAAAGCTTTCCGTCTGCATCTAGTGCTTGTTTTAAATCTGCTATATATTCATTAAATAATCCTGTAATTCCTAATGACAAATCCTGACCAGTTAATATCAAATGCCCCTGACACGACAGGGTATTTAGCTGACCAAACCCACGACCATCGGGTGTTTTAAGGTACTCTGTTTGTACTGAAAATACTGGTGCTGGCTTAAACCGATAATCCCCGTATTTAAAAACAATATCTGACATTTTTATTCTCCTATGTTATACAACCGGTTGTCCACCATCAATGTTTGAATTATTGGCTGCTATTTGGTTAGCAACTTCATCAAATATCTGATCTTGGAATTCTTTTCTGAATTCTGCTAATAGTTGACCACCGTTTAGAATAACATTTACATCAATAGGTTCTGAATTAAGTGTTATATTTATATCTGGTAATGATTCAAGTTTAGTAGCAGCGGCCAACAACTCGGTTGCGAATGTTGAAGTATTTAACATCTCGACTGCTTGTACAAACTTTGCAGTTGGGTCTTGAGTTCCTGCGGCAGTAGGTGCTTGTTGAATTTCTTGTTGTTGTTGCTGTTGTTTTTGCTGTTGTAATTGTTGATTTTTCTTTAAGTCGGTTTGTTCTTGCGTTATTTGTTTTGCTTGTGCTTCATTTTTTTGTTTGTTTAATTGTGCTGCTTCTTGTTGTTGTTGTGCGGCAACTTGCTCAGTACCGCCTAACCTTTGTATTCTTCCAGAGCCTGTGTCAATTCTTTGCGAAAGCCCTTGTCTTGCTTTCAGATTTATAAGCTCTTTGTTTTGTTCCTCACTAAGCGGCCCTACAGTTTGTTTTAGCTCTGATAGTCTACTTGCATCTTTTTCACCAAAACCACCCTTTTCTTCAAGTAATTTTTTACGGTTTGCTTGTGCTCTTTGTTCTTTTTCAAGATCCGCTAATCTTCTGGTTCTCTTTCTTGGGTCTCTTGCTTCTGCTGCTATTTGTTTTTCTCTGGCTCTGGCTTGTCTGTTTTGACTAGACCTGAGCTTGAAAGATTTATTTGCTATATCAACATCTTCCTGTTCCAAAAGACCAGCTTTAACTAATTCTGCCTGTGTACGTGGCTTTTCGCCTGCTTTGGCAGCACGCTTCGCTTCTTGTTCTCTTGCCGCTACAACAGCCCTTCTTGAATCACCAACAAGTCCTCCAGTTTCTGCACCAGCTATTCTTCCAGTAAAATCTGGTCCAAGAAGTTCTTTCGTAACTTGAAGATCTGCGTCTTGTTGGCTTATTCTTCGTATAGATCTAAGATTTCCAACAGCGACTTTTGCTGCGGGTTGTTGTCTTGCTGCTGCATTAGCTCGATCCTTTTCTCTTGCAGCATCAATTTCTGCTTGTTTATCAGCCTCAATTTTGGCTTTAACTGCTGCACCGAAATCATCATCCGTTTCTATGCCATCAATAGGTTTTAAGTTTAAATCTGCCACTACCTTGTCTGCCGCTGCCTGATCTTCTGCTTGTCTTTTCCTAACTTTAGCTTCTTCTGGACCGGGAGTTGCCCCAACACCAACCACTCTACGCTGACCGGTTGCTGGCTGTTGCTTCCTTGCTACATCAAGCCTCATGATTTGACCACCAGCAGCATCTCCGATTCCGTCTGGCCTTTGTGGTTCAATAACCGGAGTTCTTTGCTCAACTGGCATAAACCTTGGAGCACTTTTTTCGGCCTCTGCTTGTAGTCGTTCTGCTTCTACAGTCGCAGCAGACTTGTCACCTCTAAGTTTGCTTTGAAGTGCAGTCAATTTATCTTTGTCTTCAGTCAGTAAAGGTGCTCTTCCTGCTTTAAATTCTTGTGTGAGTATTTCTGCTGTTCCAAGTTTTTGTGCTTGGTCTGCTAGTCTGGTTTGATCTGGGGTCAATCCTAGCTTGCTAACATCTTCTCCTGCTCTTATTTTATCAATAGTATCTTTGAACTGCTTAGGATCTGTAAATGTTGATTTTAATTCTTTTTCTGTTTCAAGCCGTTTGTCTCGTGCTGACTTTTCACCCTTTGCTTCTGCTTTAAGCTCGCCTTCAATAGCTTTTCTATTTCTATTTGATTCTTGCTCTTGTGCTTGCTGTGCTTTAACTTGATTAAGATTCTTATCAGCTTCTTCAAACTTCTTGGTTGCTTTATCTATAGCGGGGTCCATTGTTTCTAATTTGGCTGTAACAGAATCTAATGCTGCCTGAGCTTTTTCGGTTTCAAGATTACCTTTTCTAGTTGCCAAAGCACTATCTATAATTTTATCAGCCTGAGATATAAAATCTTGTGTTGTTCCTCCAGCAGCCTGAGTATCTTTTAAAGCACTTGCTAATTTTGACTGAAGATCTAATTGAAACTTTGTTCCTGCACTGTCTGTATCTGTAACATCAATTTCACCAAACCCAGCCTGAGCAGCATTCAATGCCAATTGGTCTGTAAGTTGAAAAGCATCTGAAGAAGTAATATCGCCAGCTTTTGTAGTTTGTGCAGCACGACCAGCAGCCGAACCTTGGAAAGCACCAGTAACAAGTTCTTTATCAAAACCAGTTCCAGCTTGACCAAGACCAACAAGAAAATCAAAAGCACTGCCTTTTGAACTATCAACTCCAGTTGCTTGGTCTACAGCTTTGTTTCTTTCCTGATCTAACTTTTTAGCCTCCTTAACATTAGCTTCCTCCTCTTTTTTCTGCTTTTTAAGATCAGATTTCTGTTGCGTCAAATCTATCTGCTCTAACTGTGCAAGACGTTTTTCACTAAGTGCAAGCAAAGCTTCTTCTCTGTCTCTTAAAGATGCAAAAGCTTCACCAGCCGTAGCAAGTGCTTCTGTGGTTTTTATTATTTCCTGTCGATAAAGAATTTGCTGATCTTGCAGAAGCTTGGTATTTTGATCAGTGCTTCCTTTTATAAGTTCCGCTTGTTTGTCAACTATTGATTGGAATTCAGATATCAAATCTTTTTCTTGTTTCGTTTCACCTTTGACTGTTGCACCCGGACCATCTGCACGCCCAAGCACAGCGTCAACAGCACCAGCACCCAATCCTAAGTTGCTAAACAAATCACGACCACCTTGCTGGAAATTAGCAAGACTGGTTTCAAGGAAATCACCAACTTCTTTATCTGATGCATCTCGACCTGTTCGATCTTTAAATTGCTGTCTAAATGCAGTTGCAGCGATTCCTTGATCATCAAATAAATCTTGTTGAAGTGCTGCACCTTCTTGTACGCTAATAGCTTGGCCACTAGCAACCTTACTAGCAGCAATAAATGGTCTTTGAATATCATTTAAAATTCTATTAACGTCTTTTTGACTTCTAGCACCACTAAGCTGACTTAATCCAGCCTGTAATCTTTGTCGTTGGCTCAATCTACTTTCTTGTATTGAACTTAATTTAGACTCAATAGCACTCAATCTGGCGGTTTCATTGGTTTGTTCTTCTATCGCACGTTTTGTGCCTTCAAGTGCAGCAATAGTATTTCCAAGCTCATCTACAAGAGCACCTTCACCAGCTTCTCTAGCTGCGGCTATTGCATCGTCTGCATTTTCTGTATCAACACCAACTGTTTCACCTATACGATCCAGCAAGCCTTTTCTAATTTCTTCAAGACCCGCTCTTCTTTCAAGCAAATCAATGTTTCCAGTTGGACCAGCACCAACGGTTCCAAGATTAACTCCTCCAACGTTTGCGGTTCCAGAACCACCAGCATTAAGTAGTATAGATGTTCTGTCTGCCAACCTTTGATTAGCTAACTGTAATGGATCTGCACCACCAGTTCTAAATTGAGATAGTCTATCTTGTGCATCAGCACGTCTTCCTTGTATTTCAAGTTCAGCATTTGCTCTTTCTCTTGATGCTGTTACAATTAGATTGGCACTGTTTATTATTGCTTGATTTAATTGATTTAAAGAATTAGTTATACTTTCTAAGTTTTGTGCTGCCTGTTGGCTCAACTGAGAGAAAGCACCTTGTATATCTCCAAGTTCTCCAAGTTTTGCTTTTACTCCTTCAACGCCAAGAGGGTCTCCACCTTGTCTTAGTCCTACAAAAATACCTTCCAAAGAAGCCATAAATTGTTTCTTGACAGGTTCTGAAAGCCCACTAAATATGTCACCTTCTGCATTGATATTATTAACCAATGTATCTTTAACATCTTCAAAAGTAAATTCTCCACCAGCACGCTCAATTTGATCTACAGTATCTTTTAGGGCTTGAGGTAATCTATTTCCAAGAGCTATGGTGTCTGGTAAATCGGCAAAGTCTTCAGCGTCTCCACCAACGGCACGTCTTACTCTTTCAACACCGGCTGATAATTCTTCTCTTGATCTTCCTCTTCCTCCACCAGCGAATACATTAGCTCTACCTACTGCTTGTGCTTGTTGAGTAGTGCTGAGTATTCTACTTACTTCATTTTGAACGTTTTGTGCTGTGGTAGTAAAGTCTGATACTATGTTTGCAACCCTTTGATCCAAGTCTTGTAGTGCAGCAGCAAATGCATCTAGACCTTGAACTTGAGCCAACAGCAGATCATTAACTATTCTTTGCTTTTGTTCAGCAGCAATTTGTGCGGCTATAGAATCTCTAACAGAAGATATATAATTTTGAGTAGAATTGACAAGTGTTGATAGCTCTGTGGAAGAAACACCAGCAGCTTTAGCTACCTTATTTAATACTTCTGGATTTTTCTCAATAGCTTTCTGGAAACTTTCGATATCTGTTATGCCCAGATTAAGACCTGAAATCGCATTTCCAGTTTGTGCATTAAGATTGCTTATTAGTCTTTTGCTTGCTAACTTTCCAGACTCTTCAAATCCTTTACCAGCATTTATTCCTGCTATAAAGTCTGCGGCAGATGTTTTACCTGCTGCGAAAAATGCATCTAATTTTCCTTTACGACCGCTTGCTTCACCAGCAGCCGATATTTGATCAAACTGTTCGTTTAATGTTTTTGCGGCAGATACAGCTTGTGTTCCAGCCAATGCTTTAAATGCTTCTAGCTGTGCAGAGAATTGTTTTGTGCCATCGCTTGCACCTTCTAATGCCTTAAACAGATCATCAAGACTTGCGTCTGCACCCAATGCTGCTATATCTGTAACCTGATCAATATTCAAGGAATTAGCAAGTGCTGGACCAAGTGCTTCAAAAGTTACTGTCGCTTTTTGTAAAGCCGCATCTGGTATTGCCGCAAGAGTTTGTTGAAAATCTTCAGCACCTTGTAATTGAACAGAAGCATTTAATTTTTTTGCAGCATTTCTTGCCCTAGCATCAACATCAATTCCAACTAACTCCGCTGCTCCTTTTTTAACATCAAGGATAAATGTACTGACAGCACCAGTAACGCCACCCATCTCTTGTGCAGCCTTACGCATCTGTTGATCAGCTAAAAGAGTAATATCAAGGAGTCCACCTATACTATTAGCAAATCCTTCTATGCCAGTTCCTTCTGCTTGTGCTAAAGTTTTTCCAACCAAATCAAAGCCCTGAGCAAACTGATCTGAAAACTTAGCAAAACCATCTACCACTCCACCAACACCAAGATCAGATCCAATACCCCCAACGGCTGCATTGCCCATCTGTCTACCGCTAACTCTTAGATTTCCCAATCTTTGTGTTGTGGTTGTTACTGCGGAGGTCAAGCCTCTGGCACTTTTAGTTACAGCGTCTAAAGCATCAGCATCTTTAAATCCTTTTTCAGCAAGTTTGTCTAAAGCTTTTTCAAGTTCCAAACCAGCAGTCTGTGCGTCTTGTAATGTCTCAAATTTTAATTGTTGTTTTAATCCACCAAGAGCACCGTCAATAGCACCTGTTATACCTCCAATAGCAGCAAGCAAAGGAGTGAGAACCACCGCTGCTGGCCCCGTAAGACTTCCAATTGCTGCACCTGTCGCAGCACCTGATATAGCACCTTTAGCAGCACCAGTAATTCCTGCGGTTTTTAAACCTCCTTGTTCAGCACTAAATCCAGCAACTCCTGCAATTTGTTTTCTTTTACCTACAGTAGCTTCAGTAACACCATCAACAATGGCATCTCCAAATATACTTGCAACAATGGCGGCTATACCCGCTGGTCCTCCAGCAAGTTTAGGAGCAGAAGCAGCAAGTCTTGTTGATCCTGCGGCTGCTCTTCCTAGACCGGCTGTTGGAACTTTACCGGCTACTCGTGCTCCACCTCTGGCTGCCGATGCCGCTGCATTTGCTTGCCTTGCTCTTTGTGCAGCATCAATAGCTGCTCGTTGGCTTCCACCACCTCTACCGAACAAACGCCTACGGGCTGCTTTACCTTTTGCTCTAGCTGTTGCTTGCTGACTAGCTTTAACACCAGCTTCTCTTCCAAGAAGTTCTTTGCCGACGACAATTGACCTTTGACCCGATTTACTGGTCGCGGAGATAGTTCTACCTTTCGGTGTTTTCCCAGTCCGACCAGCAATTCTAGCTTTTTCCAAAGTTTCCGGGCCTTTTCGTCCTACAAACTTTTGTAATCCCGCTTCTCTTCTAGCGAGTGTTGATCGAGACTTGGCCAATCTATCATTTGCTAATTTAGATTTATCTAAACCAGCAGCTAATGATTTTGCACTTCCTGTGCCTTTAGAAATTTCTGCTGCATTTGCTTTTATTGCCGCACCAAATTGTTTTAACTGAGGCCCAAGAAGTAAAGCAGTCAATCCAGCGTTCATAAGGTTTGATTTAAATTCTTCTGCTGAATTAGAAGAAGCAAGCATTGCAGCTTCAAAACCTACAAAAGCTGCTGTTCCGGGGTCTTGCTTTATAGCACGACCAACACCTTTTACAACACCGCCAACTGCAAGCCCTTGTCTTCTAGAATCAATAGCTTTCATAGTAGAAGCAGGAAGAACAAACGTACCAGCATCAAGTGATGTTTTTATACTATCAGAAGTACCAGTTCCGGGACCAGAAACTCTGTCGATAGGAAGATTGGCAACAGAATCAATTGCAGAACCAAATCCTTTTCTTGCTTTTTCTAGATCTCTTAAATTGCCAGCCGCAACTTTAGGATCTACAAGACCTTCTCCATCAGATATAGCTACTGGAACTTTTCCTCTTCCGGGTATTTCCATTCCTTCGGCAGCAGAAAATGAACCAAGGCCAGTAATCTTTTTATTAGCTACATAATTACCTGTCTTTTTAAATATACTTGTGACATTACCTTTACTAGCACTTCTTTTTGCGTCTGCCGCCACAAGATTTTGTATTCTTGTTGCGTCAACACCAAAAAAATCACCCAAGGCTTCTGTTTTTATACCTCTACCGCCCCTAAAGTCAAAGTCAAATACAGCACCAGAGCTTTGTGGAGTAATCTTTCCAATCGCGGATACTATGCTTTCTAAAAGAAATCCTTGTATGCTTGCACCAGCAGAATTTACTCTGCTACCCTTTTTTGTTTTTTCTTTTTGAAATAAAGGCTTAACCGCTCTATTAATTTGTGATTGACTAAGATTTAAATCTGTTGCTGGATCTCCTATTTTTAAAGAAGGAGATTTCAGAGCAGCATCTAGTGCAGCTTCCATACCCTTTTGAGAAGCTTCTCTTGTTTCTTTGTCAATACCGCTTCTGATATCATTTTCTGAAGCAATAAATCTTGCCATGCTACCAGCAATTGCAACTTTATTTAAATCTTTGGTATCAAAACCCTGTTTGCTTAAAGATGCTTTAGCCTTTGATACTAAAGCTTTTTGGACTGCTTGATTTGTTGGAGTAATTCCTCCACTGCCAACATTATCTGTACCGTCAGTGCCATTTGGTGGAACGAGATATAGTCCACCAAATTTGTTTGCAGCAACGTTAAATCTTGCTGTTTTTATTGATTTTTTAGTCTCTTTAGCAGCAGCAGCAGCTTTTTGATTGGCTTTAGGACTTAAAGATTGTCTATATTCTGATTTTAAAGCTAAAAATTGTTTCGATGAAAGATTTTCAAGTGCATCAACTCCAGCACCTCCTTTGGGAAAACCTTTGCCTTGAATGAACTTACTAAAACCAGTGGTAAGCTGAACTGGTTTTTTTGCATTAGGAGCATTATTAAGTTTGAATAGATCATCAAAAACTGTTTTTCCTTCAGAAAGACTTTTGGCAGCCCTTGAAGCCAATCCACCTATTCTCATATTCTTTCTTTTATAAGCTCTGCCTCCACCGGGGAATTGTTGTCTAACATCTTTTTTGGGTATAACAGCTTCTCCACCTTCAAGGAGTGCAAGAACACCACCTTGTGCATGTGAAGGTCCGTCAACAAAACCACCTTTTCCAAACTTTGGAATTTTACCACCAGCGGCACGCCTTCTTCTTCCTCTTCCACCAAAAGTGATAGCACCACCACCAGCGGTGGCTGCTCTTAATTGAGGAGGTAAAGCTTTGATAGCCCCCGTCAAAGCTACGGCTTGCTTGCTTAGATTAACAGCATTTGTATTAAGACTTGTAGCTGTTGACTTCAAAGACTTTATGGAACTGTTCAGTGACTTTAATGCAGTAGTATTAGAGTTTAAAGCTGTGATGTTTTTTTGTATTGCGGCAGTGGCTTGTTTTTTTGCAGATTTTGATGCAGCGTCTTCGCCTCTTCCTGAACCAGTTAAAGCACCAGATATTCCCCTGCCAACGCCTCCTGAACCTCCACCTTTTCTTATTCCTCCTATAAAGCCTTGAGCAAATTGAAAAACCCCACCAGTTAATTTTACTGCTGCCAAAGCTGTAAGTGCTGGAAGTATAGGTCTTAGTGCATCGGCAAGTGTTACAAAAGCATTAGCCGCACCTATTGCAAACTTAGCTAGATTTTGAAAAGTAGCAGATTCTGATATATCACGAATTAGCTTTCCAAACCTTTGTTGTAGCTGCTCTATCTGAACACTAAGTGTTTGTGTAGCTAATGCAACATCTTTCGTAATACTTTCAGTTCCCTGTAAAGCAACTTGTCTTGCACGTTCTGCTTTTTCAAAGTTTCTAAGTGCTGGCAACAATTTACCAACTTGACGAACACCACCAAGTTCTTCAACTAATTTTGCAACCTGAAGAGTATCTAGACCTTTTAATCCAGAAGATATCTTTTTCAAAGCTTCAAAAATACCAACAAATTCACCTTCTGCAATACCAAGTCTTTTTGCATCTTCTGCTGTAGCACGCAACCTAATACCAAACTGTTCTAAGAACTTAATAGTTTGAGGTCTTTGTACACGAGTAAAAATTGTTCTTAAACCAGTAGCAATCGTGTCAGCAGATTCACGAGTTGTAGATCTAACAGCAGTAAAGATACCTATTAACTCACGAAGTCTTTCTTCTGGTGCTCCAAGCTGTTGGCTAGATGCAGCAAATACACCACCAGCACGACGAATAACAGATATAAGATCATCAGACTCAACAGCAAAACTTTTAGATACAGAGTTCAAAGAACCCAATATAGACTCAAGCCTACCTGCCTCTATTCCGAATTGATTCAATGCAGCGATTGCACCCTCAGTAGTTTGCTGTATATCTCCAAAAGTAGGTGCTAACGATGCTTTAGCAACAGCCTTTAAAGATTTTTCTACCTGATTCAATGATTGACCAGTTTGTGCAAAAGTACGAGCAACACCAAGAAGCTCATTAGCATTGAGTCCGAGTCCAGTAGCAAGACTGTCAATAGTTTGTCTTAGTCCAGCTAAATCTTTGCCTGCCCTTCCAGTGACCTGTGTTATTTTTACAAGCTCTCGTTCAAACTTTATAGCTTCACTTGTTGCTTGAGTTATTGCTCTGGTAAAACCAAAGATAACTCCAGTAGCAATAGAAAATGCCGCGAATCTACGAACAGCAAGTGCAGCATCTTTACCAAAAGCCTGAATTTGACTTCCAGCAACTTTTGAAGAGGCAGCGGTTTTATCCAAGCTTTTATTTATTTGATTTGTTGCAGAAGTAACTTTATTTGCTGAAGTAGCGACTCCAGCACCAGAAGCAGCAAGTCTTGTTAATTGAGATGAGGTTCCTTTAGCGGTAGCATTTAATTTTGTTAAATTGCTGTTTAAAGTATTCAATTGCTTGTCTATATTTGTAAGACCAGCCAATGAGCCTTTATCAACCTTAACTCTCACAGGAACGCTGATATTAGAAAGCTGTTTTTGTATACTGCTTCTAACTTTTGCAATGTTCTTTGGACCGCTAAGTACTACAGCCGCATTTATGTTAAATGACATTTTGCTACCCCATAAGCAAAAAGCGACCCTTCTCGAAACAAGTTATTATTTCAAGTAAAAAGGTCGCTTATCCGAGTGTTACGCCTAAGCACTTGCTTCGGCTTTTTTACGTGTCCGTCTTTTTGGCTTTGGCTTTTCTTCTGCTTTTACTTTTTCTGGTTTTGGTCTGTCAGAATAATCCGATTCATCAATTACTTTACCAGAATCATCCAAGAAGCCTTCAAATTCAACTTCAAAATCACCATCTTCATTAAGTGGTCTTCCGTTCACGTCAACTTTTACAAACTCAGTATCAGAAGTCCACTTTATATAATTTCCAAATTCATCAATATGCTTTCCCTCGGTGTCAACAAGTCTTCCGTTATCATCAACAAGGTTATAATCTTCATTGGCAAACTTGTATTTTTTCAAAAACTTATTTTCTGCAAGCTTAGAATCTACATCATCCGAGTCAGAAATAAGGTAGAAAAACTCAGTTGCACCTACCCCTGCTACTGGATCTTCCTGATTCAAAAGGTAATCGCCAAGGCCATTCTTAAAAAATTGTTCATCTGTATCATTATACACCAAGCAGTTGGCAAAAAGGAAATTAAACCTTACAGAATCGGCCTTTCCTTCGCAGGTATTTGAATCCAAATCTGTTCTAGAAGATAGCATTTCGACCATTTCTGATCTCTTTCTACGCATGGATATAGCTATTTCTTTTGCATCAGATAGTGAAATACCACCTTTGGCAAGTTTATATTCACCATCAATAACTTCTTGTCTTAAAATTTGATATCTTGATTCTCTATCATCAGACCACAACTTACGCTTTCTAAGCTCTTCATCAAGCTGATCTCTCAGCATTGTTCCAGCAGCAAGCTCCTCATTGAAGGTCTTTCTCCTCATTTCATTTGCTTTTGTAAGTTCTTGCATAGTTGGTCTTCTGACTGCATATTTAACACCATCAACCTCAAAAACTCTACGATCTTCTAATTTTTCAACTTTAGGCATAACAATAACTCCTTATTTATCCTTTTCAGTTCCAGTAACATCAAAATTCATCACATAACGATTCCAATGAAAACTATATTGTGCTAACTCATTTTGTGCTGCTCTTAAATTAGAGCCGCCATTATCTAATATTTTTACTCTAGCCTTTTTCCAAAGTCTTCTTATATTCTTTTGTTGGTCTGTAAGGTCATCTACAGGTAAACCATGCCCCCAAAGATGCCCTAACTCTTCTTCAAAAACAGCCAATGACCCTATAATGGTTGTGTTGAATTTCTTTTCTAAATTATTAAATAATCTTTTTTTAGAAAATTCATTGTATTTTTCACTCATAATTATTCCTTTACTTTTTAAATCTGTCAGCCATTTGTTTCATGGCTTGAGATTGAAGTTCCCTTTGGACATCCGGTAGTTCGTGTTCATCTAACCTACCTTTTTTCTGAAGAGCATCAGACCTCTGTCTCATTCTTATTCTTTCGTTTAAATCATTTACTCCTCTTATTTTTTCTGCTTCTGACTTGCTTGATGCAACAACAAACATTTCTCCAGCACCACCATTTTTATTGACACCCTTTGTATCAAGAATATCATCAAGCTCTTTTTTACTTCTTTCTTTTTCAGACTTCCTTCTTTGTTTTGCAAACCATCCGTCAAGCATGTCGTCATCTTTTATAACATCATCACTTGGTCTTTCTGGATGCTCATATACATTATCATACATTTTAGAATACATTAAAAGTGCATTTTGATCACTAGAGTGTCCATCGGTTTCAGAAAAAATTTCAGTTCCATAAATAGACCATCTACTTCTAAATGGTTCTGATCTTGCTATTTCTCTTTGCTCCTCTGGAGTTATTATATTGCTCGTAAGAAAGTTTAGAAATCTTTGAAGCACATAATTATCAATTTTTGACCAATTTTCATAAGAATATACAAATTTGCCATTTGTGTCTCTTATCGTAGTAGCTATCAAGAACTCGTCTCTTGCGTTTTCAGCGTGACTTTCTAAAGTAATATGATCTAGTGAATATTTTTTTATAATACTTTTATTTATACCAGATCTTACTGAACTTATTCTTCTACGAAGATTCTTCTTTTCTTTATCTTTGTAAAGAGCATCATACAATTGAATTTTAAGATCTTCTAAATATTTATTTAGCTTTTCTAACTCTTGATCATTTTGAGGAGTCCAGATCCCCTTTGAAGCAAGAAAATTTTTTGCTTGATTTCTAGTGATAAGCTCACTATATTTAGAGTTGTCTAGAGTTTCTCTATAGACAAGTTCAGACAATGCCCTTTGCTGTATTGTGGGCATAGATGTGTGATACAGGGTATTTTTTATATTAAGATATACAATCCCTGTTGTAATCCTATTTATGATGGAATTCTTTTTGTCGTCATCCATATCCTAAGTCCTAAAACTAATCGGGGGAAAGATTTCTCCCTCCCCCGAAGAGTAATAATAATCTAAATTATGCAGTGCCTTGAGCAGTAGCACCAAGATAATTTTTTCTTGCTGCCCACCAAGTTTGGCCTTGTGCATTAAAGTCATCACCTGAGTGAAGAACAGTAAAGTCGTTAAACGTTGTGTAAGAATATGTCACAGTAACGTTTCCTCCACCGGCATCACCTCCTCCATAGGAAACGGAAGCAAGTTTGTTCTTTTCACCAAGATAAATTCTAGTACCTTCACAAGTAGCGATACGAATCTTTCTATCTGCAAGGTTGTCTGGAGTTGCACAAAGTGCGGCATTACCACAATCGTCAAGTGCATTAACCAAGTCACCAGAGATCGAAGTCACTTCGATGTCACATGTAACCTCAATTGGGAATGTGACAGCCTTGTAATAAGGGCTTCTAGCACCAAGCTCAAAAACTTCTTCACGAGCCAAGTCGGTAGATACCGAAATGGATGCAACGTGAACAAGACCAGATTTTACACCACTATTGCTAACGCCAAAAATATCAGCAGGAAGAATAGTATAATCTGCATCTTTTGCTCTTGCAACAGTATCTGCAAAGAACATGTTTTCTCTACGGTTTACACCACCAGAACCAATCGGTGCATCATTGTTGTCTTGGAAGTTTCCAGAAACTCCAGATGTTGCCCAAGAAGCATTACAAGTTTGACCAAGAGCATCTTTATTGTTATATGTACTCCATAGTTTGTTATTTCCAGCCAAGGTAATATCTTCCGAGAAGTTATCATCAAGAGGGAAGTTATAACCAAAACTGTTTACAGCCATACCTGACATTTCAACAAACAACGGTGGAACACCGCTAACCCCCTCTTGCGTTTCAGGCCAAATACCTAATTGAACACCACATTCTGCTGGTGCTCTTTTTGCAAGAGATGGGCCGGTAAGGTCTGCACCCAACTTGTCCGTAGATGTAGCAAGACACCAAAGCAACGGATAACCGTCAAGAACTTTAGACATCGTTACTTCAACACTCGGAATACCTTCAATGTTTTCATATATAGCCAATTGACCCAGTTCAAAAGCTTGTTCAAGATTGAACGTTGTAGTGATTCCGATAGACTGAACACCATGAGCTTCTCTAGCGGCACTAGCACCAGAACCTGCTCCTGACTTCGGCTTTCGGAATGCTACCTGCTGCACTGGGTAGTAAATTCTATTATTAGCAGCCATTTTAATTTTTCTCCTAAAATTGAAAAAGTATTGTATTACCTTTTTTCTAAAAGAGAATACACCATTTTTACTAAGTTTAAGACATTACAATCTCAAAAGTGGCCCTTACAGTTCCTCTGTGAAACCTGCTGTTTGGAGAGGACATTTCTGTAACAGCCATATTATAATATCTAGCCATTTTAAATTTATAAGAATTGACTAGATCTGGGTACATTAATGCTGAACTATTACGCATTCCTCTATGATCTAAAGGATAACCAGTTACATTAGCCACTTCATTATTATCATACAACCAAATTGTTCTATCTTTTTCCAGCGATATTACATCAATTAACTGATTTCTCCACCATCTAGATTCTGATAAAATATGAAATAAAACGTCCTGATATACGAAATTTCCAACTGTTCCCATCTCGTATGGTTGAAAAGTTCTTCTGGGAACGGCTTCAACAACCACTGCTGGTAATTGAACCCTATGATTGGATAGAATCTGCCAATTGCCAGATCCAGTATCGTATATTGTGGGATCATCCACCCTTAACGAATCATATTGAAGTTGGTCCCACCAAGGGGCTTGATCTGCAATATAAGTTTGAACATTTCTGTAAGAATATTTTAACTGAACATTACTCGTTTGAGGTATAGCAGAGTTAAAAACAACACGACCCAATGGATAATTATAGTGATGTCCATAACTAGCATCACCAGTTCCATAAAATGTACCGCCTACATTAACGCCTGTTAAGTTGTTGGGTTGAGTATCATAATATATTCCTGTCTCCCAAACCCAGTCCTTGCGTGGTCCTTCCCAAACCTGACCTAAAGTATATGATGGATCGTTGACAAGTCGCAGTTTGTCAAATGTTCCACCATAAGCTCCAGATGTAGGTATTGAGACATTACTAAAAGCTCCAACACCTAATAACCCCCAATCTAAATAAGTTTTTAAATTACTCTCTAGTTGGGACGTTAATAACGTCTTACCTATTTGAGTAACATGCTTATTTAAACGTGTGTAATCACTATTGGACATTTAGAATCCCCTTTTTATTTCTGCGTCCATAACTTGATCAATTGTCTTTTTAATATCAGACAATGACCTAGTTGCAAAATTATCTGTAGCTGTGCCCGCATGTTGCGTAGGAATCTGCCAGCCACCTCTTGATTTTACCATGATTCCTAATCCAGTTCTACCAGCATTAGATGCCTTAAATTCGTAACCAGCAACTATTATCGAATTGCTTTCAAGAAGCAACCAACGTAGCCATTCAATAATACCGCTTCCTCTACTACTACTATAAGCAAAAGATGCTTCCGGTAAAGACAATACATCAGAATAATCTGATCTTATCATTCCTATTTTTATAACCCCTAAAGAGTTATTTGATTCATATGTAACTTGTATACCTTTAGCCCAAGTGTTTAGAATGTTGTCTAATCCACTCGTACTTTGTATTCCAAGCTCGCCTCTTAAAATTGAGTTTTGTAATTCTATCCAAGTATTTGAAGATGCTATAGATTGAACCAACTCTTGTTCAAGTCTTGATTTAGTTCTCTCAAGTATCTTGGGAATTTTTGTTTTTATTATTTTTTTTAATTCTTTGTTAATATTAGAATTAAATTGTTTTTGAAAATTTGGTAGTGTGATTTTTGCTTCAATCATTATCCAGACCTTTTCCAAATGCATTCTGCAAATTCGCTGTTAAACCCACACAACTGAGGTTCAGAAATTCTTTCATATCTGTACCTCCCATATGAGCCTAGATCTGTATTTACTACTATTTCTTTAGCTCTAACTAGTTTTGGAATATTATTTGAAAAAGTCATTGTTTGTATACTGCCTTCTGGATTATTGACAGTTCCAGCATTCATGAATTGCTTTTCATCCCATATAACCATTAATTTTATATCTTCTGTAGTTTCAATTGGTTTTTTACCATTTCCATTACACATAGGGCATATGCTACCAAAAGGAAACGGAATTGGCCCTCCATCTTGAAACCGATTTGATGATTTTTGACCAATTGGATCATAAACACAATTAGTGCAATCTTGATATTTTGTTACTCCATAATAAATTTTACATGGAACAGTAAGTGCATCATCATACAACAATGCAGATATAGCATCTTTAAAAAGTGATTTAAAATCGCTGCTGATTATTCCTGAAAAATTATTCATTTAAGTATTCTTTAAATTAAGACTGACAAGGAGCACAACCAGTAAATCTAGTATTGTATTTTGAATTTATAGTTCCAGTAGTTGGAAGGTTTGAAACGTAAGTATCAATAGTATATTGCGTTCCACCCCAGCCAGATGCAGCAGGGATCGTTCCGCTTAATGAACCTGCGGGTGCTGCGGATACTATAGTACCTTCTTTGTGAGTAGTACCCGGACCTTTGGGTTGATATATAATAGGCATTTTATTATCTCCAGTTTAAATTTAATAATTGTAATTACTTCTTCGGCCTTGACCTGAATCTTGTCCCATAGGTGGGTGATAATCATTAGAAACAAAAGGAGACATGACAGCAGTTATAATCTTTTTTCCTTCATAACTGAAGTTGTATCCATCTTTTAATTCATCATATACCTTACAAGGACCATTTGTTAGTAGCTCTTTTAGATATTGCCCATATGAATTTGTCTCAAGTACAGCAGGACCACACCTTGCTTTTACACCTTGCAGCAAAGCGGAGTTTCTAAAATTTCCTTCATCTGCAATGCAAGCTGCTTTTAAAACCATAAAATTAATAAATTCGGGACCGTCATCTTTAGAGATAGGGTCTGGGCTTATTGTGTTCTTTTCAACATCAACAATATATGTACTGTTAAAGTTTATATCTATTGGTAGAAAGTAAGCCGCAGTTATCAATAAATTTTCTAACCTATTGTTTGTATATTTAGTCTCTCCACAACCAGCATCATTGAGCATGGTTCTGAGCATAATCAAGCTTGTATTTTGCCAAGTTGCCATTTTTCTACCTATCAGTTAATTTGAGTATACCGTCACCCTCTAGAATTTGACCATCCGATGTGGTCACAGTTATTTCTATTCTATATTTATTACCAGCAGTACCTGACTCAATCCATAATTGAATCTTACTATTGGTAGAATTTCCGGTTACAATAGCTGTACTACTTATAGTTAAATCAGAAGTACCACCATCAATAGTTTCGGAGGCAACTGAATTTATGCTAGAAATAGTTTCGCTACTCGAAAGCAAACTCGAAAATTCCATAGAGAATCTTCTTTTCTCTGATGGTTGTTTACAAAGTTCTTGTTTAGCAGTTACACCCATTATACACTCCCAATTTAGAATACACTATTATATTCATTTTTGTTATAAATATTAAACTCTATAAAGATTGTCCATTTACCGATATTTCGTAAAAGCTACTTTTTATTCTTTCAGTTCCTGCATTCAAAGTAAGTTTTAACCAAATACCTTGATACGAATTTGAAACGATTGGCTCACTTAATCCACTAGGTCCAGCACCATAATTAGTAACACCAGTTGGTGCGACTGTCCTGTTTGATGTTGATTCGTTGTATTTTTGAGATTTTTCTAATCCAAAATTTACTATATTATATAATCCGCTATTAACTTCAGTAACGCTGACACCAGAGAACATATTAACAAGATTATTATTTTTTATAAATATTTTTTCATATAACTCTTTATTAGCACCGCCAGTACTATTGGCTGTAGCGTTGTAAAATGGTTTTAAAAAGCCACTTTCATGTGGAAATATTTTACCTATACCAGAATTACTTGAAGATTCTTGAATAGATATCTCACCGCTTGCAAAATAATCAGTGGAACATACAAGTATCGTATCAAATATTTGAGTGCCAACAACAGCGTTCGTCCCACTTAATTTAATTGTGTCTGTTCTTATAATTCCTACTGTATCTCTTCCTGTTATGTTTAAATTACCAGTATCATTAGAATTGTTACTAAAAGCAGATATTTTACCATATCCAGCAATGTCTGTAAATACAACCCTCACTCCACTATTTATTTCACCACCAGTTGTGGATGAATCACTTTGTGGCATATTTTGACTTGCATACAATACTATATCTGAATCTGTAATTGACATTATAAACTCCACTCAGTGCTTCGTATATCTAATACCCAATTTGATTCACGTTCATCCAAAATCCAGTCTGCACTCCGTATTGACAATATCCAATCCAAAGTCTTCATATCGGGGTTCACATCTTCCTGAACCTCTATTGGTATTTTAAACAATAGATCTAAAGTGTCTAGACCAAATGATGAAATTGGATTACTGGAAATAGGTTCAAAACCAAGCATGTTTTTTCCTTTAGGATGCAGCGTTGGATCTTACTCCAACTTGTAAAGAGTTAATATCACTCGTTGTCCAAGCCACGTTTGTCGCAGGATTATAATTTTGAATTTCTTGTCGAATTGTATAAGTACTATCTAAATTAATTCCAGAACCAGCATGAACAATACCAGTAGCTTCAAGTCCAGAACCATTTGTAACTTGAACAAAATCCATGTTACCGCTTGCAGTTTGCCATCTAGCTTGAGTAAAATGTCTTACTCCATTAACACTTGTCATGGTTCCTATACTTGTCATATCAAAAACACCACTGACTGGCCTGATACCACTAACAAAAGTTGTTCCATTATCTATTTTTCTTAAAATCCCTGTCACACTAGACCCAGCACCTATTCCAAAATTTTGAAAATTTCCAGTCCCATTAACTGGTAAATATTGGACTCTAGATGTGGAGCCTATATAATCATTATTAAATCCACCGGATGTAGTCAAAAGATATATATCATCATAAAAAGTGCCAAATGCAGTTTTTTGTGTATCGCCCCCAGTGGAAGAGAAGATTCCCGGAGACATTATGATTTCTCTGATATTATTACACTGATTGTTAGAATAGCTTGCACCGCCTACACTTATTTCAACCGTATCATCCATTTTCACTTCAAAAGTATAATTTTTAGATGAATTAACAGTACATTTTATTTCTATTGTTTGCCAATCGTTTGTTTTTACATCTGTACTACCAGTTCCTAAAATCGAACCTATGTAAGTCGTTTTTAAATAGTTTTTTTGCTTGCCGCTAGGAGCATCAGTACCATCTTCAAACACATTTGCATAAGTTGCACTTGAATGATTGGGAACATACAATATTAATTTTTTTGATGAATTTACGCCAAGTATAAATAGCGGGTCTCCAGAACTATCAACAACTGAAATAATTCCATTGCTACTATTACCATCAACAGTTTTTTTATAACTAAATCCAAGAATAAATGATTCAATATCGAACTGTCTTGATATTGGCATTCGTGTCCATGTGCCTGTATTACCTGTGTAGCTGGTTACAACTCCATCCTCGGTCCTAGCTCTTCTAGCAGTATGCTGTTTAAAATAAAGCTTTAAGGCTCCACCAGAATCATATCTCCCTGAAGCTGGTGCAAATTCTGTTATTGGGTCAGGATCAACAGTATATGTATCCGAATGTGGAGAGTTAGCTAATGCTTTCTTGGCTTGAAAAGCCATATCTAAACCAGCATATCCAGCTATAGTTGTTCCTGTAACCGCATCAAAACCCTCTATATGTATTAATGACATTATTGAGTCTCCATCAAATTTTTAATTTTATGTATGTCTCTTCCTAAATATGTGCCCAATGACACCCTCTCTGTTTCAGTATAAATAGAGTGCCACAAAGGTGAAAAATTATCTCTTATATAAAAAAATCTAAAGTTCCACCCCTGATTCTCTTTGCAGTCTACCAAGTTACCTGAATCGTCTTCATATCTAAAATAAGCTAAAGCGTTCTCTGAACAATATGTACAATAAAGTCTCCAACCAAACCTTGCATTATTGTGCCAGCCCATATATCCATTTTTAGGATACAACATTCTTCCACTTTGAGAAGGAACGCTACCTTCCAAATCAGAATTAGAAACAACAAACGACGATATCGCATTAAAAAACCGAAGTGAAGTTTCATCGCTTAATTGTTTTGTTGTTTTTTTTGTTGAAGAATTATTAGAGTCCACATAAGTTGTTTGCTTGAGCCTAAAACTTTCTTTAACCTTCTTCAAAAAATCAAGACTTGTGTAATATTCATTGTCTTCATGTTCTACCTCAGAATTGCATAATACATCATCCTCTACAAGTATATTTGATAATATAGTAGATAATTGTTGTTTGTAACAATCTTTTAAATCGTATGCAGTTCTTTCTAAAATCATGCCCTCAAGCCTCTCCAGTTCATACAAATATTTTGACAAACATCTATACCAAGCATTATATTCCACTCAAAAGCATATGTTTCACTTTTTCTGCCATGATAAAATGGAGTATTAGAGTCATGTGGTATTTTATAAAGTCTATAATTGAATTTTGAATTGTGCTTTGATACTTTAACTTGTTTGTTGTCTGACTCATAAAATATAAAGTCAAATTTATCTAAATCTTGAACCCAGCAAATATTTAATATCCAAGAACCTTCAAATTGTGGCGTTCTATGAAAACCATAAATTCCTTGAGGAACATGCATGTTACATCCAAAAAATGATTGAGCACAAGATAGTGGTCCTTGACTAGTATTAAAATAATTTAAATATTTTTGATAGCCAAGCTCTGCCAAGTTATTTATTGATTCAAACTCTTCTGTTGATGGCATTCTGGTCATAGGAACCGCTTGACCACCACTGTCCATTAACGCCTGTAAAGAATCCATAGAAAATTCACTATCAACGTCATAGTTTTCAGGTAAGTCTAGACAATTATCGTATTGAGACAAGTCCCCTAAAGATTCTATATTGTTTTGAATTTCTTGTTCTATGTTGGAAAATACTTCAGTATTTTTTACGTAAAACGCTCCGGGATTTTGACTCATATGAATTTCTCCTTATTGTGTGAATAATCTTTTTGATCTATTATTCTTAAATCAGCAAGATCCCAACAACCTTTTAATTTTATTTCTTTTTTATAGTAATCTTTTTTGTTTATAGTTATCAATCTACAATTTCTTGTTGATCTATTTGACACACCGATTACATGAAAATTTTCTGTTGAAGCATAGCCTCTTATAAAATCATTATAATCATTTGTAACCAATACTCTAGAATAATCTTCTCTAACTATTGAATGTGTTTTTCCAGTATCTAAAGTTGAAACATGTCCTTTATCTATAAATACACAATGTGCTAAAAACGCATTAAATTTTTGTCTTTTTATAATTTTTAAGTTTAAATCGCATTTTAAATATTCGCTTGCTTTTTTCATCCAATTATGAAGTAATATATATAAAAAGTTTCCATCGTAATGAAGGCTATTGATGTGGTTCACATCCATTTCTCTAAAATGAACAGGCTCTTTAGGCTCTACTCTTTTCTGTTTTTCTGGATCAAATAATTTCTCTACCTTTTCAGTTTTTATATCAAAAACGTTTATTGCATTGACTGTTGTATCTGCTGAATATATTTTACCGTTAATTTCTAATATTTGATGTGGGTTTCCATAAAAAATGTCATAATGTTTTACTTGATTAAGATTTTTATCAAACTTAATTAAATTGGTTCTGTTTGCAACAAATAAATTTTCATTGTTCCAAGTCAATCCGAATGGTCGATGCTTGTGGTACTCCTCCCTGCCACAAACCTTATCTTTTCTAATATCAACATAAAATCCATAATCTTTTTTTTCTAAAGTTTCTGTATCAATAATTGAAAATTGATTACATTTACCTTTTGGATCAACTGGAGTATATGCTACTTTCATTTATAAATCTATTTCCTTATTGCCAAATCTTAGCTTATTAAGTTGAACACTTCCTTGATATACCTTATTAATGGTAAGATTTCCAAATCTTATCTTAGTCCCAGCAACCGCTGGTGCTGTACCCAAAACCTCTATTCCTAGTGCTGAAACGTCTCTTCGCTCTTCTACTTTTGCTCCAACAGCTTGAGTTACAATTCCTGCGACATCCGTTTCATTTACAATTACTGAACCCGCAACTTGTGTAATAACTGAAGATACAGATGTCGTTCCAGATGCCGAACCTGATGAAGAATGAACAGTAATTTGTATACAGTCAACATAAGCAATATCTTGTGTTCCAAACCCAGTACTATGACTACTTACTTTTAGTATTACTCCAAAATTTGAAGAGTTTATTTTTGCTGGTGTCCAAGTCTCTCCCCACTTGTCTGATGAGCTTCCGTAAGTAACTGAAGCCTCTGAAGTAGGCCAATTAGTTCCTGTATCAGCTTTATTTGTTGATCCCGTACCTCCAGAACCATCACCATTGAGTATAAATACTTCAGCATCTCTTATTAGGTTTTGTGCCTTTTTTTGAATCGTTACAATAATACCATCTATAGTATCACCAGAATCTATAGAAAATCCAAAATTAGTAGCTTTAAGTTGATCTGCTGCACCGGCCATGCCGACCATGAAAGTTTGCGAAGCAAAACCTCCATTATCACAATTTTCAGCATCCCCAACGTTAGACCATGCGGTATTCATCATACCGCCGCTAACGTTTACTACTGTTCCGTTTTCTCTTGTTACTGATGCCATTTATTTATAAATCCTATACTAAGAAGTACAATGTATTAGCGTCTTTGGAACTCAAGGCGGTGTAAACAGCTTCTGTCATGACCATCATATTTTTTACGCCAGAAGCAGATGTCTCTGGGTCGGTAAATGGTATTCCAGACCCATTATATTTGACAGGAGCAACGCTTGCTCCATCGTTGTATAATGTATCGGTAGTTGTAGACGGTGTTTTGTTTTCTAATGTAACTCCATGATGAAACTTACCAGAAGCAAATACTTCAAAATCAAAATCAGCTACACCCGTTCCAACACTTACGTATCTTGCATTTTTTCCTATTGATACGTCACCACTGGCATCTACGTCTATAAGAGATAAGCCAGTAATATCATTTACTGAGAATATTGTTCCACTAGATAAATTATCTGTTATAGAAAATAATTGCCCCTGTGTTCCTTCAAATGAAAGTGCAGTACCTGAAGTTGAAGCACTTGCAAAACTTGACAAAACTTCTAAGTTTATTGGTGTGTCATTAACACCAGATCCAGTAAATACAATTTTAGGAGTTACTTTAGTGGTAGATGTTACATCTATTTGCCTAAAGTTTCCGGTTCCTCCAAATATATTAAACTCTGTTCCGTCTAAAGTCAATCCACTGCCAGCGGTATATGAGCTACCTCCACCCACAGCAGAGCCATTGAAATACAAAGATCCACCGACATTATAAAGCTTGTCGGTTGTGCTTACTGGGGTAATTCTGTCGAGAGCAATACCTGAATGAGCAGTAACCAATCCGGTTGCATCAACGTTTCCATCAGCATCTATTACAAAATATGGGTCGTCATTTTCATCTCTGACATTAAGCAAGTCGGCTGTTTGACTGGTTAGTTTTTCTATTACAAGCGTTCTTCTGCCAGTGGCTGCCGTTCTCATGTTTAATTGAGCACCACCGTCAAACCCAAAGAATCTGATACCTGCACCGTCAGTCTGTATGAATGTGGTTCCACCCGCTCTAAGATACATGTGGGAGCCACTGTCACAATCTATAAATGAGTTACCACCAGTAAACTTTAATTGTCTTGCTCCACCAATATTTAGATCACTAGATAGGGTCTCGGTATTAATACCAACTCTACCATTACTATCGTTTATAACAAAAGTATGGTCAGCAGAGGTTGTATTGACATTGACTTTATAGCTTCCATGATTTCCTGTACCTATGCCCAAGCTACCTGCTATGGTTGCTCCACCGTTGCCAGTTATATCACCAGTAGAACTTATATTTCCACTTGTAGCTATACTGCCATCAGCAGCAATACTAGTAAGTACTTTACCATCAGATCTCTTAAACTCAGCCATATTCGCTGACTGGGAAGCTGCCGCTTGTACGGTAATTGGTACAGTTGTTGACGATGCTGGAGTGACACTCAAATCGCCATTTTTTATAATTAGGCTATTAGTACCGCTATTAAAAGATAATGATCCACTGTTTGCTGTTAATGCCCCATTGCTTCCAAAGAACGCAACTCCAGAAGGACTACCATTATAAACCACACCCGATAGTGCGGTTGTTTTTGTGTTTAACAATCCAGTAGATGTTTGCAATGCACTTATATCTGTGTCATTGGATGTAATTTGTGACTGTAAATAACCAGAAGCAGCAGCGTTAGCAGTCACTCTAGTGTCTAAATTGCCAGTGGCCGTCTCCAAGGCAGAAACGTCAGTATTCAGTAATCCAGTCGCTGTCTGCAAAGCAGAGACGTTGGTATTAAGGACTCCGGTCGCTGTCTCCAAGGCAGAAACGTCAGTATTTAGTAATCCAGTCGCTGTCTTCAGGGCAGAAACGTCAGTATTTAGTAATCCAGTCGCTGTCTTCAAGTCAGAAACGTCAGGGTTAAGTAGTCCAGTCGCTGCCTGCAATGCACTTATATCTGCATCATTAGATGTAATTTGATTCTGTAAAAGACCGACAATAACAGCGTTGGTCTGCACTCTACTATCTAAATTGCCACTTACAGTATTAAGATAAGTCGTGGTTGGATATCCTGAGCCGTTAAAGTATAGACCGCCGCCCACATTGTAAAGCTTGTCTGTAGTGGTCGCTGGTGTGTTGCGTTGCAGCGTAATGCCAGTTGAAGCAATAATCAAACCGCTTACATTTAAGCTAGAACCATCAAAAGTTAAATTAGATTCTACATTAGCCGTTGAAGAATCACCAAAAGTGACCAGCCCGTTTGCAGTAGAACCACTAAACGATATTCCTCCACCGCCGCCACCACCAACAGCAGAGCCGTTGAAATATAAAGAACCACCTACGTTATAAAGTTTGTCTGTGGTACTAGATGGAGTATTTCTTTGTAAAGCGATACCAGTAGCTGCGGTTACGAGTCCTGTAGATTCAATAGTTCCACTAGAAATTAGTGATGCAGAAAACTGACCAGTAGCCCCATAAATAGCAGCTAAAGCACTATTGTCATTACTTTTTACAGCCAGTATATCTGTGTCTACATAACTTAAAGTAACCTTGTCGGTCCCATCAGACGCTGCAAACCGTAGAAAAGGACCACGTAGTTCAACATTGCTGCTTTGAATTTGCATCTTAGGGCTATTACTAATTCTAAACTGCACAAGACTTGCATCATTAATATAACCGCCTAATTCAAGATTTCCTGTCAAATTTACGTCACCAGAAACGCTAACATTGCCAGTTGTATCTATATTTCCATTAGCACTGATACTAGTCATAACTGTACCAGCACTATTCTGCCACTGCTGAAGATCCTCAGACTGAGAAGCCGCACCTTCAACAATCAATCCAACATCGGTAGAAAGATTGTTTACAACGTGAAGCTGACCTTCTGGGTCTTTATTGTTTATTCCAACATCACCACTAGAAGTAACTATAAATACATCGCCTGCATTGCCGCCAAAGGATTTTACTGTAATATAGTTTGCAGATGTATTATTATCATTTAAAATACCAAGTTTGGCTGTATTTGTAGCAGTGCCAATTTCCAATACGTTTTGTGAACTATTACCAACACTGAAAGCAGCGGTACTGGACGCTGCAATGCGAGTTTTACCACCAACATCTAAAGTATATAATGCACTAGGAGAAGAATTTTTAATACCAACACTAGTTCCATTATCAAAAATAAGACCAGTAGCAATAGATGTTACGCCAGAAAATCTAGGAACATAATTTGCAGTTCCAGAGCCAGTTATAGTCGCAGATCCTGCACCAACAGCAGTTCCATTGAAATATAAATTTCCACCAATATTATAAAGCTTGTCTGTAGTTACAGAAGGTGTGTTTCTTTGGATTTCCATACCTGTAGCTACAACAACAAGTCCAGAAGATAAAACATCTCTTCCATACTCTGCAAGCTTAACATCACCAGAAGCATTTATTTCAAAAAATGGAAAGCCAGCAGAATCTGAAACATGGAAAATAGTACCACTAGATAAATTATCATTTATTTCTAATAATCTTCCCTGCGTACCATCAAAAACAACACTTGTCACACCACTTCCGGCAGCAGCGATACTGGGGACCGGACTCGCACCCGATATAACATTCAAGTTTACTGGACTTACTGGCCCAGAACTATTGAATTTTATTTGTGGTTCACCGCTTTTCGGTGTTATTAAAATATCTTGAGTCATTTATACTACCCTTATAATGAAACTGGTCCAAATGAAGGTTGATGGTCTTCTGAAAACCTTGATTTTGTAGAGTTGTAAATTTGTTTTATCTCGGTGGAAGTTAAAGCACGATTGTAAATATAAGCACTCGAAACACCACCGTTAAAATATCCTGATGAATCATATGATGATTTTGAAATTGTGATTTCTGATAAGTCAGTTATGTTAGCAGTGCCAACACTAATAGATGTATTAAATTCACCGTCTATATAAGCACTAGCAGTAGTACCAACAACTGTAATGCATATATTTCTCCATTTGTCATCTGTCATGTTGGTTGATGTAATTCCGGGAAATGTATAGTCTGCAACGCCGCCAAACGTCATGCTTAAAAGAGAACTTGAAAATTGGATTCTCATTCCATTGTTTGTGGAAGGTTTAGAATAAGAAAGCAAAACACTAGCACCAGTCTGAGAAAGTTTATACCAACCCATCATGGTTAATCCATTACTTGGGTCTATCGGTGAAAAGCTAACAGACTGCGTGTGGAAATCGTTAGATCCATCAAAATTAATATATCCACCATTTTCTGGTTCATATCCGGGGCCATTCGTTAAAGTTCCTTGTGATTTTCCTATTATATCTACCCAAGAAGCAGAACCGTCTACGCCATTAAAACTACGAAAACACGTAGCATCAATGCAGTAGGCTATGCCTTCACTAACTATTTTAGGGCCATTAAAAGTAGCCATGTTTGGCCTCCATTATTCTATGATTTATATTCTACTTTAAGTGGGTCAATATCTTTTCTAACCGCATGTACTATATAATATGCGTTTATACCTTTATCAGAACGTAAATATACTTTATTATTTTCAACTTTATCCACAAACAGATTTGGTTGAGAATACTTTTGAGGTGTTAAATTTACAGTAATTGATTTCTCATCAACTAAGCCTATCCAATAATCTGGAAGATCAATAATCTTTGATTCTGCAAAACCTCTAACATAAACGCCGTTTTCCGGTCCCTCTAGACACGAATACTGAAGTTTATAATTTTCTTTTGTTGGGTGGTCTATCAAGAAAGATTTACTTGTAGCAGCAAGCGATCCATTTATTGTTAGTGTATTTGATGATTTATTCCAAGTCAAATCACTGTCTGCACCAAACACTCCACTATCATTAAACTGGACTTGTTTATCAGACCCTCCGGGATCTGGTATCAATCCAGAAACAGAAGAAATATTAGATGCATTTGTAGTAATTCTGGAATCTAAATTACCGCTTACAGATATGAGATCTCCACTTACTGTATTTATTCCAGTCTGTAAGTTACCACTAACATTGTTTATATATACTACTGAACCAGAAATACTAACAGTATTATTTGATGTATTATAAAGTACATGGTTTGTACCGAGTCCAGTAAATTTAACTGTATCATTAAATGCTATCGTGTCTGAAACACCAGAAACAGAAAGATTCCATTTACCACTAGATCCACTAATATTAAATAAGTTTGGGCTTCCACTAGCAAGACTAACTGAAACACTGTCTATACCCACAAATTTTACTTGATTTGTTGGCAATATATTAACTGATGCAGAATTATCAGAAGCTGTCCAGTATTGATAATTGTCTTTAGAAGAAGCTATTCCAGAAACTGTAGCGATGTTGGTTGTATTGGTTGTTACTCTGGTATCCAGTAAACCAGTAGATGTTTCTAGTGCAGATATTTGAGAATCATTAGAAGTTATTTGCGATTGCAAATATCCAGAAGAAGCAGTATTTTTTGTTATCTGACCTTGAAGATAACCAGATGACAGTGTATTTTTAGTTATCTGCCCTTGTAAATATCCAGACGATGCCGTATTATTTGAAACTTGTGTTTGTAAGTTTCCGCTAACATTATTAACAAAAGCTGTAGTGGCATAGGCAGATATGTCTTGATGACCTGTGTAGGCAATTGTTTGAGTATTTCCATCTGGAAATCTAACACCAGATATATCTGTTACTATTCTGTTATCACCAGATGTATATACGCTCGCCCCTGCGGGGTAAGTTATAAAGACATTAGAAGTAGAAGCTACATTAATTTTAGTTGTGCCACTACTACTAGAAAATATCTCATCTCTAGTTAGAGTAGATCCAGAGAAAACACCTCTACCAACTTCAAACTGATTAGAATTTTGTATCGTGTAGAGAGTGACATCTCCATCATTCAAAGCACCACTAAATGTTTGAAAAGATGGAAAACTACTAGATAGAGTTATTGTGCCCGTCCCAGTCGTTGTGGTAAGCTGTTTTACCCTATCCTTAATTTTTAATGGCATCTGTTTCTCCGATACTATTTTTAAACTGAGATATATTCCTACAAAAAAACCGATGGCAGCTACGTGCCACCATCGGCTAAAATGTTTATTTTTTCAGAATGGACTAGAATGCACCCAAGAGTACTCTTCTGTTGTCCAAAACTGCAAAACCTTGTTCTGCCCAGCCGTAGAAGCCAGCACGTCTTTGACGATGCAGAGTGTCGTCTTCCCAAATTTGAAGACCTGCACGAACTGGCATTACAAAGCTGTCGTCGCTTGACATGTCAAGACCAACAACAATTTCGCTGTCACCAGCAGGGAGAGTACCACCGAGATCGTTCTCATAGAACAACTCATACTCTTGGTCGTCTCCAAGCTCATCCAAATCATGCAAGTTGACTTGGAAAATACGTGTCAACATGCCACCTTCTTGAGTGATAAGCTCACGACGAGTAATGTCATCAACTTCATCAACACCCCAGTTACGAATATCTTCGATAGCTTCTGGGCTAACAAAAAGATCAGTCAATCTACCACGATTAATTGAGCTAGAGTTACCACCACCGTTTCTACGCATGGTGATCTTCATCAAAGAAACCAATCTCTTTGAGAACTGGCTTGCAGCCGCATCTGGATCGTAAACAAGAATGTTACGGTCAACGCCAGCGGAAATCAAGGTGTGCCAACCGTCATCGTTCATTTTCTTTGTGAACTGAGAACGCATAACGTCCATAGCACGACCAACAACATCCCAGCGTGCATCACGAGCATACTTCAACAAGTAGTCGATAGAAGCACCGATGTCATAGGTAGGAACCATGACGTAATCGCCTTCTACATGACGCTCTGGAATGCGACCGTGATTAGGGATAGTATATGCAACAAAATCTTTTTCTGTGCCGGGAGCTAGGAAATCCAATGGGAATTCGCTAGTTGCACCGGGAGCGAGATTAACAACTTCGTAGATACCGTCAAGGATATCTCCACTCATAACGCCTTTACGCAAAGGAGTCTCAAGTGCTTTTGCTAGTTCTGCAACAGCAGCCAAAGATTCTTCTTTTTTCTGGGAACCACTTTGTCTAAGAATGGCTTCCATCTCTGGACTATATTCAAAATTTTTCATTTTTTATTTCCTTTTTGTAAAAATTAGACGATGTTGATTTCAACTTTGGCATAGCCATCTTTGTCTTTAATACCCAACCAACGTCCAACAGCCATACTTTTACCAGCAGGATCACTAGCAGTAGTTAGCTTGCCTGTTGCATCGAAGTGTACTTTTTCTCCAATAACCGGCGTGCCAGAAATTTGGTCAGTAACAACGGTTCCACGTCGAAGCAAAGTGACTTTACCGCCAAGTTGTACTTCGTCTTTGTGGGCATTGTATTGTTGACGAGTCAAATCAAGATTAACAACGTCATTAAGAATCAAACCAGCAGCAAGATCTCCTGTGCTTGAAACTGTATCAACTTGTGCAAGCGAATCATCCATTGCCGCACCAGAACCTCCAGTGAGGTGTGCCACAATAAGACCACGCTCAATCACGGCATCAGCTTTAAAGAAGCTAATATCCGTGAGATGTTCAACACGATCACCTTTTAGAGCCATTTTATAATCTCCTAAGTTAAATAGAATGTTTATTTCATGATATTTTTCTCTACCCACTCTTGGAGACTTGCTCTAGCTGTGGATACTTCGTCTTCGGTTTCACTTGAAACAGCAACGTTGCTCTCATCAAGTTCTTCTTCGATAAGCTCAGAAGCTTCAGTCTCTTCTACGATCTCTTCTTCTTCTGCTTTAGCTTCATCGTCTTTTTTCTTTTTTTCATCTTCTTCATGCATTCCAGCTTCTGCATCTTTCTTCTTTTTCTTCATGTCATAGTGCATGTCTGCGACAGTCTGAACGAAGGCATCAAATGCTTCATCTGAAACTTCTGCAAAGATATCAAGTTTGGCTTCTGCTTCTTCACCTGAAAGGCCAGCTTCAACCATCTTGTTTTTACGATCTTCTTTTTTCTTGTCTTCATGCATTTTGTGCATAAGTGCTTGCGACTCCTCAAGTGCTGCGGTTTTTTCATCCAACTCTTTTTGAAGAGCTTCTGATTTTGCCACGACTTCTTCCAACTGCGAAGAAACGTCACCAGCGTTAGATTCAAACTCTGCGACAGTTGATTCTAGCTGTGTAATCTTTTTCTCATATGCAGAAACGTTAGCTTGTGAAAGCTTTTCGTTAAGATTTTTATTTTCTTCTTGGACAGAAGCAAGAGTTTCCTTTAACTCTTTCACCTGATCATTTAAAATTTGATTATCAGACATTTTATTGTTCTCCATATCTGAGGCATTAACTTCAAAAGAAAGTTGCTTCTCTATATTAGATGTTACACCATTGTTCTGTAAAAATAGATTTTTAGTTCTTTCTACCGACGCGAAAGAAAAAATATGTTCCTTATCGAATATGATACTATCAGGGTTTGCTGGCTTATTTACAAAGCCTTTTCCGCTAAAAGTAATATTCTTTAGTACTCTTCCAACCTTGTGGTCTTGGTAAGAACCGTGACCACCATATGCCCTTAAATGCTGAGTAAGAAATGCTGTATTTTCATCTCTTGCAACAACGTGATTTTTCCCATCTGGAGCTACAATGCCATAATCAAACCCTTTAAATATACATTCCATACTCACAAATTTATCACCATTTTCGATTTCAGCGATAAGAGTTTCTGCCCTTTCCTTTAAATCAGGATCTTGCCACTGCCTGAAGATAACAGAAGAAACCAGCAAGTGATACACATCTGGTAACTCTGATGCAACTACATCATCAGGAATAAGCTCAAAATCATCATTTACAGGCCAGCAGTTGACCATTCCCCCAACCATTTGTTTTTCATCGTGTTCTATGTTTGTGGGTTTAAACACAGGGGTATTGCGTGCCGCCCATACTTCTTCTTTACCAAATATATCGTCATTTCTATTCCATGAAGTAGATACAAGAATTGAAAATACATTGTAAAGATCTGGGTCATTTACCGCAGCAGATGTTATATCAAGCAAATCTGAACTTGCTTTTGAAAGCTGTTTGCCGTCCAAACACTTAGAGTCATAATTTACAACAGGTGCTGTAAAAGCAACAGAAGCTTGGGAACGTATCTTTTCTTCCAACCCACATGCCTTCTCTACATCATAAACTTTTATTTCATTCATTTTTAGTTCCCATATTTATAATAAATACAATAAGATGCCCTCATATCACGCACTTGCTCTATGGTAAGTTTGCCTAACTGCTTTTCTGCACTAGCAAGCCAAGTATCAAATTCTGCATGTATTGACTTTTCTGGTTTTTCAGCAGCTTGAGCAACAGTGGTGTTATTTATAGGTTCTCCTATATTTAAATTACACAATATTTCAAATTTTATTCTTTCTAGCTCTTGAAATTCTTCAGAATTAAGGTTTCTTAGTGAAGATTTACTATATGAAGCTAAAACAATTGGATTAATTAATTCAGATATTTTTTCTTGAGCCTTTTTGACCCATAGTTCAGAAGAAGCTTTCAGCTTTGGCTGGAACCCTTTAGGCTTTCTGGTGGTTGTATCCCCAGAATTTTTAGGTCTACCTTGCTCTCCGGGTGCAGAAGGCTCTTCAATTCTAGGCGAATTTTGTTTTCTTCTACTGTCCCTAATATCTACCAAAGATTTTTCACCATTCTTTCTTTCATTCAATTCTAGCCCCACCTCTGAAGGAGAGCTTACTCCGGTTTGCAAAGCGATTTTCTTTAGCGAGTGATTTTTATCAACTGAATGATAAGGACTTACTTTTTCATCTTTGCTTTTGTTTTCTGAGATTACTCTTCTATTCTCAATGTCTGGCGTAGCTTTAATGTGTCTTTGTACAAACTCGTCGCTAACTATGTTTCTATCAGCCATATTAAGTAGTAGAGTTGTCATTGCTGCTGGATCTTCTAAATACATTATATCAAACTCAACGATAGCTGGTTGACGAAAACCCATAGCTTTTTGAACAATTTTTATTTGTTCTTTCCAGAAATCAATGATAATGTTTCTTACGTAATTTAGTCTTTCTACTAATGTTTTTAATGCTATAAAATTATTTGTAGTTCCACTAGCTCCAAAAGTTCCAGTTAATGTTGGAGGTATGCCCAGTGCCGAATAAATAGCCATTAGAGTAGGTTTGTATTTTTCTTCTCCAAGATATGATTGAATATCACTGCTTGTTTCTAGCAATTCAATATCTGGACCCCAGACAATATCAACAGTACCTCCACCTACATTTGCACCAAGCATATCGGCAAGAGTTGAAGATGCTGTTGGTGTGGGTGCTAATTTGTGTTCTAAGCTACCTATTTTCCAAACTCTAATCTTGTTCATAGCACCGTCTAATGCGGCTTTATCAGTAAGCTGGAGTCTTTGGTAAAGGTTAAGAGGCTCGAATGCTGAATATGTCATTGGATCGGCCCAAGTTTGCCAATCGTCTTTTTTATAGTAGTAAATGCTAGTTTTATCTGGAGGCAATATTACTTTATTATTACCGCTTACTGCACGTAATATATCTGGAGATATTTTTTCTAGCACTTGTTGTGCAACGTCTCCATCTGGCCCATTAGATGCCATTTCAAGTTTTTTTATTTCATTTTGCAATGCCAATGGAATCTTCAATGCCAAAACTTTATCCTTAGACAAATTAGCAACAGAACCACCAAGAGGTTCAACCAAGATAGGGTCTATAAAATTGTACCGCCAAGGTATCTCATTCTTAGTAAATTCTATTGCGTCGATATCAATACTAATGTCACTTGCAGCTACAGATCTTTGCATCTCTAGTCTTTTTCTTTTATTTACTTTTGCAGTGTACCACCTTATGGGGACATTAGCTTCTCTAAAGAGAAGATGACCGAGACGCTCTGAGACTCTTTTACCCTGAACTTGCTCAAACCAATCATTGTAAAATCTTTCAATTCTTTTATTAGGGTGAACAAGTCTTATACCTTGTGCAGAAAAATCACCCATCAAGTCAATGGCATTATGAATCAGCCCAATTCTTCTATAAGCATATCTAGCAAAAGCAATGATATCTTTTGGTTTGGTTGGTGCTGCTTGTCCGGGCCTAAACCAATCAAAATCCGATGCTCTGAGTCCCGGTCTGCCGTCTGCGTAGGTAGTCAGCCCTCTAAAATCTCTTGATGTTGAAGATGCGACAGAATGTGAAGATTCTTCTAAAGCTTTGCTATAAGTCGTAAAAGCAAGAGCTTTTTCTTGTTCACTATCTGTGTCCCAACTCATATAAGCAGGCTTATCGGATAGATAGTTTGAAGCTTGAGCTTCTGATTTTGGATATTTTTTAGACATAAATTATTTTCCCTTTATTTCCTTGCACATAACAATACCTATTGATAGTTACACCAATAGGCATTGAAAAGCAAAAATATTTATTCGGGATTAACGCTTGATTGTGGAGGATAAAAAAACTGTGCCCCTTCTACACGATCTGTAAGTCTTCCAGTATTTCCATCATATCCACCATGAAGACCATCTGGGCAATATCCATCGTTTTTAGGGGATTCTTTGATACATATGGTTTCAGGACACTGACTGACTGTTGGATCAGCAAAGTTAGGACCGCCCGACCCAAACGTTGCACATTCATCGCAAGCAATAGAACCTCCCATTTTTTGTGCAGGCTCTAAACCACTGTCTAACTCACAACAAAGTGTATGTTTTGTTCTATAACATATCTTTGTATCATCGCAGGCAATTCCCGTATTAGTGAAAGCAATCGTTGCTTTTGCAAATTCATATGCCAAGTTTCCAAACTCGTCATAAGCAAATTCATAATCAATAGGTATTCCTGTTATTTGGATATTTGCACCATTAGTCGATTCAACATCTAGCGTTATAGTGCAATCTATATCAACTGGGAGAGGAACTTCTTTTACTGAATCTGGATAGCGGCCTCCGGGAACTGTCTCTCCTTTCTTACCAATACATTTTGAAAGACGAAAATTTAAATCATAAATAACAGCATCGTAACAACCACAAACACCATCAGTCGGACTACCCAACTCTCCATATCCTCTATATTTTGCAACTGATCCACAATTTATATTAGAAACACAAAACCCTTCTTTATGATAATCTGTTGAGGGGTCTCTATTTGATCTTTTAAGCCAGCTTGTAGAGCAAGGACATGCACATGGTTTATCAATATTCATATTATTTACTCCAACTTTTAAATTAAAGGTGGACCCCAAGGAGTTTCACCAGACGGATACGCATCGGTTGACGTAAAAATACCCGTAACAGCTATACCACTGTCATTAGCATCAGTTCCAACAAAAACCTTCCCTGTATAGTCTTCTTGTCTTTCTAATACATCATGTAAAACTCTAATCCCGTTGGTATCTGTTCCTCCTGCATCGACATACTTATCATAATAATCAATTGTAGTTGCTTTGGGCCAACCTTTAACTGTGACCAATCTAGTTCTTATTTTGGTGCAAGGTGATGGATTGCACTCTAATCGGGCTGTCGGTGGATTGATTTTCGACTTTAATATTTCGTCGATACACGGTTTCCATTGGTCTGTGTAGTTTCCACTTTCACAATTTACCAGATAAGCTACTCGATAAGTAACAGTTGGAAAGTATCTTTTATCATCAATAACGCAGGATGGAACAGGATCAAAAACAAATTCAATACTTCCTTTGTAATCAGTATCGTCGTTTGTAATTCCATCCCAAGGCTCTAGCGTGTCTTGAGTATAACCGGTACGGTTTAAAAAGTTTTGCACCTCTGGAAGTGCCCAACAACCTGTAGCGGCGGCATCGTCCCCAAAGTTAACAACATGTGGGGTGATGCCTGCATTAACAACGCAATTATATTGGTCTTCAGCGGGTGTTTCATCAACTGGACACTTTTTGATAATTGCAAAAATACTTGCAGGTATGACATCATAAACTCCAGCAAAACCTGATCCTCTAAAAGTAGGATGAGGAATAACCATATCGCTCCTGCTACCGCCTACTGCCTCATAACTTGGTAAGATGCACCAAGGATGTCCTTGCTGTTTACAAGGACAGTTACAATTTGAATCTGACATAATATGGACCCGTTTATTTAAATTTTAAAATTATCCACCACCCAAAGGAGGACTCCAAGGTGTATCCCCAGAAGGTAGAGCCTCAGAACCGCTAAGTATATAATCGCTAAGTATATCTAATGGAGATTCGGCTGGAAGAAAAACTCTGCCCCTGTAGGACTCATCTTGTTCTTCAAGTAAATCGTGTAAAGTTCTAACTCCATTTGTATCTGTAGCATCATCAGGTAAAGGCATTGTGCTTGGTTTAGAATCTCCACGAATCGGAATAAGTTTAGTGGTGGTTTGAACACACGGATGATCAGGACCACTTAAAATACCCCTTAAATCCTTATCTATTATAGGTCTCCATCCTGATGAAATATTACCGCTTGTGCAATTAACTTGTAATGCTACCTTATAAGTAACTTCAAAGGGAACACCGCTACAAGTCGGAACATCACGTACAATAAACTCAGCAGAACCGTACCAGCGACAATCAACATCTCCACCATCAGGACCATGCGGCGTTAGTGTAACCCCAGCAATGTACCCAGTGTAATTCATAAAAGAATCTAAATTTACACCACAATTTTCAAATGGATTAAATGGATCTAAAACAGAGTATGGAGTTATACCCCCATTGACAACACATGCGTATTGGTCTTCCATATTTGTTTCATCTACTGGACATTTATGCAGACATATTGGACCAATATTTACTTTTATTCTGTCATAAACTCCTATTGTCCCAGAACCCCTGTATTGTTCAGCATCAACTATACTTGTGCTTGTATGAATACTTGGAGAATCAAGACACCAAGGATGTCCCGCACGTTTGCATGGACAATTGCAATCCGAATCTTGTGTATGATATTCTGGCATAATATTAATCTTTCGTATTAGCGTGGTGGTTATAGTACTCTGATTAATACACCATGATTAATTTCTTCTTATTATTTTAACAGAAGCTGGATTATAGCCTGCTGCCCATTCTTGGCCATAATACATTTTATTTTCATCTTTCTTGCTTTCCATAGCATTAGCTACTCTACCAATAACAGCATAAGAAGGATTGGGTATTTCCCTATGCATCGTTCTAGCAATCATGTTTGCAATAACAAGAGCAGAATAACGGTCTTTTCTCATTCTGCCCTTTTTACCAGTTCCTAGTTTTATCTCCGGTGTATCAAATTTTTCACGCCCAGATGCTGTACGAGTTACCATGATTGTGGATAATTCGGTCTTTAAATCTTCTATATCCATTATAACATCTTCAAGCGTGTCATACAATTTTAATGCTGCACTATCTCCAATCTGATCTTTAAGTTTTTTGAATCTTGTTTCATCTTGTTTCGTGACCATTCCCAGAGTAAGTTGGTCAAATCTTGGAAATAGTAAAAATCTATCCTCCATGTCTTTTCTGAGTCCATGATTGGCTTGGGATGTCCATTCTGCACTTGCAAAGTTTATATATTCTAAAATATGCAAACCGGGAAGACGGTCTGTATCTTTCGCCTTGTCCTCTATAATGGGCAATATGGCGACTTCATTTAATGCGGGGTCCATTTTATCGGGATCTCTTAAACCCTCTGCAATCGCGTATCCGCCGCCCTGAGAGTCAATGCCAATTTTAACGCATGGAAAAACTTGCATCAAGTCTCTGATTTTTCTAACACAAAATCCATAATAATCATTTACTTCAGTAAGGCCCAGCTTTTTTCTGTTTTGAAAATCTTTTTTATTTGTTGTCCAAGAGTAAACTATTCTTTGATGCTGCTCATGAATCTCCATAACTATCAAAGCGAAGTTATCAACCTCACTAGCGGGGTCAATTCCAAATATATACTGCTTGTCTTGACTTCCGCGAGTCATAGCATCAAACGGCCCCTCACACCAAGTCGGCCAATTTTCTTTCGCAACATTTTTGTCGCTCGCCACACATGCCTCTATAACAGTTCTTTTGAAGAATCCTTGTGAGTCCTTTGCAAAACATGCACCATACTCCATTAAATAAATTCCACTATGCATCGTAGCACGAGAGCGTGATACCTGCTGGTCATCCATAAAACCTTCAGGAATAAGCTCGTATGGCATTCTTATTATAGAGAACTCTTTATAATTAAGACGTTTCATATATTCTGGTATATCTTCAGCATTTCCATCCTCAATTAGTTTTTCTATATTGCCGCCGCTTTTAATTGTTTTTTGATATTTACGATGGTAATCTGCATAAGGCTCAAAATCATAGCCCGCCGTTCCCGAAAGAATAGATTGGTTGCGATGCCTTTCATTAAATTTTTCTTCTTGCTTTTCAGACCAAACACCATCTTCTTGCATAGCTTTTCTTGTCGCAGCTTCTTTTACATTTCCAGCAGGGTCTTTAGAAACAGCCGCAAAACCAGCAACAACAGTTTCATATATTTCAACAGGTATCGAATTAAATTCGTCTGCTATGATTGTATGAGCACGAAGACCACGAATCTTGCTTCCATCGCCCAATGGTACTGCTATGGTCCAACTATCATTGACCTTCAAAGTACATCTGTCAACATCTCTGCGAGGACCACTAGCATCATTACAAAGGCTTCTATAGATTGGTGCATTACGCCAAATAACATCCATGTACTCAAATATGACTTTTGATTGCCTGAATGCAGCACCAACAATTACAATTTTAGATCCGGGTATAAGAAGGCATCTTAGTGCCGCATAAACAGCAAGAAGGTATGATTTTCCAAAACCTCGACTGGCAATATACATAGGGAAAGACTTGTTCCAAAGTTCTTGTAGTATTACTACTTGTTCTGGAAGCAAGTCAACATTGAGTAGCGTTTTTACAGTCCAATGCATATATTTTGGATTACGCATTATTTTTAATATATGAAGATGGAAATTATTTTGTTCCCACTCAGTAAGATTTGTAAGCGGGTTTTTGATATCTTTTACATCTTCTTTTTTCAGTCTTAGCCAAGCATACTGATAATCTTCAACATCGTAACTCATGTGCTTTTCTTAAAATCCTATATGCTACTTGTTCTGCTTTGTACCTATCTCCACAAGCCAAGACATGTATACCATAATCCTCTCTGGCTGTGTATATTACTTTTCTTATGTAGGCTGCCGGTATTCTCAATCTTTTTCTTACTCTCTCTGGGACTTTAGCAGATTTAGGATAGTTATTAATATCATCCCAACTAAATTCAAAAAGAATATATGCGTGTTTGCATTCTGACATTCTTTTCATGCAAGCTTGCCATCTTTTTTCTATACAATTATGTGCAAACTCATCAATAGATTGTTTTCTTTCAATGCATACATAATCTTCTAAACCGTCTATCGTATAGTCACCAGCATTTACTTTATTTACAACAGTTCCTTCACAATATGCATCAGGAGCAAAAGACCATCCGTGGTCAGGTTTTTCCCTCGTGTCTCTTATTACTGTAAACTTCATGCTTCATCTTCTTTATTTTTATTAAACTGTTTTATTTTGTCAAGCATTTGCCATTCTAATATTTTTAAGAAAAAACCTTCATAGTCATGTTCTTTACCTTTAATATCATCGTGACATTTCTTGCAAAGCGTTATGCCATTTGCAGTAACAAATCTCATTCCCGGATAATTTGCCCAAGTTTTTATATGATGAACTTGTAACCTATGACGAGAGCAACATCCCGGCCACTGACACTGGTGGTTGTCTCGTTTCTTTATGTCTTCTCGCCATTTTGTATATTCAGGACTTTTATAGTCTCTAGAGTCCTTTCTGTATTTAGCCTTTTTAAATTTGTTGTACTTTTTCTGAGTGTATGGTTTGCGTTTCTTCTTCGCCATCAATGTCCCTCCGAACCATTCTTTTTACTAACTCTTTGAAAGATACCTTTGGTTCCCACTTTAAAACTTCTTTTGCTTTAGTAGGTCTACCGCAAAGATATTCAACTTCGGCGGGTCTGTAAAATTTAGGATCAATGACGACATAAGGTTCAAAGTCTTGTATGTTAATTTCATTAAAAGCCTCTCGTAAAAAATCACGAACAGAGTAAGTTTCTCCAGTAGCAATAACAAAATCCTGCGGATCATCTTGTTGAACCATGAGCCACATGGCCTCAACGTAATCTTTTGCATGTCCCCAGTCTCGATAAGCATCTAAGTTACCAAGACGCAATTTAGGAAATGTTGAGTTGTTTGGGCCTAAAACCAAATCGTTTCCATTCTGAGGTGGATCATTAACAAAGCCTACACTCATTGCCCATCGTTTGAACTCTCCAATCCATTTAGTTATTTTGCGTGTAACAAATTGTTCACCTCTTCTTTCACTTTCGTGGTTAAATAAGATACCACAGCAAGCGTGTATTCCATAGCCCTCTCGGTATATTCTAACCATGTGATGTGCTGACAGTTTTGCAGCGGCATAAGGACTTTGTGGCATAAAAGCAGTATTCTCATCTTGATATTTCTTGTAATCATACAAGCCTTTACCATTAACGCCATCAACAACAATATTATTGTCTTTTACAATAAGTGTTGCATGATCATCTACTGTATAGTTTTTACCAAAAAGTTCACTTGTTGATGCTTGATAAAATTTAGTTTCAGGAGAAAACTTCTGTATACCTTCAAGAAAATAAATTGGACCAAGTGCATCTACCGCAAAAGTATAATGTGGTTGGTCGAACGATGTCTTAACATGAGATTGTGCAGCAAGATTATATATTTCATCAAACTGCCCTTTCTGCACTATTGAATACACCGAAAAAGCATCACTCAAATCTCCTTCTACCAAAGAAAAATTTTCATTTGTAAGAATACTACTAATTCTATCTAAATTAGGCATACTGCTTCTTCTTACCAAACCTACAACAGAGTATCCTTTTGACAACAATAATTCTGCTAAATAAGATCCATCTTGTCCTGTAATTCCTGTAATTAGAGCTTTTTTCATTTTACTCTTCTCCTCTCTGTGGTTCTTGAAATGATTGTTTTTGATTTAGTATTAGTAAAGTATATAGAAGTAATTTCCTAGCAAAGTCGCTGGATAAATATTTATCGGAAAAATCAGAGGCATTGTTAGATAATTTCATCTGCTCTTCTGGTTCATGTATTAGATATTGGAATACCTCCATCAAATTATGAGTATCTACCTCTAATAGATGTTTTGAGGATTGAAGAAGAGGATAAAACCATTCTACAAAATCATCTTGAGGATTTCTTATTTTGATAACAACAGAGTTAGATTTAAGTTGCCAAGGCAATCTACCCCACGCTGAAGTATGACCATCTACAGATAGTTGGAATTTATACTTTAGTTGCTCTTGAATAGTTACCTTTTCTTCTTCTTGACAAAAGTGGCCTGACTCAGAAAGTCCCGGAAAATATTTTTCTACTTCTTCTACAACGCCTGCCCATTCTTCGTCATCAAATTTTGGAGGCTTCATAATTTTACAAGACCACAAATCGGGTGCTTGTTTAGCCATCCAAGCCATTTGAAGTCTTTGGTTGTATTGTATGCCGTGACCATTCCATCCGATATTGGTCAAAGATCCGGCAAATGACATTTTGTTTTGTTTGTGAAGAATAGGCTTGTCAAGATAATCAACCATTTCATATTCTACATGACCATAAATAGAATTCAAGCTTGGCATAAGTATAGAATTTGAAAAAGAATTCTTACTGAATGTTAATGCCGGTACATGCTGCATTTTATCAACAGGCATGTCGCTTAAACAAATGGGAATAACCAAATTCAACTCATCCATCAAATTGCCAATTTCTGGATTTGATCTTGATAAATCTTGAAGTGTTTTTGCCATTATAGAAGTTCTGTTTTTTATAGAAAACTTTTCTTCGTATAAATGTTCATTCTTCAACAATCCAAAGTCGCCTTTATAAAAATGTGCTACAACATCAGATGGTCCTAGTTTATAATGATCAATAACGTATTGAGGTGGTAAGTTTTCAAAAGATGATGTTTGATGGTCAACTATATCTGCGACATCATCGGGTATTTCTAGTATCTTTTTAATTTGTTCTTTTGAAGTTACTTTCTTTCCTGATATCATTTGCTTTCCTCGTTTATAACTGAATCTGAATTTAATAGTGGTTGATCTACTTCGCCATCTTCATACTCGTGAAAATCAGACAACCTTTTTCTAGCTTTTTCTCCAGCAATGGCTTGTACCGCCATATCGAATCCTTCTTTTTCTCTGTTCTCTATAGAATCAAGTTCACGCATCCACATGCTGAAGTTTGTTTTAGCATCATCGGCTACACGCTTTCTTTGTTCACGAGTACCTTTAAGATCCTTTAGATATCTTTCTTTTTTTGTCAAAAGTTTTTCATGTTCATTGATATAACTAGACTTGCTACCAATCATAGCACCTAGCTGTGTTTGAAACATAGCAAGAGCTTGTGTGTCTTGCATATCTTTTGGTTTATCCATCTCTTCATCAATAAGCTTGTTGAGAGTATCAATGTTGACCATAATTTCTTGTCTGTCTTCCATTGATCTGTTGATAAGCACTTCTGTGCGTATAACTTCTAGAATTTGCATTTCTTCTGTGTGAGTAACATCTTCATTGAACTGTTTAAAAAAGTCAATCCAATTGTGCTCAAAGAATATTATCTCAGCGTCATTCATTTGCTTTGAAAGTTCTTTGTAATAGTAACGATCTCGTAAAGTAGATAGAAGGTGTTCTTCGTCAGTTAGATCTCTTGCTTTGAGATTCTTTTTGTCGATGTACTTGCGAATAGGATCAATTTTTCTATTTAGATTGTTGGCAATGTCCTCAAGAGACAAATCAAAACAGTTCTGTTCTATATATGCCATTTCTTGATTTGACAGTTTACCACGTTTCCGGCTCAATTCCATTCTCCTTTAAAATTTGAAATATAAACTCAATCATTTGTTCTCTTTTTTGTTTGGATATTTTTAACTTGTTGCTAAATCTTATCCAATCTTCTCTCATAGAGACAGGTATATTTGAATTTATTAATTTATATATTTCTTTGCTAAATATTTTATCATCTACTTTTGCGTCATACTGTACTTCTGAATTTACACTACTGATTGATGATGTTTGATTGCTTGCCAAACTTTTCTTAACTTCGTTTCTGTTGAACCATTTAAAATAATGATTACAGTCCATCATGCTGCTAAACTTTGTACATTCATGATTTATGTATGCCTTAAATGGACAATTGTCACATGGCTTGTCGGGTCTTGCAAAATTGTCTCTTTTAAAGTTATGCAATCTATTTCTAGCATGAATCCATAAAAAACTGTCGAGCGAATTGCCTTTTTCTGGATCAAACTTTTCTAAGATAGTTGTTCCGTTTCGATCTGGTTTTAATATCTCTAAAAAAACCTGTTGTTTCATGTCCTCGATTTCATGATAGCCAAACTTAAACTTACTGGCTAGTCTGCTCGATATTCTGGACACTATCTCTATCACTTCCTCCTCTGTATATCCCTTGGGAATCTTCATCACTTTCCTCAATATTACTTATTTCTGCTTCAAAATCGTTAAAAACTAATGTTAGTAATCCACCATCAACGTCTATATCGACATGTGCAGAAACTATTCCGTCAATCGGCTCTCCTGTTTGAGCGTCCATAACTCTGGTGTGTGCTGGGTTTCCATCATAAAATAGTTTAAATGCCATCTTCTTCGTCCTCTTCCTCTTCATTTGAAGTAGCTAGAAGTTTTGATATGCTTGGAGTTGGTTTTTTGCTTGCTTTTGCTGTTTCCAATTCTTTTTCAACTTCTTCTTGAAGCTCTTCACTTGCTACTGTTCTTAGTGTTGAGCTAGTTATTTGATGCTGGGGAACTTTCATAAATTTTCTCCTTTTAAAAATCAAAAGTTGTCATTCGATACTACAATAGTATATACACGGTATGGCTACTTTTTTTGAGGAGAAACAGGATTATGAATATAAAATGGTCAGAAAATGAAAAGAACTTTGTGCGAGACAATGCACATCGTATGAAAGATAAAGAAATTGCTGAAATTTTAACAGAACAAACCGGCAGAGACGTTAGCCTTCAAGCTGTCAGAAAAATGAGGCAGAAACTAGGCGTTAAAAAGAAATGCGGTCGAGGAATCTGTGAGCTTAATACAAACATCCATCGTCCACAAGAGGTTTAGGGAAAGTGGTCGTTTGAAAATGGGGTCGGACGATTTTTAAAATAAAAGTGGTCATTTAGTCAGGGCTAGGCTTGTTTTGTGAGAACCACCTTAGAGATCCGGTACTGGTTACGTGAGATTAAGAAAAATTGAAAAAACCCCACCTCTTTATTATAAAAACTAATATTCTACAATCGTAGAAATCTATGCAAAAGTTTTAGGAAAAATTCTAGCCATCTCTATATGGCACACGGTATGCCCGCCCCTTGACGTAAACCCTTATGTGGTAACGACTTACGACAAATAAAAAAACTTTCTATAAAATTATAAAATAAAGTGATCTAGGGGTTGACAAAATGACGATACTATGTATAATGGAGGCATGATGATTAAGCAAAGTAAAAACATGATTAAAATGATGAACCTGATCGCCTATGGTGGGAATCGTCCCGCTAATGTTTCCCCGGCACGATGGGAAGCAATGAAAAAGTTTTTTCAAAGAAACTTCAAAAAGTGACCTAACGTGTCACTACCATGTGCGATAATAATAATATGACAAGTAAACAACAACAAAAGGAAAACACGATGGATCTCATGGACTTGCACAAAGTATTGATGGCCCTTGCTACTGGTAAAGTTTCTGCACAAATAGCAAACAAGCCGGAATGGGAAAAAGAGATTGATGACGTTATTAAATTTGTTCAAGAAAAACAAAAGAAAGTTATTAACTCTTGACCTAACGTGTCACACCTATAGACGATAATACTAATATGACAAACAACACTAAAGAAAGGAAAAATGTCATGAAATGTTTTGATGTAACTTATATCTGCCCTTGGAATGGTCGCGAAATGACCAGCATTGAGGCTTCCGCCGATCAGTTGTACCAGAATGATTCTGGTGAGATGGTGTTCCGATACAACGATCATTACAACGCTTGCGAAGTAGTGACCGCTGTTGAGGTTCCACAATCCCGCCTTGATGCCAAGGCTGCATACTTCAAGCGGTTCGGTACTGCTTGCGAGTAAGCTAGACAATCGGATATCCTACCGATACAAAATAAATTAGGTTTTGGAAGTTAAACGGTAAGTTGTACCAAGTAATCAAAACTACCGCCCCAACACACTAAAAAAGATCAAAAAATATTTTTAGGAAAAATTATGAGATTTGTACTTGACTTGCTCTATATTACCGTGGTCCCGTTCTTTTTTATGTTCGGCGTAACCTTTGCAGCTTATCTATTGTTACAATGGCCATTCTAGTTTGCGAATTGCCGTAAGTCCTTTGCTGGTAAGGGTTTAGGGCGAAGGCGGGCGTTTTCGACGTAAATCGTTTAGTACCAAGGAGTTACAACTATTCCTGTTATTTTTCAAAAAAAGGTAGTGATAGGGCTTTACAAGTGCCGATCTATTTAATATACTCTTAGTAACAAAATTGAGTTTTACCTTTTGGAGTTTGATTATGAGTTCTTTTGATTACCAGATCCAGTGTGAAGAGTTGACCCGCACCGAGCCTACCGCCGAAGATTGGGCCGAGTATGGTGCTTGGTTGGATTCGCAAGAATCCTATGAGTGGTCTGACGAGGCCATCGAATTCGAGGAGTCCTTGCGATGGGATTCTCTCTATGAGGAGGATTCGCCTCTCAACGATCCTGCACCTTGGGATGGGTGGCAGGATTATGTTCCAGAGGAGGAAGAGGAGTTGGATTATTCCGATTATCTTTATGAACTCCAAGAAAATTTGGAGTTTTGACCTAACGTGTCCGGGTTGGGACGGGGCCGTTTGACGTAAACCCTTTAGTAGTAAGGAGTTACAACTATTTGCTACAATATTTATTTTTTATCAAAAGATTGACCTAACGTGTCATAGTAGTGTGCGATAATATATATAGTTAAGAAGTTAATCAGTTAAAGGAAATTTATGTTTGAGAACCCTGAATTTATGTCGTTTGTTTTTGTTCCTTGTCTCATGGGAATTATTTTGTTTATTTTTTGGATTTTAGGTATAGACCCCCTTGACAAATAGCCGATATTATGTATAATAGATGAAACAACAACGAAAGGTTTAATTATGAAATTTGAAAACACACCATCCGGCAAACTGCTTGCTGAGTTCCGTACCGCTATCATGGAATCAATCACGGTTCCTAATCACTTGCTTCCTGCTGAGTTGCACGATGATGTTCGTGGTTGTCGTACCCTTGCACGTTTGGATCAGCTTTGTGACAAGCGTGATGGTTTGACTGAACACGTTAAGCGTCAACAGATCAAACAACGAAACATTGAGCGACTGAGGAATCAAGTAGTTGAAAAGTCTAGATTTAATGAGCGTGGTGACTTCATTGATTTAGATGGTGGCTTGGATTGGTCAGATAATGAGATGGATGAGATTCAACTGCATAGGAATCAAATGGCTCTTGTGGGTGGAATGGTAAATGGTGGGTTGATTGACTCGGATGATTTAGAGGAAGAAGTATGAATGAAGAAAGTTATTATTGGCACGTTGAGCTAGAGAGATGGTTGCCGGATAGTGAGGGCAATAAAATCATTTCAAAGATTAAATATAATTTGCCGTCTGATTACAGTAGTATGCTCGACAGTTTGGAAATGATCGACGAGGCTTATCACGATTCAGTTTATAGCGGCGTTACTCGTCATATAGTTGAACGATTTGCTGGCTCTGGTTTTTTGCCGAAGAAATTAGTACCGCCTCAAGGCTTGGAGAATTATGAAGAAAATGAGTGATCAAAAAAAAGCATTAATTTTTTGTTTTGTGTCTTTTATTGTTGGCGTATTTTTTTGGGATTTTTATGAAATTTTTTTTATGTAATTTATTAGGTGCTATTATTCTTACTGCCCTAACTCATTTACTGGTAAGGCTTTAGGGAAAATGGCCGCCCCGCCGCCCTAAGTCCTTTGATACCAACGACTTACGTCAATTACAAAAAACTTTTGATTTATTTCTATTTTAATTGCATAGACCCCTTGACAAATGCCGATAATTATGTATAATGGGGGAGTGTTAAGGGAAACCACGACACAAACTGATCTTTGAAAATTTGGTTGTTTTTTCTGATTTTGTTCAAGATACCCCTTGACAAATGACGATAATTATGATATAATGATAACATGTTAAGTGAGTCTGTGAGGCGACTTGATGACGGCCAATCTCAGCCGGTCAGCTTGACTTTTTGATCTTTCACAATTTGGTAGTTCAAGGGCATGACCCGCAAACCTCGCCCAAGTCGCGAGTATAGCTGGCGAGCTATTCCAAGATACGCACCACACAACGGGTGAAATCTGAGGTAAAGGGTAGGTGATGCCGCTACTGAAAAGTACGGTAACGATTACGAACCCTCTCAGCACCCAAACAATACATATGGGGCTTTTCGCAAAGGAGCAAGCCGGACGCTACTGCGTCACACAGTGTTTAAACGCTATCCCTTTAGCGGGGGATGACCTTTAGGCGTGAGACGTTGCCGGTGTAAGGCGGGTTCGATTCCCGCAAGCCTCTGCCCACAAGTGCCACGGGGGTACGTTAAAAATGCCCGCTTACAAATATCATGTTTGCCATGACCTCAGTCGTGGCGGTTCCTTGCAAGAAGTGTGAGGTGGTGAATGAACTCGAAGTAGATTTCGAGAATTTCATCGCTTGGCAGTCTCGCAAGATGTTGATCCAAGAAGCGTTTCCAACGCTTGATGCGGATCAGCGTGAGCTTCTGATCTCTGGCATTTGTCCAAAATGCTGGGATGAGATGTTCCCTCCAGAAGAGGATTGAACCGCTTTGACCGTCCCGCTTCGGCGGTGTGGAGTTTGATAAGCTCTGTCGTAATCACTCAATTATCATAAACTCTTTTTTTCTCTGTTTAGGATTTTTAAAATGGAAAATTTCCACGATTCTTTTGTTTGCGAAGATTGTGATTGTCTCGTTTTGTTTGACGATGGCGGTTGTGATTGTGACCAGTGGGAAGACTACGAAGATGATGGTCAGCCGGATGAAATGCAGGAATGGCACGATTTTGACCCGGATTGTTGACCTAACGTGTCACCCTGCGGGGCGGGGGTTTTGACGTAAACCCTTAGTGCATAAGGACTTAGAGAAAATCAAAAAACTTTCAAGATTAGGCTTGAAAATGACGATATATATTGTATAATTGAAGTGTAACGTAAACAACTCATATGCAAAGGAAAACGAAAATGGCAAATTATATTGCGAATCCGGCGAATGTTCTTGTCGATGACCGCATCGAATTCGATTATAACGGCACAACCCGAAAGGGAAAAGTTGAAAGAGTCGGAAAGACTTTTGTGACAGTCAAACACGACAATCCAGCCGATTACAAGAATAAAACTTATTCAACGTATCAATTTAAAAGAATTACTTCCCGCATACGTCATCTCGCTTTTTAGTGAGTGGCTTTTCGTGACCTCCTTTCGTGTTGCCCCTCGATTACTTTGGTAGTCGGGGGGTTTTTTGTTGCATCCAAGGTAGCTTGTTGAGTTTGTGATAAAAATTAGCACGCGAGTTTTTATAAAATAATTAAAGTTGACCCCTTGTAATTGACGATATATACTGTATAATGAGGTCATAACATGAAAGGAAATTATGCTAAACATTAAACCACACGTTAGCAAGAGCAGCGAAGTCGTAGACTTTATTAATGTAGAAAAGAAGGTTCGTGTATATCGTAACCTGCACAAAAACTGTTTCAGTATCAAGCAGGACGGTTTGGTTCGTTGCCATGCCGACCACGTAACTTTGCGTGATTGTAAATTCATTGTGTCCAAGGCTGGACAAAAAAGGGTCAGGGATGAAGGTCGTAAAAACGTACATGCGTTTGTTGAGGGTTATGTTTGTGCTACTCGTAAGGCCGACAAGATTGTTGACGGTGCGAAGTCTGATGCCGAGATGGATGCAGGCAAGAGTGACTGGAAAAAAGCCTACTATAACCCATATACCTGCGACACGTTCATCAATCAGTATGACGGATCACCACTAGAAACATCAACGTTTGCTGATCTTTACGTTGATCCAACTGCAATCTACATCTTTAACTAGGAGAATTATAATGGGACTTGACCAATACGCATCTATTCGTAAGGATGGGGAAGAGGATAAGGAAATTGCCTATTGGCGTAAGCATCCTAACCTGCAAGGGTGGATGGAACAGCTTTGGCGTGAGAAGGGTGGAGAGGGTGAATTCAACTGTGTTGATGTTGAGTTGACGTTTGAGGATCTTGAGCAGCTTGAAGCATCTATTGAGGGTGCAGAGTTGCCGGAAACAGTAGGTTTCTTCTTTGGTAATAGCTCCGATGATTATTACAAAGAACAAGATTTAGAATTTATTGCCGATGCTTCGGAAGCAATCGAGCATGGTTACAAAGTTGTTTACACTTCGTGGTGGTAGCCCTAAGTCCTTTGCCCGTAACGACTTACGACGGGCGAAGCTCCCCCCGCCGATCCTAAGTCCTTTGATACCAACGACTTACGACGATTCCGCAGAGCAAATGGTGTGCCAAAGTTTTTTTTGGTTTTTTTTAAGATTTCCTATTGACAAAGTATTTCAGGAATATTCCCAGAATAATTATAGACAACCACTTGACTTTGCCGATGTATATTGTATAATGATAGTGTAACAAGTTAAGTTTTTTTCTCTCGAAAGGTTTTGCTATGAGCAATGTTCAATCCACCGATGTTTCTTCTGTCGTTCGTTCCGCTTTTGATTTCAGCGTGGACAAGTTCCCTCTGTACGGCCCTGAGTCGCTGCCGACCGATCAATACGGTTTGTTCCGTTCTGATACTGGTTTCATCAAGGGTGTAAAATCCGTGTCCAAGCGATATGTGCCGCATGAAACTGAGGACGTTTGTGCCTTGGTCGATGCTGCTGGTGATGCGTTTGATGGTGATATTGAGGTCAAAACGCACTGGCGTGAGGGTCACTACGTTTCTGTCGCTCCAACGCGAGCGGAACGCAAGTCCATCTACGGGACTGCTGACAATATTTTCCCGCGAATTATTATTCGTGCGGGTTATGACGGTCAAGCCTTCACCGGCACGATGGGTTACTACCGCGATGCGTGTAACAATCTCGCCATGATGCGTCGAGTCTCTGGCACTTGTGTCAAGATCCGCCACTCGTCTGGCTTGCGTGCAGCAATGGACGATCTGATTCAGACGTTCAGCCAGCTTTCCGCAGGTTGGGAGCATCTCGTCGAGGTTGCTCAGGAATTGGAATCCCGCGAGGTTCGTATGGTCGAGTTTCTCGATCAGATTTATGGTCGTCCTTCGGATGAACAGCTTGCACTTGCCAATAGTGGTCAACGTGTTCGGGCTGTTACAAGCCACCAGAATCGCACAGAAGCGATCTGGAAGCGTCTCAACCGCGAGCGTGTTCGCACTGGTCGTCCTACCATGACCAACGACATCGTGAGTGCGTGGGAAGCGTTCAACGCTGTTCAGGGTTATGTGCAGCATGATGCACAAGCCAAGAGCGGTTTCAAAGGTGAGTTTGACCGTATTCTCCGAGCCGCCAACGATCAAGCAGTAAACAAGGCCGAGCGTCTTGTGCTTGAACTGGCAGCGTAGCCGTACCTTTCGAGAGTGCCTCGCCCCTTGTAGGGGCGGGGCTTTTCCTTTTCTCTTGTTAGGTTTGGCATGACACAGTTTTTAGTTATTTGCGTGATTTTTATTATCGTTCACAGTTTTGCAGAAAGTTGGAAATAATTTGATTTTGGGGCTTGACAGAATTCTTGTCAAGTCCTTTTTTTTATTTTTCTCGAATTAACGTAAGTCCTTACCAGCAAACGACTTACGGCGGGCGGGGTGGCTCCGGCATCTCGTAAGTCCTTATATATCAACAACTTAGAACAATACAAGATTTTTTGATGTTGATGTAAGTGTATGGTATGTATAGACTTATGACATATGGAATCCGCCGCACATGGTACAGTGGAGTGTCGCACTCCATCTACACATATCGCACAGATACTCATAGCCAGCGAAAATTATGATTTTTATTTAAGTAACCTATTGACAAATACCGATATGTATGATATAATATAAGATAGGCACTCGATTCAGCAGAAGTAGATCCACCAATCTTTCATGTTCCATTCGTGTGTCTTTCTCTATCTAACCAAGTCGTCAAGATGTCTATAGTCAGCCAAAAAGGATAAATTATGACTGTAAAAATTAAGCGTGGTCAAAAGTTATGTACTCATTGTAATACAGTTAATGGTGTTAGATCATTTGAATGTAAGAATTGTGGTCAAGCATTTAAGATGAAGAAGGGGCCAAAAGGAATCCGCAAGAAAAAGATAGAAGATTTTAAGAGTCTACAAAGAGGCGATTGGATCAAAGTTGTGGGCGGATCTGGTCCATACCATATTGACACGCTTGGTGAGAAAACATATTTAGTTGAAAGAGGAAAATACAAAGTTGAATATACTGATAGTGAAGGTATACATGCTTATGGAGACTCTGGATATAATTATCTTTACATGGGTAAAAGTTGCCCCTCTCCTCTTTTAGACAGTATTATTAGATCACCATGTAAAATTCTCTTATTAAAAAATATGGAGGGTAAACGAGCCAAATCTCGTCGTAGCTAATCCACTCAGATTGTCTCACTCGATACCATCCGAGTCGATCATAATGATATAGTCAGCCAAATATGTGTTATACATACATATAATAGTACATATACACACTATACAAATACATGCTTTTTGACCCCTAATGACACTAATTAACTCGTTTTTACTTGATTTTATGCACAATTATAATTTACTTATTGCGAAATGAGGTGGTGAAACACAGATTATGAGAAAAAGAATAGATAGAAAAAACCGCATTACCATGTATAGTATTGTTATTAGTATATGTATGGCTTATTACCTGTATTTTGTTGGTATTTTGCTTATGACACAATATTAACGTGTTGCACACAAACTCCCCGTCTTTGTGTATAATATGGTGTATTCAAGCGTCAAGAGCAATTAACATTTATGTTTTGAGCAGAATAAAAAAGAGAAAAAAACATAATTCTTGGAGAAAAAAATGATTACGCCACAAGAAAACAGAGACATAAAAGAAGAAATGCAACCAGTTATCAATGAGCTAAAGAAAAAAGGTATTAGATTTAATAGTAAGGAAAACGAGATAACGGGTTTGGGCGACATCGTTGAAACAACACTTCAATCATTTGGAATCACAGAAGAGAGATTCAAAAAATGGTTTAACTTAAAAGAATGTAATTGTAAAGAGCGTAAACGCTGGCTTAATAACTTATTTTCATGGAGAAAAAATAATGAGTGATAACAAAGATGAGAGTCTGGGTGACGAAACCGTACACGGTGTTAGAAACCTATGGAAAAGATTTAGTAATTGGGAAGATGACGAACCCGTAGTGGAACCTGAACCACAACAAGTAGTCGAACCCGAACCAGTGGTAGAACCAGAACCCGCACCTGAGCCGGAACCTGTCGCACCAAAGGTGGAGATGGACAATTCCCTTATCAGTGAAATGGGCAAGTTTCTTCGCAAGCGGGATGGTATCGCTTGGTCGGCAGCGGTAAAGAAGATTAAAGCTGATCCCAATTTGTACGAAGAGTTGAAAAATCTGAAAAGATGGTAATTTTTTTAAAGATTACCCCTTGACTTCGACGATAAGTATGGTATAATAACTAGCGTGGCAGGCAGTTGTCACGCTTTTTTTATGAACCAGCATCGGAGGTTTGAGTAATGCAAAAAGATATGTTTGACAGAAAGATTTTTTACTATGATCTTATTGGTGATATTGCTAATCTTGGCACTGAGCGTGACAGACTAAAGGTGGGAGAAACATTTGAACATAACGGTGTTACCTACGAGATTCTTGAACGTGAAGAATTTAATCAGTGCTTTGTAATTCAGGAGGTGTCTGACGATGACAATTAAAAAATTGATACAAGAATATGTTGACGATCATCTTTCAAACTTCGACTGCTACCCGATAGATGTGGAAGTAGAAAATAAGATTTATTCTTGGGACGAATACTGGGATATACTGTACGAAGAAGAAAATAATGAGGAAAAAGATCAAGAAACCTCTTGACAATGACGATACCTATGGTATAATTAACTTGTACCGCAGGAGACACTTAAATGTTTGGAAAAAAGATGAGTATTAAAGACCGTCAAGAAACTGTTATCAGTCAGATATTTCAAGCCTGCTACGATGAATGGCAAGATGGTCTATCTGACGATCTCAACGACATCATCCAAGATATTGTACTGTGTAAAAATCAGAACGCTATGCGGGGTCTTTTTGGAGAGCGATTTGTAAAGTTGGCACACCTTTATGTTGATGCAAAGAAACTACTTACTGAAATTGAGGAATTAGACAATGAATGATTTTCTAACCAAAGAAATTGAACTATGCGGTATTGACATGCCACAGAATGATTTTGAGGCTGTCAGCGAGATTATTTATGATGCTTTGATGCAGAAAGGTATATACTGTGACAGTTTTTCGTGGTCTATCAATATAGAATACACGCCACAAGACGAATTAGATGACTGAAGTAATAATGTTTGTGGTGATTATTGTTTTACTTATTGATGTCTGTACGCTAATAACTGAGGATTGAGATGGAGTGTCAAATGTGCCACGGTGAAGATGCTACCGTGTTAGAATTTTGTGACGACTGCTACACAGAGATGAAAGCAGAGTCAGATTTAGCGGGTCAGGACTTTTACGAATACTGGGAGATTGACGATGAGTGATAACAAATATCTTTTACAAATAATTCAAGACTTATACTTTAATGTTCTTGAAGATGTACCCGATAACTA